CCAGAAGTTCCATCGGTGCCACTTGTTCCATCGGTACCAGAAGTTCCATTGGTGCCACTTGTTCCATCGGTTCCAGAAGTTCCATCGGTGCCACTTGTTCCATCGGTGCCACTTGTTCCATCGGTTCCAGAAGTTCCATTGGTGCCACTTGTTCCATCGGTGCCACTTGTTCCATCGGTTCCAGAAGTTCCATCGGTGCCACTTGTTCCATCGGTTCCAGAAGTTCCATTGGTGCCACTGGTACCAGAAGTTCCGTCGGTTCCATCAGTTCCATTGATGCCACTGGTGCCACTGGTGCCACTGGTTCCAGAAGTTCCGTCGGTTCCATCAGTGCCACTTGTTCCATTGGTGCCACTTGTTCCATTGGTGCCACTTGTTCCATTGGTGCCACTTGTTCCATTAGTACCTGAAGTTCCGCTCGTACCTGAAGTTCCATTGGTGCCATTTGTTCCGTCGGTGCCACTGGTTCCGTTGGTGCCGCTTGTTCCATTAGTGCCACTGGTTCCATTAGTGCCACTGGTTCCATTGGTGCCACTCGTCCCATTTGTGCCTGATGTTCCAGAAGTTCCGTGCGTACCTAAAAAAGATCCATCTATTCCAGACGTTCCACTTATACCGGATGTACCACTAGTACCTGATGTTCCATTAGAATTCAACGCATAACTAGCCGTTAAAGCATAAGACGATGATATAGAATTTAAGCTCCAACTACTTGTTATTGGATAAAGCGAACCTGTAACAATAGAAGAACCCGCATTATCTGCGTAACTAGCGGTAATGGCATAAGAAGATGTTTTCGGTGTAATGAGCGATCCCATTTCACCAAACGTTTTACTAGTTAAAGAAGAAGTATCATCAAAAATAACCACCGAACTAGACGCATTTTTTAAAATTACTTCTTGAAATGACGTATTTCCCGCATTTTTTCTATTAAATAAAAAATCTAAAGGATTGATTGCCATATTTTATATCATATAAATATAAAACCCTACAAGTAATATGTATTTGTTTTTAAAAAGAAGACCAATCTGCTATAGACTTTCGTTTCCATCTTCCATTTACATAAATATAGTGAAAATTGCCATCAAATGCCATCCACCCCTCTTGACCAGGATCTGAAGAAGAAACAGGAGCAGATTTCCAAATATCCGTATAATTAATTAAAGGTCCACCTGTAGATCCTACCGCTACGATATTAGCCGTATTAGTGGATTGAATGAGATTGTCGTAATAACTACGAATTGCGACTACATCTTGGTTAGATACGTCCGCCGTAGCCCCATCCACATTAATTTTAGGCGTCCTAAAGGTTTCATCATCAGGAACCAACGGGTTTACGTAATGGTAATCGGTGGGTTTTTTATAAGAAGTTTTCTTTAAATTTTTATTTATTTGATCCATTTGTTCACCAGAAACAATTTCGGTACCTATTTTTATAACTCGCGGAGTGAGACTTCGTTTCACAGTGTTTTGTCTATTTTCTAGAGATTCTTCCAAAAGATAGGCTTTTACTTTTAAACTAAAAGTAGATCTGACCAATCTATCAGCATCCGTACTTGTTTCGGTAGTAAAACTATAATCATTAGCGTATACACGAAATTTGAACCGCTTTGGATCGCCCCAATATTCTTCACAAGCAAAATTAATTTTCTGAACTATTTTATTTAATTGTTCGATATATTCACACCAACATGTAAATTCATATGTTACATCAATATGATCAGGAAGAGTGACGCCAAAAATTTGGTGAACAGGAGCGACATGATTATTCAACAAAGAGAATTTGTCGTATTTATTTTTTTCATCAAATTTTTTCATAACCGGATATGTTAAATGTCTATTCAACGTCATTAAACTTGAATTTTTTGAAAAAGAATTTCTTTTAAAAACCATCACAGGCAGTTGTATTTTTCCTTGTTGATCACGTAACACACCATCTTGTTGAATGGCCTTCCATTTTTCAGGAGAAGCATAATAAATCGGCACTTTTATATTCGTGCCATTATCCACGACTTGTATATTTATATTTTTATCTATATAATTATAAATCGCAGTATCTATGTCGATTAAATTAACAGTAAAATCTTTATTAACATCATCATCTCGACGAACATTTAACGCACGATTTTCGGACAATTTAATGTCATTTACATTGTTACCCAATTGAATATTATTGGGAACGGGATTATCTATATTTCCTTTCCAAGCCATAATATTACCCTTGTCTATCTATTAAATTTATTTTGCTAAATCGACTATAATGTGTATTACAAATTATCGAACGACTTTTTTCAGGCTGGCCACCATCAAATTGTTCTTGAACAACATTATCAATTTCATGATAACGTTCGTTAAAAAGGACCAAATCGCCAAGTTGGGGGAAAAAGTTCACTTCTTTAAGCATTAATTCTCTAAATTTAAATACCACCGACTGTTTCCTATCAGGTCCAAACCCCTCGTCTTCAGAAGATATATCAGTTCTTTCAATCAAAGCGGACATCTCCACGGCAGGATAGTAAAATTTACCAGTAGTTTGGTTTGTTTCACCGTATACATTAGTTTTGGTTTCAGTCGGCGCAATTTTATATAAAAGTACAATTGTTTGAATAATATCACCCAACAACTCTGCATTAAAAGAATTTAACAAAAGTTGATCTCGACTAGAAAAATATCTTCCTGAATAGTCAGCCATAGTACATCATCCAATATAAATTAAATTAGGTACCGATTTTAATGCCGTCATAGTTTTTTCCACCTTATTTGCATTAGATTCTAGTTGTTTATCTAGCGTAGTAGCTTCTAACATTTCACGCAATTGTGTAATTAATGCTTCTTTTTCTGTATTAGCTTCACTTCTTAGTTCGGAGCCATCGAGTGTTACTTCTCCGCCAGGTATAGGGACGGTTGAATATTTCTGACGAATTGCGCCTAACAATTCTTTACATAAAGCTAAAAAGTATTTTTTAATCCATTGTCTTCCAACTGAATTTATACTAAAGTAAGGAATATTTTGATATGGAATATTAGAATAATCAGATGAACTTGAGTATGGAGTCGATCCAGAAATGAATACAGAATTAGCTTTTTCATTTTCAAGATAGTACTCAAAATATAATTTAAAATTTGTAGTGGGTATAGGAAATATTTTAAGTCTATTATTTATTAATTCAAAACTATAACCACTTTTTCTTACCATATCATTAAATTCTATAGCTTGTCCACGAAGCAAATCTTCAAATATTGGAGTCATTAAAAATTGCGTAGCAGGAGAATAACCCGCAAATCCCATTTCATTTAACACATTGCTGTAACTCATTCCAGTCATGCTGAAAGGATCGTAAATACGAGCAAATGCGGGGGAGGGACCATGATATATTTTTTTTATTTCTAATCGGTTATAACTTTCAGATACGTTTCCCCATAATGTTTGTAGATCGTATGTTTGTTGATTAGTAGCTATGTCAATACAACCTTTTTTAAGGGTCACATTACCGCCAACCAATGCTTCCGTACCGTAACCACCTGCTAATTTTATTAAATAATTCAAACCTGTGTCAACAATAGGCTTTCCACCTATATTTACTGAAGTCGACTGGCCAATTAAATTTAAATAATTATTTTTTATATTAAATTGATTCACCTGAGCACCGTATTCGGATACTGCTTCTTCAAAACACGCGTAAAAATTTACATCTCTTAATTCTATGTCTACGACCGGATAACCTAAACGAGTTGCGGCCCATTTTGCTGAATTATAACATTCTAAAGTAAAGGAAGAATCCGCATCATAAAATCCAAATGGAGTGGATCCTGATACTGCGGAACCACTTCCTGGCCATCTTATTCTATCCTGATCGATTCCAATAGACATATATCTTATAAATAGTTAAAATATAAAATAAACATGTCTATAGTTTCGTTATTTTAACTATTAGATTTTTACTGCCTTTTATAATCCTATGATATGTTTCTTTTGGAATAAATATACGTTCCTCTAACAATATAGGCAATTGATTATCTAATTGAAACATCCAATTACCTTTATTTTCAAGTACCTCTACAAATCTATCTTCTTTATCTAAATGCCACTCTAATTCATGTTCATTTACATCAGAATCAAATTCACGTATATATTGATTATGAGCTAAATTTATTTCTTTATATGGATGATTATTAAACTCAATCATATAGTTTATATAATTTATCAGACTCGGTTAAACTAAAAATTATTTTTATATATACAAATATATAAAATACCCATCTTCACGGTTTTAAATTAACGTATCTTTTTTAAAATTAGATTTCCGAGTCTGTCAACAATTTTAATTCAAAAATTAAATTTAAAAGAGAAACATTATGCGACATATAACTCTTTTTTATTATTTTTTATAGCCCAATTAGCCACATCTAAAATAGAATAAAGTCTTTGTTTAATATCCGATTCACTCAATCCCATATTTATAATTCTAGCATTACCAGCTATTTTTTTAGAAAATTCATCATGAGGATTTTCAAAATCTTTTTGAGTGTCTTGTTCTACATCAGGTATAGAACTATCATGTTTTGAAATTGTATGTTTGGAAATCCAATCGGGATCATATTTTAAAACCGATTCTACTCTTCGTTTAAGTTCGTCGGCAGTAAAACTAAAACCGCTGTTGGTGTCATCATCAGGTTCAAATTGAAGTATGTTTTTATATATATGGTAAGCGTTTCGATTTGAAAAATTCACCTCGGGAGCTCCTGTATATTTGTGTTCATTTTTAACAATTGGAATTCTCACTACTTTATATTTGTAAGAGTTACTATCTTCCAATTTAAGTTTTCCATGTTCAATATTTAATTTTTTAAGTTCCGCCAATATTTCTCTCAACATTTTTTTGAGTGTTGAATTTGTATATCCACTATAATATAAATTCAACGTTCCAACGGAACTGTCTATATTGCTTTGGCCATCAACCACCAAAAGTTCGGTTGGGCGGTTTTTTCTAAAATAATTAATTTGATCCTCTGGCAAAGACTCTAAAATTTTATAAGCAATTCTTTGTAAATGAAAAGACAAATCCATCAAATTATCAAATCTTTGATAATTTGTGTCTTTAACATATAAAGTCATGCTTTCATTCAAAATTTTATTATTTAAAATATTTTTTAATTTAATCATATCACCAATACTTTCCTTTACCTTTGTTTCCCAAAGAACGAATTCTATGACTGCGACAACTCCAATATCCCGCTGTAGTTCTATCTTTTTTCTGACTGCACTTATGCCGAGCGGCAAAACTCTTTCTTCTTGCCGCGCTACGACCTCTAACTCTTAAATTAGGATCTCCGAAAGAAACTTTTACAATGTTTCCTTTTTTGTTTGTGACATATACCGAATATTTTTTTGGACCACCCGGAGTTCTAAACGGACGATTTAATTTAACTGTTCTTCCACGATGTTTTGCTTCCAACAACGTATCTTCTTCTTCTTCAATAGGAGCATCTAAATAAACTTCTCGACCTTCATAAATAGACATTTTACCCAAATCGCTCTCTACCAACTCAGCATCATCATCGTTTAATTCTATTTTATTATCAAAATATAATCTTCTGACTTCTTCTATTAGTTGAAAATATTTTTCACTATATGTCCTAAAAACATTTTCACTTAGAGATATTTTTTTATTTAAATGATATTGTAGTTCAACCGACACAATATCTTCACCTGTAAGTTTCATCGGCGCATGAAATAATAAATCATGTAAAATTTCTAAAAGTTTCATAAAATTATTTTATATCAACAAAATATGCACCGTTAATTACTTTAACTTTAATAGTTAAAGGTTGCCTTGTTAAATTAGAAATCACAAAGTTGGATTCTTCATTAGTTTTAGAATCGATCGCTACCAATGAAGCATTAACAGTATTAGGTCCAATCACGGTTAAATCAGATTTTTCATTTTCAACTAATTCACGCAATTTAATCATATAAATAAATAGTTTTAACAAATATAAAATATTGAATTTTATTAAGTTATCTATATCATCAAATTGATGGTAATTAATATAAAATGTGATCTATTAAAATGCGAAGTAGACGCAATCGGACATTGTGCAAATTGTTTTTGTACAATGGGCGGAGGAATTGCATTTCAATTAAAAAATAAAATGCCTGAAACATATGAGTCAGATTTAAAAACAATCGCGGGAAATAAAAATAAATTAGGAACGTTTTCTTTGGCCGAAATTAAGAAATTTAAAGAAAACTCTTCAATAAAATATGTATATAATTTATATGGCCAGTATTACTATGGATCTAACGAAAGAAATTTAAATTATGAAGCCATATATACTGCAATCGATTCTATGAAAAAAGATTGTATAGAAAAAAATATAAAAAAAGTTGGATTTCCAAAATACATGGGATGTGGATTAGCAGGAGGAAATTGGCAGATTGTATCCACAATGATTAATACAATTTACGATAAAACTCCAATAACCACATACATCTGCGAGTATACTGAATAATTTATGCCAACAATTTTAAATACAAAATCAATTTATTATAATGATTGCAATTTGATTGCACAACCTACACATCTGGACTTAAAAAGTCGTGCAGATATTCCTATGTCTTTAGATAGAATTTTTGTGTCCCCCATGTCAGCGGTAGTAGGGAAGTCTTTTATTAAAGAAGCTACTGACATTGGTTTATCGGTTGGAATTCATAGATTCTGCGATATTGTCACTCAAATAGAAATGGTCAAATGTTCGACGCATGATAATAAAAATACCTATGTAAGCATAGGTTTAAATGACTGGGACAGAGTTCATCTACTCAGAGATTATACCTACAATTGGATTATAGATTGTGCAAATGGATACATGTCTAAACAGATATTAGACGTTATATCAAAACTTAAATCAGAAGCATCAATCAGAAATTTGATCATAGGAAACATCCACTCAAAAGAAGGAATTAAAATTTATAACTCTCTCTTAAAAGAACAATTTAAAGTATATTTCAGAGTGGGAATTGCTTGCGGATCCGCTTGCAGCACTTCGGATGCAACCGGAGTGAATCGTGGACAAATAACTGAAATTATTGAATGTAAAGAATATATTGACAAACATAAAATTGACAATTTTTATTTGATAGCCGACGGTGGCATCAAGAATGGAAATTATGCTTCAAAAGCGTTTGGAGCTGGGGCTGATTATGTTATGATGGGCGGATTTTTTTCAAAAGCAACGGAAGCGGAAACCCATATTATAAAAGACGGAACTTATTGGGGCGGTGCTAGTAAAAAACAACAAGAACTATTTGGGGGAGTCAAACGTCATAGTGAGGGAAAGGTATATAAAATAGAAGACGACATTGTTCCTTTAAAAGAACTTGTAAAAGAATTGTGGGGTGGTATAAGTAGTTGTGTGAGCTACAGTGGATATAATACATTAGAGTCTTTTATAGGAAATGGGGTATTTGAAATAAAAGAAAACAGTCTACCTCCTAAATCAAGATGAACGATAAAATAATAGAAATTCTATTCAATCTTTGGAAGTATGATATTGAAGTCCTTTCCCAACCTTGGATGTATTATTGGTTGTGTATCCCAGCGCTGGTGTATTTAGCATTCTTTTTTATCAAGTGGTCTGTCTTAACCGTACCAATTTGGCTTCCAATCAGTATAATCATTAAAAGTTTTAGAAAATAAAAATTTATTTAATCAGAAATAAATAAGGAAAGTTTTTACACAAAAAAAGAAGAACCCTCCAAGAATTTCTTCAAGGAGGGTTCTTTTGAGTTTAATCAACTACGAATTAGACGTGGTTCAAGTCAGCAACCTGAATACGACCATAAAATTCCGGACGAACGACTTTCTTCGCATATCTTGTCATTACCCCACGGCGTGGCGTGAAGTTGACTGGATCATACACGAGTGGTGTCTGAACGAGAGGAATATATGGCGAATAGACTGCGCCAGTTTCGAGGAAGTTACTTCCACGGAATCCAACCAAGATTTGGTTTTCAACCATGTATGGGTTCTTGTAAACCTGGAAGCGACTTGCGAAGCTACCAACTTTGCTTACACCCATTGCGAACTTAGCACTATCACCATCGGTTGAAGCAACGAATCCAGGAATTGATTCGAGGACGGTTGCGACATCTGGAGAACAAACCAAGAAGTTAGCTCCACCACGGAGAGTCAACTGATGAATCTTGTTAGAGACACGTTGAATCTTGCTTCCGAGGGTCTGGAACCAAGAACTCTTGACATAGGCGGTTCTGTTTGGAGAACTGTCGTCAAGGCGAGTAAATGAAGCATTACCATCGCTATCGAGAGTTTTGGTAAACTCTACGCCAATTTTAGCACTCCAAGCTTCGGTGGTTGTTCCAGGAGCAGAAACCAACAGCATGTCGAGGATTTCGAGATCGATTTCCATAGAAACATACTCACTCAAGAGAGCAGTCAATTCTGCCTCAGCATCAATGCTGTGGTAGGCATTCAAGTCCTGAGCAAGCTCTGGAGTCCAGACTGCTTTTAACTTGCGGGTCTTAGCCACGATCGGTTCGCTCTTGAGTTCAAGGTTGACCTCAGGAATACCAACAGCTGTGGTGCTATCACCGGTGCTGTTTTTATCTTCAAAGTCACCACGAGTAGAATCTGTTGGCTGTTTGCTTCCAGAAATAGTTACGCTGTAAGCTCCAGCTGCGTGATCAATTACGCTGCTTAATCCCACTCCAGTAACTACATAATATGGAGATGTTGCAGAGCCAGTATTGTAAACTTTTGTGAACTGATCCAAAACTCCACAATCTACAGAAGCAGAGAAGAAGTTGAAACTTCTAATCGCGTTCAAATCTAAATTATCAGAGTTTGAAGCTAAGTTAATTGTGAATTTTTGATAAGTTCCGGCAGCAGCACTTGCGCTGAAGTCTGCATCAAAATTACAAGCTTCCCAGACAGTCAAACCTGATGTGGAGCCTGTATTTAATGTAGCTGCTACAGAAACAGGATTAATGGTGTATCCAAAACGACCGGCACCATACAAACCATTAACGGCACTGTCAGTAGAACCAAGTTTCTTTAAAGTTCCGCCGAATAGACTATCTCCACTCGTGACTCCTGATTTAGTATTACCATATTTGAAATCCAAGTAAAAGATAAGTCCACTTGGAAGATTCATTGGTTGAACGCTTACGAATTCCTTCGCAGCGATTTCAGCGAACACACGGCGAACGAGCGGAAGAGCTACGCCTGCCCACTGTTCACTGTTTGCGCTAGTTCCGGTTGAGGTAGCCTCTTTGATCAACTGCTGTGCTTGGTTCTCAAGCAATACAGACATTTGAGCCTTTTCGGTACCAGCCAACCCCTCGAGCAAGCCGGTTTTTTCCCACTTGCCTTGTAATCCACGAGTCTCCTCCAAGAGGCGGCTCATAGGATTCGTATTGTTAGTTAACAATTCTTTAATATCACTCATATTTTTGTTTTTGTTTTACTGTTTTTTACGCAAATTTTTTTATTTCTTAATTCCAGCGAGTTTTTGGAATCTCGAAACCTGTCCGTTAACCGACTCCGAAATGACAGATTTCTCTGCCTGAACGGGCTTGGTTGTTCCAGTTGTATTTGATGCGAAGCCTTCAGCAATCGGAGACTTCTTAGGAGCAGTCTTCACTTTGCTAAGATTCAATGCTTCAGACAAATTATTGTAGGTCAATTTGACTTCACGGACGGACTTGGTCAAATCAAACGCTTCAATAATCTTCATTTTTTGGTTGTTGTCTAATGCATGTGCTTTAAATAATTTATTGGTATAAAGCAATTTCGCATTCAACAAATTCACTTCATTTAACTGAGTTTTTAAAAACTCTACGGTTTTCAAAGCCTCATTTAATTCAGATTTAACGGCTTCTGAGGTTTTAGTATCATCGTCTTCATCGTGTTCTGTGTCTCCCTCTTTATTTAGTTCAGCGAGAAGTTCATCTAAATCAACCTCAGTCATACTGTCGTTTTCCTCAGTCATGCCGTCGTCTTCCTCAGTCATACTGTCGACGTCCATCTCATTTATTTCAGCGAGAAGTTCCTCTAAATCAACCTCATCCGAATCGTCGCTTTCAGAAACAGTCTTGGAATCAATAGCAGGAGCGGCAGCAGGATCGGCAGCAGGATCGGCAGCAGGAGCGGCAACAGCAGGAGCGGCAACAGCAGGAGCGGCAGCAGGATCGGCAGCAGGATCGGCAGCAGGAGCGGCAACAGCAGGAGCGACAACAGCAGGAGCGGCAGCAGGAGCGGCAGCAGCAGGATCGGCAACAGCAGGAGCGGCAGCAGCAGGAGCGGCAGCAGCAGGAGCGGCAGCAGCAGGAGCGGCAGCAGGATCGGCAGCAACAGGAGCGGCAGTAGGATCTGCAGCAACGGTAGCAGCAGGGGCGGCATTTTCATCTGCTTTCTCCACATCAAGCTCTTTTAACATTTCATCAACTTCTTCCGAAGTGATATTTTCAGTCGTATCATCAGAGGATTCTTCCAATTCGTTCTCATCAAGTTCTTCACGAAGTTTTTGCCCTAACATGGATTGTAATCTTGGAGTAAAGGCTTCTTCCAATGCGAGTTTTGCATTTGCAATGGCAGTTGCACGGACGGCCTTGGCGTCAGCAATTGCCTCTTTTAAGAGTTCACTTGTCATAATTTTAATTTATGTTTTTAATTTTTATGAAGTTATTGTTGAACTTCAATTGAAGTTAAATTTCATTCAACAATATATGAAGATATTGTATTTAAACAGGAACTACTGTAGACAATTTCTACTTAGTTTATTTAGGATGGTTCCACACCCATTGACTATAAATATAAATAAAATAAATAAAAAACAAAAAAAATTAAATTATTTTATTAACGTAACAATATGTATACTATATGTAGATATAGGAGATATTATGATTGATAATGAATTAACCATTAAAAAATTTGGAGAAATACCTTCTAAGTTTTCGATAAAACACATCGTCGTTAAGTGTGATTTATGCGGGTGTATTTTTGAAAAAAAATCTTTAAACATATATTCTGCCAGAAAAAATTCAAAATCTGATATTGATGTGTGTGAAAACATTTCATGCATCAAGTTAAAAAGAGAAGACACAATGCTTAAAAAGTATGGAGTTAAAAACGCTGGAATGTCGTCAGAGTTAAGAGAAAAAGCACAATTAACTTGTTTGTCTAAATACGGCGTTAAAGATGCAATGCAATCAAACGATGTTAAAAATAAATCTAAAGATGCGATTGTTAAAAAATATGGAGTTGATAATATCTTTAAAACTGAAAACTTTAAACGTGATTTGAAATTAAAGAATATTAAAAAATACGGAGTAGAATTTTATTCGCAAACTCAAGAATATAAAGAAAAGTGTAAACAAACATGTATTAAAAAATATGGGGTAGAACATCCGATGAAGGATAAAATATTTTTAGATAAATCAAAAAATACAAATTTAAAAAAATATGGAACCGAATATTATTTATCTTCAAACGATAAGAAAGAAAAAACCAAAAATTTTTATAAAAAAAACTTTAATGTAAATTGTTATTCTCAAACAGAAGAGGCCAGAAAAAAAAGCAAGAAAAGATCTTTGTTGAAATTATATAACTCACTGATTAATGGAGAAAGACTCAAAAAATTATATAAACCTTTATTTTCAATTGAAGATTATGAAGGAGTCGGCCATAAATATAAATTTCAGTGCATGAAATGCAATCAAGAATTTCTGGACACATTAGATGACGGCAATTTTCCACAATGTTTAAAATGTAATCCTTCTAAGAAAGAAAAATCCTTGATGGAATCTGAACTAAAGAATTTTTTAATAGATGATTTAGGATTAAAAAATTTAATTTTTAATGATAAAGTTGTGTGTGATGGACTAGAATTAGACATTTATTTTCCAGATAAGGGAGTCGCTATAGAAATGAACGGAAATTATTTTCACAGTGAACTTGGTGGCTTAAAGAATAAACAATATCACATAAATAAAACCGAATTATGTGAATCCAAGAATATAAGACTAATTCATATATTTGAAGATGAATGGCGTTTAAAACAGAATATTATAATAAATCGTATAAAAAGTATACTAAAAATAGGAAAAGTTGAAAAAATATATGCAAGAAATTGTATTGTAAAAACAATATCAACGAAAGAATATCGTGAATTTATAGAAAATAATCATTTGCAAGGATTTACGCCGGCAAAAATAAAATTAGGATTATTTTTTAAAGATAAATTAATATCCACAATGTCATTCGGACAACTTAGGCGTGTCACAGGAAATATTAACGTCAATAATAACGAATACGAATTAATAAGATATTGTTCGGAAAATGTTGTTATAGGCGGAGCCGAAAAATTACTAAACAATTTTATTAAAAATTACAATCCCAAAAAAATTATAAGCTACGCAGACAGAAGATGGTCGTTTAATTTAAATAATCTTTACAAAAAACTGGGATTCATTTTTTGTAAAAAAACTAGCCCAAATTATTTTTACGTCAATAAGAAAAATTATCTACAAAGGTTCCACAGATTTACATTTAGAAAATCGGAATTGAAAAACAGATTAAATAATTTCGATTCATCACTGACAGAATGGGAAAATATGCAATTAAATGGATATGATAGAATTTGGGATTGCGGAAATCTTAAATACGAACTTAACCTTTAATTTCAAAATATCTCTCTAAGATATGTCCCATATCTTCGTATAGAGCTTCCATTTGATGTTGTTTGGATTGAGTTTCTTTTGCTAATTTTCCAAACTGTTCACAATATTTTTTCATTTCTTGAAAGTTTCTTTTAACTATATTCTCCTCAAACCAATCACCACATTCATTTAAAGCATAGTTTTCTGCTAAATCGGAGATTTCTTGTAAATTCTGAGCAATCTCCGTTATTTTTTTCTCACGATAAAGTATTTTTCCATATTCATTATATCGGGATACCATCTCCGATAATTTTCTTTTTTGTTCGATGGTCAATTTGGAAGAAGTTTCCGAAACACCACTTTGATTTTCTTGTGGTTGTGGAGCTTGAGTGTTTTCAGGCAATAAATTTTTTAACTGTATCATGATTATAAATAGTTAAAATTTTTGAAAAATATCATGTATTATTTCTGTTAAATCCGAGAATTTTTTTATTTGTTCTATTTTAACTGGTTCTCCATCAATATCATTATTATTTTTTATATACTCAAGATACCAACCGTCTTTCTTTTTAAATACTATCATCTTCATCATTTTTTTTATGCCTTCAAAGTCGTCTTTATGATCCAATGACATTTTAAAAGAACCATCTAATTTAAATCCCAAATCATCAAGGATCTGCCAACAGTGATAATTCCAATCGTCAGGAGGAATCATATCAGAGTCTTTAATATCCTTTAGATTTAAAATATTCACGTTATATTATATTCTTTAATTATATAATTTATAAAATTATAAAGAACCGAGCAATTCTCTGAATCTTCATAATTTTTACTTATCTTAATAATTATTTTATCTTTTTTATTTTTTGAATCAGATTTTGACGAATCGGTATCACTTATATTCACCGGAGATCTATTTGGGCAACAAATCGCTATATATACCTTTTTTGGAGTGGCTTTTTTAATTACAATCAATTGTTTATTATTACCTGTAGTTGTTTCTGTAGAATTGTAACTAATTTTATTAGGAGTTTTTTCGTCGGGTTTATTAGAAATAGTATCAACCGCCGACAACTCGTCGTCAGTAAAATTTACACCTTGATTTTCAGGACGAGAAACGAATTCGTCAAAATTGTCAACCGCTTCCACATTTTTCACCACAGGATTATCTATTTCACAAATAATCTCTGATACTTGTTTTTTTATATATTCTTTTAGTTTGGTAAAATCATTTACGCTTTTTTTACTCATAGTGTTAGCTACGTTTTTAACATTTTTTGACACTTTAGAAGGCGATACATTTCCTGACTGAACGCCTTTTACCAACCTAAAAAATCTAGCTTGTTTTTCACTTTTTGCGGGCATATATTTTAATATTTATACGACTATAAATAGTATTTATTTATAAAATAATTCGTATTTTATATTGCCACAGTCCCAAATTCTATCATATCCGTTATTTTTCATGTTCTCCCACTCAGTTAAATTATTATCAAAATTAGACAACTTATTCTTTAATGTGTGTTTTGCAAAATTAAATCTGTGATGTCTTTTATAATTTTTGTTTTTACCAAAATACCAATAATTCGGCGGTGTAGATTTCACAAATTTAAATCCGACCGTTTCATATGATTTTCCATCGTTCCACCTTCGATCGACATAACTAATAATTTTATTTGGATTGTATGTTTTTATAAAAAAATTCAATAATTTACTGAATCCACCCACGACGCTGATGTTTTTATTACAAAACCTATATAATTCGTATTCAGAATTATTATTTTTATTTCCAAGGCACGTTCTCATATTTCCGAACGTCATCGTGGATACTAACTCCTCTCCAAGAAACAACCCCAATTTTATACTACTAGAATCTTTTCCTTGAATGTGATATTTTTCTAAAAAGTCACAACATTTTTTAGAGTCTATAATTCTAACATTACAATTTCTCGCATAAATTTTATTTGTTTCACAACCCAACATATATTTTAGTCTATTCTTAACGATCTCTTTATTAAACAACCACTCGTCTTCAAATATATGAATTAATCTTATACCTTTATCCAAACATTCTTTTGTTTTATTTAAATGATAGTTTTTATCTTTTAGACCATTGATTTCTCCATGCCAAAATAATCCATCACATTCTATTGCGATTTTCTTTGAAGGAACATACACATCAATCTCATAACCATTTAATATTTTTTTATTATTCTCTTCGACCACTTCGTTGATCAATGTCGCCCTAACAAAATCTACAATTTCTTTCTCAAACAACGATGAATTTTTATAACAAACATTACATCGAGGGATGTCTCCGTCTTCCAAACAATCCACAAATTCAACATTACATTTACAACATTTAAATTTGTAGTCAGAATAATAACCCCCATTTACGTATTCCTCTTTTGTAAATAAAGGTAAAACCTTGCCTCTTAATCTATCTGACACAAACAAGTAATCGTAAAAACCGCCACGACGAGTGGCAGAAATTTTATCGTTCACATTTTTTAAATTTCTAACATTTTTAACGCCATACTTTTTGTATATACTTTTTTCTTTTCTTTTTTGATCACTCAATATCCACTTTACTCCATAATTTTCAAAACAAGTTTTTACTTTCTTTTCCGATATTTCTTTTAATTGTGAAACGTTATCTACACCATACTTTTGTTTTACTGTTTTATTTATTTTTTCTTTTATTTCTTTGTTGCTTAATCCATACTCCACTCCATATTTTTTAATGTTTGTAGATTTAATTTTATTTATTGTTTGTGGATCATGTTGCGCGCATGTTGATGAACACGTTCTTAAATAACCTTTAGAAAAAGAAAAGAACTTTGGAATTCTTTCACATTTAGGATTACAACATTTTGAAAGAAAAGATTGATTGTGATAAACGTGCCAAATTCTTTGTGCAAAAGTGGGATCTTTTAAGAAAGAAGTTTGACTGACTATTTCATCATATCGATCGCAGTGACCATTTTTTATAAACCACGACTTCTTACTTCTTTCAGGCAACAATTTACCATTTACAATTACCTTTTCTCGAATCCAGTCGATCATACTTATACCCTTTGATTTTGAGTATAATTATATAGTAGAACAATAAACTAACCAATTAAATTTACTTTATAAGATTATTTTATTTCGTTAATAATATCACGTATTATTTTTTCCACAGTTTCCCATTTGTTAGTAATGGGATTTTGTAAAATTTTTACAGATTCATTCAAAGGAGACTCGGGTAACATAAAAGCTCCAACAGTCGAAGGATTGCTAACAAAGTCAAAAGCTATTAGTGAGAAGTCATCGTTGACTTCAACAGTACTTTCATTTACTTTTTTTACCGAACCTGATCCTCGGCTGGAAATTCCAACGGTAATTCCACACTTTAATAGTTCTTTTAAAATATTTCCACTCGGAGTAGTTAAAATTTCCACTTCACCCATTAAATCGTTATTGTCCCACCAAGTTTTAGTAATATTATGAGAAACATTTTTAAGATTTACAACTTCACTATCTGGATGATCAAGTTCTCCTACCGCACGTTTTTCTTTTACAAAAGTTTGATTATACTTTTCAACCTCTCGTTTAAGAACATCTAATGGATAAATTCTACCATTTTGATTTTTTGCATTGGCTCTTTGTAAAATTCCTGAGACCACCATTTTTCCTGCTACCGACGTAGATTCATTCAGCGTAGTTTTTACTGTTTGAAAAGGAATACAATTTGTTAATAATTGTTTATTCATAATTTTATCTGGCAACTTGTCCATCAAGAGTATTTGCTGGTTGAGCAGCTGGTTGAGCAGCTGGTTGAGCAGCCGGTTGAGCAGCTGGTTGAGCAGCCGGTTGAGCAGCTGGTTGAGCAGCCGGTTGAGCTGCATCTCCAATTGAAAATGAATTCGGAAGAGAAAAATCTATAAAAAATCCTGACTCGACGCCGAATTCCTTTCCAGTATCTGAAATTTGCTTTCCTATAATTTTTATTTGAAAATTTAAAGGATTATTTTTACTTGGCCAGTTTTCAATTTCAATCGGAGTTGCTGCATACGGTGATAGTCTTACGCGATAATCTTTTACTGATTGATAAGGGTCACCCTTTTTACCTTTAAAATTTATAATTTTTCCAGAAATTTTTTGTTGTAACTGAGTCTCAAACTCTTTTAATTTAGCTTCTAGCTTAGTTTTTTGTTCTTTATCTAAAGTTTCCGCTGTTTTTTTAAGGGGGTCTATAATTGTCGCAGAAATATCAACCGTTTCTTCATCTAACCTACCGCTGTTTCTACGTGCAATTGCGTGACCGATTTTTTTTCTACGATTTAAAAGATATTTATCTTGTTTATTCACTTTTCCATCATTATTAATATCGCTATCCTCTTTTCCAACCGGATCCATTTTTTCTTCTACAGTTTTAAATCCCAACTTTTCCATAGCTTTAGTAGCTTTATTTTTTCCACCTTTACTAAAAGCAAAAGGTGTAGAATAGCCGGCCACGCCTCCCGTAGTGGACATTTCATCCATTATTTCTTTGGTAAGTTCTTTTATGATGTTTTTTAATTTACTCATGTTATATGATTTTTTATTTCTTTAACTAATTCGTGAGAGAGAAGCAATACCATTACATGATTATCTCGCACGCCTTTATCAGTGTTTATTTTAGATAATTGATTTAACACTTCATTTATTTTAATTTTTATGACTTGAGAATCTATCTTTTCAATCAAATAAGAAAGTTCGGATTTAACTTTATTTTTTTCTTCAAGTATAAAGTGGGTTATAGAGCCTGCGGTTGAAATTCCATTAATATATTCTTTTAATATATTTTTTTGATTATCATCTAATGCACTATATTTTTTATTTAGATTTTCTATTAAAAACTTATAGGCTAATAATCTAACTTCTTCACTTTCTTTTTTATATCGACTGAGCAATGAATCTTCTTTAGATTCAACTGAGTTTTTAACGGAGACAAGACTCTCAATCAAACAATTTTTTGCTTGAAATATTTCATCGGCTCTAAAAGAAATATTTCCAACGTGACTTTCAAAAACTTTATAAATAGACGCGTATATTTTATAATTTTTTATTCCTGACTTTAAAAATTTATCAATTGGGTAGGTATCTTTTATTTCTTTTATCAGTTCGTATTTTTCTTGAATTAATTTTTTGTTATTTATTTTTTCTCTTGATTTTAAAACCACAGAAATTGCTCTATCCGCTTTTGTATCATCTAAAAATTGTTCATTTACTAAAAAATTATAAAGTTGCCATTCCTTTCCTAACTGAGTGTGTTCTTTAAAATATTTGAACAAAATATCCTTTGCTTTAGACTCATCTTTTCCTGCCAAAATATCCGCAGTAATTTGCCGTGTTAATAATTCAAATAATATACCTGTATTTTTGAATTTAGAATGTTTAGATTTATGCATATTATCTAACTACTTTAGTTTATAAATATATTAGTCTTTTAAAAAAAACACATTTATAGTGTATTTATTTTAAATTATCTATTATATTATTCTCATCTAATAAAGATTTAACTTTTGAAGATTCTTTCAATTTTTCTTTTTTATCATCTTTAGCCAAAAAATCTGATAATTTACCTAAATTTAAAGATTCAAACCCTAACGGTGATTGATTTTTATATTTATGGGAAATCGGATTTTTACGATAATCGGCTCGATTCTCTAATCTTCCCAGCGGATCTTCTCCAAATGGGTAATTTCTTGCGTCTTTTTTCCCTTTTTGAGAAGGTCGATCTGTTTTTTCGGCTAATGGCGGAGCTGCGCTAGCAGGTTCGCTAGGGGTTTCGCTAGGGGTTTCGCTAGGGGTTTCGCTAGGGGTTTCGCTAGGGGTTTCGCTAGAAGTTTCGCTAGAAGTTTCATCAGAACCACCGCCCGCGTCTTCCGATTCTCCATCTTTATTTATTTTTTGTAAAGAAGATGCGGGGTCATTACCTTCTTCTTCTATTTGTTTAAACCTCCAACTCTGTTTGGCATCTTCTACAACTTCGCTATTTGTATTCAATACGTCCTCATCCGACATATTAAAAATATTTTTATATATCCAATCTTTAGAAAACAATTTATTTTCCATCATATCTTTGGCCACCGTCACTTTATTTCCCCAAATATCAATTTTTTCTTTTTCAAAGATAGTTGATGGATTTGTTAATTCTAAGCTAAAATTAACCAAATTTTCATCAGTAAATCCTTGAGAGTATAAATGAACTACGCCGAGCTTTGTCAATTCGCTAATCAATATTTTTTGAATACGGTGAATGGTTCGACCAAATCTAACGTCTTCAGCCGCTAATGTGGCTTTTCCAGATAGATCTTCTTCATATCCCAAAAAAGCTTTGGGAATTTTTAAAGCGGCCATCATTTTATTTCTTAAATACTCAATATCATCCGTACCGGTAAATTCCATGCCGGATAAAGGTTGAATATCAGTTCCACTATCTCCACCACGAACAGGCAAATAAAAATCTTCCACCATGTTTTGTAAATTAAATCTGAGATTATAATCGCCGGTTTTTTCATCTATATAAGGAACCTTTTTCATTTTATTCATGGTACGTTCCATAAAATTATCAATTTCTCCGGGAGGTATATTTCCTACGTCAATTTTAAATACTCTTTTTTCAGGAGCCCGCATAATACGATGTATTAACATCGCATCTTCCATTAAACTTAATTGTTTCCAAACACGTCTAGATCCTTCAACCATAGATTTGCCATATGGAAGAAAATTACTATCAGATAATAATCTAAAATGTGCCACTTGATAATTTTCTAACTCTTCCATTACACCACTTTCAAAGTTAACTTGATATTTGATGTAATTTTTGTTCATCGGATCACTATTTTCTACACGAGAAACATTGTATGCGGATAACGGTTCAACCAAATAAATTCCATATTCAGGACTAATGTGTAATTTTAAATAAAAATCTCCATATTTACACATATTTCGTGTCCAACTCCATAAATTGAATTCTATGTTAAGAATATCATAATACAGATTTTCTAGTATTCTTTTAACATTATTATCATCGGCCTTTACATTAAGAACATAACCCATTTCATTTTGCGTAAGACACTCATCTGCGTAAATATCAAGTGCGGATGATATTATTGGATCCATATCCATAACATCATAATCGCGGAATAATTCTATTCTAGACGACTGATACGCCATCGTAAAATCACGACTATATTGACTATAGCCAGAAGTACGTATTCTATTAAATCTATCTCTGAGAGTATTTCTATCGGTGGCATACTGAATCTGATCAGTATCCTTTATCTTTAACATTTTTCCACCAACATTTCTTACCACTACATCCGTGGAAAACAACCTTTTTAATTTTGCAAAAAGACTTTTTGATTTTAAATCTATTGGTTTTTTGGCGTCGTTCGAATCCATATTTTTATAAAAATAAATAGTTAAAAAGAATTATAATAACCACTTTAAATCTTCTCTTTGTTTATTAATTCCGTTATTATTTCCTTGAGAAGGAAGCGGCATACTCCAATAATTTTCTGATTCTTGTGTCTTTGAAGTATAAATTGCAGATCCTCCACCGGTTCTACTAATTGCATCGATTAAGTTTTTAGTATATTCTCCACTTTGAGTTTGTAATCTCAAAGCGGTATCTCTCACCCACAGTCCCATCCCCAAGCTTGTAACTAAATCATCATTGTAACCACCCATTGCCTCTGGTTTACTTCCATTCCAAATGAATACTGATAACTCTTCATATAATCTCACCGAATTTGTTATTATTGATCTTTCTCTAAAGTAAGATTCCAATTTTGAAATTATAAGCGGACGAGTTTTATTTGTTGTAGTAAATCCTGGAACCATATTTTTTTCAGCACGATTTATTTTATTATTCATCTGTTTTTCTAAATCGACGTATAATAAATCTGCGCTGCTATAAAACGTGTTAGGATATTGTAAATCTATAACTTGTTGAATGGTAGCCCAACCATAACTATTATTTTCTATAACAAGTATTGCTCGGTTAAATTCGTTAGCCACACTCACCAGTATATTTCCATACGTTTTTGTATCAACCGAGCCTTTAAATTCTGCTACTTGTTTTAAATCATTTATTTCTAAAACATGAAATGCGGAATAGTCACCCCCATCGCCTCTAGCCACATCTGCGCACACTATGTATTGTTTACTATAATTAGGATATTCCCAAATCCACAAAGATTGATTGGCGAATCTTTTTTCCAAAGGGTCTCTTATGCATTTTTCTTGGACCCACTTTAATGTGTCAGTATCAATTACTGTATGACCTGTAGTAGTAAAATCACAGTCGCATTCTTGAGCTGAACCTTTTATTCCGGACAATTCTGTTTGTTTGTTTCTCCAAGACTGGTCACGTTCTGGATGAAGCTGCCATGGTAATTTTATTGTATTAAATTCGTTCTGTTTTGATTCTGCGCCGACCCACGTTTTATGAAAAAAGTTTCCTACGCCATTTGGGGTGCTCAGTAAAATTGCTCGACCGCCGGTAGAAAGAGTTGGCTGTGCAGATAGCCAAATTTCTTCTATATTATCTATATATGCGGCTTCATCTATTATTAATAAAGAAAGAGCCGACGAACGACCCGCATCTCCTGAAGAAGACACGGCTTTTATTTGCGAACCATTTTTCAATCTTAAAGATAAACGATTATCTTCTATACATTGAACCTTTAACCAAGACGGCAAATTATTATTAGCAAATCTAACTCGCGTTATTATTTCTTTTGCCGTTTCTTGTTTTATACTAATACACAAAATGTTTTTATCACTGTGAAACAGCATTAACCATAAAGCATAGGCTGACGTAAGAGTAGTAATACCCATCTGTCTTGACTTTAAAATTATATTATAGTTATTATTTATTAATCCTTTTAAAGCATCTTCTTGGAACGGAAATAAATCAAACGGAAGAGTTCCTCTTAACGGATGTTGAATTTTTACATATTTTCTCATGAAATAAAGTGGATCAGACAAACATCGTTTGTATTCCTCCTTTATTATCTCTCTTAAATTTGGTTTCGTTTCACCCATTTAAAGCTTTAAGTTGATTTTCAATTCTATCTAGTGCGTCTAAACACTCCTTATAATCATTTTTAGCATCAGATAATACTTTTTCTTTAGTAGTATCTTTCCAAATTTCTTTACTACCATCTTCATTTAAATAAACAATATCATTTGATGCGGTTTCTAAATATTTTATAGTCTCTTCTAATTTAGATTTTAAATCTAAGCAAAAACTTTTTTGATTGTTAAAAACTTTTATTTTTTCATAATCTTCAAACTTATTTTCTAATTTTAATTTTGTTTCAAATTTTATATTACAATCGTAACATCTTCCTGTTTTTGGAAAGATTTTGTCGTCCAAATAATTACCCCACTTCATATCCATATCACAGTCTTTACAACGCAATCTAATAATATCAGGATTTATTTTCTGCGGAGTATTTATCCGCCGTTTTCTTCCGTTTTTATAAATCCAACATTTACCTCCAGCATCTGTCCAAGTCTCACCTTCTTTTCTTTCTGACATATCAGAATTATATCCCACTTGAACAAATGGCCTTTCTCCGGATAAATAACCTTTTATAATATCAATATTACTTTTATTTTTTGCACGCTTCATAATTTAAATAACCGTTGATATATATAATGAATTTTCTTAAAAAAAATAAAACTCACTACATTTTATTATGTTAAAGTAGATTTAATCATGTCTTCTATAGCAGATTTTTCAGTAGAAGAAATATTTTCGGTTTTTATAATCTCCACGAATCTGTTCAATACAATATTTATAGTTTTTTTGTCTAAGTTATCTCGCATCATTTTTAAAAGACCCTGAAAACTTCTAAAGTTATTTAAGTCATCCGATGTGGGAGATTTTTTAAAAATTATTTCAAATATTTTTGATAAATTTGTAATTGATACAAATTTTTCTCCCATATCTTTTGCCGTTCGCGCTTCTACAAACTCATAAGCATCTTTATTATTTATTTTTCCAACATAGTTATAAGCTTTTCTTATTCCTGCACCTCCGCCGCCTGTATTTAGAGTATATTCAGATGGAATAGAGTCTCTTTTATTTTTAGAAATTTCCCTGTCTGTTATTTCTTTTTTTTCTTTATATTTTTTGACTCCGCCGGGAGTCAGAACTATTACATTTTCTAATCTGGTAGTTCCTCTAGCTAATGACCGTAATAAAATTGCGCCTGCCAATCCTTTAATTCCTTTAGCCAAATCATCTAATGGAGAATCTTTTGAAAATTTAGTCCATTCAGAAGGTTTCTCATAACCTTGCTGATCTTTAACCATATTGTCTCCCTCGAAATCAACCTGAACAATTTGATTATTTGGTTTGTACCAAAAAATAGTAACTAATTGATCAGGTATTGCTGCGGCACTCTTTGTTCTACCGACATAAAAAAATTGGTCGGTTATTTTATTTTCTGATCCAGGTTCCCATTCACTTTTATTATCATCCTTTGTGTCTAAAAATTTCTTAAGTTCATCTAGTTTAGTTATAGGAACAATAATATCTATATCACCGTAATCAGATTTTATTTTTTCCAAAGAAATGTCAGGATCGCCGGTTTTTTTCCTTAATATATCATCCACATCAGGATTCATTAGATGCTGTGAACTTCCATTAAAGATATAACCGCTTTTAATATATGGATTGTTTGGATTCCAAAAATTTATATGTTTATTTAAGGTAATAGCTAAATCTCTTATATGGTCAGAAATAATTGTTCTATTTCCACCAGAAATATTGAGTTTTTTATCAGCTCTAGCAGTTTTGCCGTTAACTGTTTTAGGAGTCTTAGGATCAATCGATGCAATCGATTGACCACTTTCGTTCAAAGTTTTTGATCTTGAAATATTTTTTATTAAGTTATATATTTTCTCTTTGTCTAAATCAGAAATATCGGGCAAATTTTTAGTAAATGAAAGTTTATCATCATTTTGTAAAAATTCACGCATTTTTGTTCCACTTATATCAACCGTGTGAGAACGTTCTATCCCTCTTAATTTAATTTTATTTAAACCAAATAAATTTTTATATTTTGATTTGAATTCTTCTGAGTTATATGAATTTATGTCGTCTATGTCGGAATATATGTTCACGATAGGCGATTCATTAAATTCTTTATCTAAATCTAAAAGCATATAACGAACCGCAGAAACAGGACTGTCTACAAATTTTATTTTTACATTATTTGGCAGATATCGTTTTAAGATTTCATTCCATATCTGTATCATTTGATTTCCTGTTATAGGATACTCTCCTTTTTTGATACGATCTTTTTCGCTAATATAAACAATCACATTATTATTTTCTTTCGACGCGAGTTGTATTAACTTCCAATGGCCCAAATGTACAGGTTTTGCTGCCATTGGAACCAATCCCAAAGTTTTTGTATTTCTTCCAGAAAAAACGTATCTCTGTATTAAAAACTTTCCCGCTAACATGAGATCGTCGATCTTATTTATACGAGATTTTTTAGAATGGTGTATTTTTTCTAAATCAACTTTTTTAATAAAATCATTATACGTTTTTAATAAATTTTCAACCGAATTACTAAAATCAAGTCTATCTACAAATCCCCTTGCAAGTTCAGAAATTTTATTTTGATATTCTTTTTCAGATTCAGCATCCATCTGAGATGATAATTTTTTATTACTCCTAACGGTTAAATCGTATTGATCCGACTGTGTAACTTTATATAATTTATTATCTGAAGTATGTATCACCACGCCTTCTGGCTTTCCGCCTAACTTAGATGAAAACGATACCATCATTTTAGAAAATTTAGAAATTATATCAAGAGAATCGTCGAAATTTATTTCGGTTTTATTAAAAATACCAAGAAGTTCATCAGACTTTATTGCAGAAATAAAATTTTCTCTAGTATTAATATATCCGTCTAAAATTACCGGAAAAGTATAGATATCCAGTATTCGAGCCATATCATTTATACTATTAAAATCTGTAATTTCTCCGCTTGTACTAGAAATAGTCAAAAATCCGTCATTTACATAATATTTTACATTCGCAAAAGACCGTAAAAATAAAGCTTGAGTAGTTACATATGTTCGAGTCAATGTGTCTTTATTTTGAGCAAATTCTAAACTAAACGCAGTATTTTTTGGAACCAAAGAAATTTTATCATTTATTTTTTTAAGCTTTTCAAAAACATTTTTATACTGAGAAATACCTATAGATTTAGAACTTATGTCTTTTATATCCTTCTCATTAAAATGTTCAAATTCTTCAGGATGCAAAATATTTCCTTTATAAGATACAATCCAATTATCCGAATAATTTGAAGAATCTGTATTTTTTCTTACTAAAATTAGTTTTGTACCATCTATTTTTTCTTCTACATGTAACTTTTTACTGATAAAGTTAGACGCTTTTTGAATTGTGTCTATTTCTTTATTTAAATGTTTAATACTAACGTCTAAACTTTCTGACAAAATATGTTGTATGTATTCTTCAACTATTTCATCAATTTCAGATTTTAAAATTTCATAGTATTTATTTTTCATGCGATTTAAACGTGTCATTAAATGTAGTTATTGCTTTTTTATATGAATTTTTAGTTTCATCATATTTATCTTCCGTATACTGCCAGTTCCAAGAAATTTCCGCAGGAACATTAAATCCGAAATGATTAAAAATATCTTTTTGAGTATCTATTACCCGACTACCGTTCCAGTTTTGACCTATAGCAATCATACCCGCATCTTTATCTTTTAATATATTAGACTCGCCTAACGTAGTGTGTCGATTTTCTAACCACGTCAATCTCTCTATTAATTTTTGATATATGCTGTTAGTTTGCCCCCACCGAATTGAAGTGAAAAAAAGAATGCAGTCGCTCTCAAATAACACCTTTGAAATTTTCCAAAGCTCATCTGATTTATTATTAACACTAGCCCAGCATCTTAATTGTCCAGTAGGATTTTTATCTTTATCTTTTAAAATCGATTCTTTGACCCCACAATTGTTACCCCACTTTGTAGAAACATTTCCTTCGCAAACAAAAATATTTAATTTAGAAACATCAATAAATGTGGATTTATCAGACCCCAATCTATCATGAACAATTTTAGCTAAAACCGTAGATTTCGCTTCGTCATCTTTGTGCCCTTCCCATCGATTTGACGTGGCTAAAATCAACACTTTATTTTTGCTTTTAAGAAAATTTATAGAAGTTTCTAATCTATCAGAATTTTTTTCCAGATCTTTAGGGTTAGATGCCAATCTGGTTTCTTTTATAAGATTAATTAAACTTATGTGCGACATATGTATATATATTATATATTTGAATAATACGGTATATAAATATCTGATCCATTTACATTCGCTCTAATATATCCAGACGCAGTTCTGGCAGACTGACCGAAATTAGAAGCGGTAAAATTATTATTATGCCCATGATTAAACACAAAATAACCGAGACTGCTGGTTTTAGCATAACTACTTGTTCCAAATAAATTTCCGCTAATTGAGTTACTGGCACTGATGTTGCTTGCTGTTAAATTGATGAAGTTGCCTATCGGCGACGTAATTAATGTGGTGCCATGTAACTTGCTACCACTGATTAAGTTACTGGCACTGATGTTGCTTGCTGTTAAATTGATGAAGTTGCCTATCGGCGACGTAATTAATGTGGTGCCATATAACGTGCTACCACTGATTAAGTTACTGGCACTGATGTTGCTTGCTGTTAAATTGATGAAGTTGCCTATCGGCGACGTAATTAATGTGGTGCCATGTAACTTGCTACCACTGATTAAGTTACTGGCACTGATGTTGCTTGCTGTTAAATTGATGAAGTTGCCTATCGGCGACGTAATTAATGTGGTGCCATGTAACGTGCTACCACTGATTAAGTTACTGGCACTGATGTTGCTTGCTGTTAAATTGATGAAGTTGCCTATCGGCGACGTAATTAATGTGGTGCCATGTAACGTGCTACCACTGATTGCACCGCTAGCACTGATGCCTCCATCTTTTATATATTGAGAACCTGTTAAATAAAAAGATCCAGACAACTTCATATAAGTTTCATTTCCCGATTTTTCCACTTGAAAAAATCTAGCCCCATTAAGGCTGCCCATTATCACATCAAAGCTTTCTATAACAGATAAAGTTGCCGCTTGGCCATCGCGAGATGCGCTAAAACTTATTTTTCCTGATCCGGATCCGATAAGATTGAGTACAGTTTCAGCATTTGCATTAACAACGCCCGAGATATTTCTAAATAAAGTTTCGCCGGATTTATCCACGGCTATAATCTTGTTTAAATCGGAATATATAGAATTATTATTAATATCCAACAACTCCGATTTTATTTCAAATTGTTCGTTTTTAATTGTGACGGGACAGGAAATTCTTGTAAAAAAAGAATCAGTAGAAAATCCACGTTCTGCATGAGACTTCAAAGAAAGATTATCCAATCTAAATTTTTTAATGTTTACAGGAACAATTACGATAGTACCAACATAATCGTTTAAAAAATACAATTCGTTAAAATCTTTTTTAGTAAATCTTTTAAAATTAGTTCCTATTGGTAAAACATATTGATGTAAAATTAATCCTTTATCCACCGAATAATTTTTTTCTACTATCGCAGATGAAGTGTTGTAGGAGCCAGTAAAATAAAATAATAGCTTACTTTCTAAAGATGCAGAGATTTTTTCAATTTCTAAATTAGCCGAGAATAAATAATCAGCATTTTTATATAATTTTATAAAATTAGAATCATATGATGATCCTGTTTGAATTAAAAATGATGCATCGTCATAGTCTATATATGATGAAGAATGTTCATTTTTAGTTTTCAAAGACGTGTCATTTTTTATGATGATGTATCTAGATTGGTCAAGATTCAAATCTTTTATATTACACACAAGAGAATTTAAAACTTCAACCGAACTGTGTGACAGTGATAAATCTGAAGAACTTGTATAATAATATCTATTTATGTGGTCTAAATTATAAAATTCTCCTATATTTGAATAAAATCGGTTGATCGTGGAGGTATCGGCTATAAATTCTTTTTCCAACAACGGTTCATCCGCAATACATTCAAAATCAGAGGCTTTATTTAAACTTCGTCTATAAATTTTGTGACGATGAACTTTTCCTGTAAGAGTTTTTAAATTTTTATAAGTTACATCTAAAAATGATTCTTTTAAAAATTTAGTTTCACCTTCTATTTGTTGATTTAAAAAAACAGTCGGAGCAGGAGTTCCATCTCCACTTCCTGTAAGACCCGATGAAGTGATATATATATTCGAAAAGAATTTATGATTAAAAGACGCGGAAATAATTGGCACAACTTGATTAACGGTGTTTATTTTATATATAAATGGTCTATCTAATTGCAATTCAAAATTATTTATTACGTTTTTTACATTAAAAGACTCTGTGATATTTAACGAAGCTGTTTTTAATACATTATTATCTAAATAAGCTATTTCTTTTATATTAAGAATTATTTCATTATTTATATTATCTTTAGAAAATAAGTTTAAAAAATTCACAGAAGAAGTATCTATATAACGTAATCGATAATCGGAATCAAATTTAGTAAAATCTATAGATTTAATATCTGAATATGCTTTTGGAAAATTACTATAACAATATATATTTCCTGAAATTTCATTAATAAATTGTTGCTGTTGAGAGATATTTTGATTTAAAATAAATGACAAAAATTCAGAAATCTCAATTTTTGGATCCTGGAAAAACACTACTCTAGAAGAGTTTTCTAATTTAGAGTTTATTTTTATATTTGTAGACCATCGAACTGACTTCCCATCTACCGTTGTTCCAAGTAATGTTACTGTGCCAAACCCAATAGGCGTAGATTCATATACATGTACGCCAACGATCAAATCTGTAGTATCTAAATATTTGAAATAACCACTTTTTGCAGTTTCATAATATAAAACGTTATTTTCAGAGTCGACAATTTCTAATAATATTGCCGCGTTAGGTTTTAATTTATTCGAACCATTTATAGTAAAAAAGTTTTTTCCTGATGTCAATGTATAACCCAAGTCCGACACAATAAAATAGTCGGATCTATAAGATTTGTCGATGATATCCACATCACGACTTAATAAATTGTATACTGTTCCCTTTTTGTTACCACCATGCATATTTTATAATACCTATAAATAGGTATCAATCATATGAATTTAACGGAAGAAAATCCATCTATTTTGTTTATTTCTAAATGATTATCTACTGCATCTTTCATTGAGTCTATATGTGAGATCACTAAAATAAAATCAAAACTATTTTTTAATATAGAAAATAGAGGGCTAACCGCCGAAAGATTTGTTCCATCCATTGTTCCCCACCCCTCATCGACGGCTATAAAGTTCGGCCTGGGTAAATTTGATACATTTATCAATGCAACTCTTATCGCTAAAGATGTTAAAAATTTTTCTAAACCACTAGATAACTCTAACGCCCACTTTTTATCATTGTAAACCAAATATGTCATAACATTTTTTCCATCGGTTTGTATATTAACAGAAAATTCTACTATCTGATTTAATATCGAGTTTACTTCTTTTTCTATAACAGGTACTATATTGGTAATCAATTCAAATGGGATGCCGTCACGAGAAACTGACTGAACATACAACGTATATGCATCTATTTTTTTCTGAATTGTTTTTATTTTTTCTATGGCAGATTTTTTATATAACAAATCTTTTTCTATAGCTGTAATTTTTGAAGATAAAAAAACAAGTTCATCTGTATTTCTTTTTATATCTATTCCCAACGTTTTAATTTTCCCTTGAATATCTCGCATGTTTTTATCTATCAGTTGATTGTGTTTTATATTTGATTCTTGTTCAAAGTAGTTTTTAAGATCAATTTCAACCTTTTCTAATTTAGATCCGATTATTTGTATATTATTATCTAATTTCAAAATATTATTAGTTAATACACCACACTCGGTTTCTGTTTTTAATTTGCTATTTTTTAATAACTCATATTTGTTATATAACTCCGAGACATCATTTAATTCTTGAATTTGAATATTTAGTTCGTTGTAATCTTTAATAATTTGGTCCGCTTCAATTTTATCTTGACCCAAAGAATTTTGAGCTTCAATTGCATCTTTTACAAAACTATTATTAATACAATATTTGCAATTCGGATCATATTGATGTGATTTTAATTTATGTATTTTATCTACCTTAGATGTTATGAAAATTTTTTTCTTTTCAATCTCGTGTTTTAAATTAGAAAGTTTGTTTTTTAATTCTATAAGTTGTTGATGTTTTACTGTTACATCAGAAGACTCTATTTGTTTAATTTCTAAATCTAATTTTTCTTTTTCCGACATTAACTCAACAAATTTATTTTCTTGTAAATTTTTTGTAGATTTCAATTTTGAAATGTCTGAATTCAAGGTTTGACTTTCAGACTGCATTTTGATTAGATTGGTGGCGATAGACGAATCTAATTTAACTAACTTCTTAGTTTCTTCCAATAGATTTTCATCTTCATTTTGTTTTGTTTTATTAAACTCATCAAGTTTTTTTCGGATCGAGACTAAATTTGTTTTTAAATTTTCTAAATCAACTTCCATATCGGCAATAATATTTTGATCGATATCTTTATTTAAAGATTTTAATTCGATTGATAGTTCCTTCAATGCGTCGGATGATTTTTGATACAACATGTCAAAAATATTTATTCCCATAAACTGAGAAATCAAATCTTTACGTTCTGTTTGTCCCATATCTACAAAAGTTCCGCTTTTATTGTTTTGAATAGACAGTACTGTTAAAATAAAATCTTCATAAGATCCCAAATAGTCACGAATCATATCGTTAGTACTTCTGCGAGCTTCTCCATTTAATTCTATAATTTTTTTGTCTTCTTCTTTCCAAAATTTCACATCAACTTTCACATTTCCTTTTTTATCTGATTTGCCCGATCTTTCTATAAAATAATCAACCTTATCTATTTCAAAATTAAATTTACAATTAAAACCTACCTTTTGTGAATTTAATATGTGAGAAGCCTTAAAGGCTCTGTCACATTTGTCAAATATACAAAAACTCAACGCCGATAATATAGAAGATTTTCCTGATGCATTTGAAGCAAATAATCCCACGGTATCTTTCATCTTTGAAAAGTCAATTACATTATTTTCACCGTAACTAAACATATTGCTAAACTCAAATTTTTTAGGTTTCCATCGAATATTTCTGGTTAATTTATCTCTGTCAATGTTTTGATTATAGTGTTTATTTATTTCAAATATATTTTCAAACATTTCTTCGGATAATTTTTGGTTAGGTAATTGTTTATTTAAATAAGATTTAATAAGCTGGTTTTGATAATCCGCCGACGATAAATCAGTTAATTTTAAAGAGGTAGAATTTACTATATTTTTTGATAAATGTTGATCCACGTCAACTCTTACATACGTTAATTCAGCTATATCATAATTTTCTTTTATCTTAGAAACTATCGACTTTACTTCCGACGAAACCGATTCAAAACATTTAACCCTTAGTCTTGCTTTTTTAGGCAAATTGGATAGATCGGTGACCAATTTTCCTTTATTAACATCCACAGTATAAAAACCATATTCATTTTCAATGTCCAATTGTTTAAAAGTTTTTTGATTTAAATTCCACATCACATATCCGTGTCCCAATAATTCTTCACCGTGATTTTGTTGAATTAAACTGCCTGGATATACAATTTTGGTTTTGGTATTTGGAGTTTCCAACACCTGATGTTTGTGAATATCTCCAACCAACACCAAATCGTGGCCATCAAATAACTCAGGCTTTATCAAACTGTTACTCACATAATATCCCATATCAGTTATTGCCATGTGAATAGATCCGTGAAATAATCCAATTAAATATTTAGTATCATTTTTATAAATACTTGGGATGTCCGAAGATTTTATATAATTTTCCATCGTATCAAATACAGACATGTGATTAAACAATATGTCTCCTAAAATAAAGAGGCCAGTATCTTTTAAATAAAACAAATTTTTATGTTGTAACGCATCAATAATTGGACTCAGGCTATCGAGTCTGTTTTTATTGTTTAATGTAGCATCGTGATTGCCTGCTATGACCACGGTGGGACGAATATCAGCCAGACTTTTTAAAAAATCTGAGGCCAGCTTAACGCATTCAGGACTTAAATCCGATTTAGAATGAAATACATCACCCAAAACCGCAATACAGGTGTTAGGAGGAGTTTTATGCGCTACATCATATAGCTTTTTAAATACAGACAGATATTCTTCATGTCGTTTTGTTAATCTAATATGTATATCTGCGACGTGTAATATTCCTATAAAATTTTTTACATCACAATTTAATTTAGTTACGTTCATAAGTTAATTTCAATTTTAACAACTCATCGAAGCTTACAATTTTTGCCGATTTAATTGCTTCCCAAGTTTTCTCAAATCCGATTTCAGACGGGTCTTTGCCATTTAATGTCACAAATTTAGTTTTAATATCGTTTTTTATTAAAAATTCTAAAATTTTAATAGATTCTTTTACAGCGTCGTTATCTAGTAATAAATTTACAGTCAAAACTTTATTTATAATTAACGATTCTTTTAATTTTTTTGACAACGTTTTTCCAAATAAAGGAATGCAATTATATCTCACAGCAAAAGCGTCAAATACACCTTCCACCAAAGTAATTTCTTGAGAAAAATCTACCAACGATTCAAATCCTATAATATTTTTGCTAAATTCACAATTATTATATTTAAAATTCACGTCTTCATAGTAACTTCTACCTATAAAGAAATTTAAAAGATTATCTTTATCAAAAGACGGAACAATAATTCTTTGTCTAAAAATTCCACTTTCACAATAGCCAATTTGATAACGATATATATCGTGTTTAGTTACGTTTCTAGACAATAAATATTTTATTGCATTTTTATATTCTATAGAATTTCTATATTCATATAAAGGAATATATTCTGTAGGCAGTTTTTGTATTTCCGTAGAACTCTCAACGTGTTCTTTGAATAAATTATCGAGATCGATTGCGTCATTTGAAGACAGATTGTCTGAACGTGAATTTGGTTTTATTAAATTATATAACTCGCAAGATAGATTTAGTTTTTTAAATAAACTTTTAAAACTTGTTCCTGAAAAATTACAAACCCAGCAGTTATATTTTCCCGTAAGCAAATTTATTTCTAATTTTCTTTTATAATGTTTACAACTTGGACAAAAATAAACCGCATCGGTTCCTTTTCTAATTTTAGCTTTTTGATTTAAAGCTTTATTTAAAATGCCTACAATCTCATTCTGAAGCAACATACGTTATAACATAAACTCGAAACTAAATTCGTCAATTTAAAATAAAGACAACACCATAGCATCATACATGTCCGCATTTCTTTTATCCCAACTTCCTTTAGCGTTTAAAACGTCAAAGTCATGAATCGGATGAATTTTCTCCAAATATGTTTTTACAAACTCTTTAGATTTCATTCCTTTTTCACGACACTTTCCTATCACTTTTTTTCTAGCCGTATTGACATTTAATAGTTCTAAATCAACGTTCCAACGTTCAGTCAAAATATATTCAAATACCGCGTTAAATCTTGATAGAGTTATTATAACTTGTTGAGAAGTAAATCCACCCGCAAAACCACTTAAAGCCGATTCCAAGTAAATTTTATTTACGGCTGAAAAATTTTTATTTTTTTCTATGTGATTTATTACCAAAAATGATTTATCTTTATATGTGAGGCCAGATTTTATATTTATAAATCCAGCATCCACAATATTTTTATTTTCAGAAAACGCCCAACCAACGGTTGACGTTGAAGCATCAAAACCTAATACCATATAAGATATATAGTATTATTTTTAGGGTTTATATTTTTTATTAGAGAACCCTTTTATAAAAGAAGATAGTTCTTTAGATTTTGTTCCTTGCGCATCTTTGAATTCGCTTTGATTTAACGGAGCCTTAGTTTTGAATCCTTCAGCCGAGGTGAATGTTTTTTCTTGAAGACTCGTTGGAATTGTCGACGCGCCGGCGGTTTTAGCATCATATGCTCCACCAGTCGTATCCGATAGGTATCTTTTTTCCAGTGGTGTGTCTATTGATTTTCTCTCTATAGGTGTATTTGCCATATATTATAAATATCATTTAAATATCAAAACGTATTATAAAATTTAAAGGAAATTTTCCTTCGTTTTTTATAGGCGTCCCTAACTTTACCACGCCAATCAAATCTAAGTTATTATATAATCCTATAGTGGTAATATATGGAGATAAAAATGACTGTGTAGTAAAATTTGAACTTGTAACATATCGACGATGAAATACATCTTTGATTAGATGTTTATGACTTTTGCCAGTAATTGTATCCAAATAGTCCCTAGCCACTGAATATATACTCCGTGAGCTCGTAGATTTACTAGTAGTGAACATTTCATAGTTATCAGCGGTCAAAGTATCTGCGAAATATTTCCACAGTATAGTTAAATCCATATTATCAGTCAAACCATCTTGGTTTATATCCAAAGTGCTATCTAAATTATTAACAATATAATTATATTCTTCGGTAGTAAGTATAGAATCTGTTAAATTATACAAAGTTTCGTTCTTTATTGATTGTGTTAGATAATATTCAAATTTACTCTTTTCTACAACATTTTCAAACCCAATTGGATATTCCAATTGTAACAAATTCCACCACTGTTCATTTCCGTTGAACTTTTTATATATACCCCTCAAAATTTTGTCGCAGTCTTGAAAATCAAATTTTCCGTTTTTGTTCAAATCCAATTGAATCAAACTTGGAACATGGGCAGTCGGATTTGTAGAATAATTAAACTCGCCTGGACTCACCGTACAAATTATTTGTTTTTCATACAAAGAAGTTTTGCTGTTATATGAAATATCATAAACTGGTTCATCGTTTACATCGTTATTAAACATATTATCAAATACAGACGCCGAATTTGAAAATACCATTTTACCATTTCTATAAAACACATTTCCCACATGATGGTGTGATTCAAATTCATTTAAATTAAAAATAGAAAAATTTCCATGTAAATTTTCCGCGACGTTTTCTTTATCTTCAACTATTTCAATGATTCTATTCGAGTCGGTCAAAGCTATGGGAGATCCCACAATCAAGTTTTTTTTATGTATAGAAACATCATGTGCAAAAAAGTTAAACGGATAACCAAATCTTTTTCTAGGTTTAAATTTAGCATATATATTGTTCCAATTTTCTTCTTGTTTATCATATATATAAAACATTCCCAAATAATCATTTTCGGTAAGATCATCACAATCGACTGATTTAAATAAAGTATTTTGTACGTAAGAAGATGAAAATTCAGATAAAAACTTGGGACAAGAAATTAAAAGTTTGTCTTCGGAGATGTCTACCGAATGACCAAATCTATTAAACTTAAACGAATCTACATCACCAAATAATTTTGTCTCTTTCCAACCCAACTCATTAACTGAACAGGTCGACGGAGTATTATATAAAAAAGTTTCTAAAAACGAACTATCAAAATCACCGTTACGAGTGATTCTAACTACTCGATTACAATTTTTTCCATTATACTTAGAAAAATCTCCGACAAGAACCATTTTACCATCACTTTGAAAATCAAGATCAAGAATGATTGCGTTTGTTGATTCGCCAGGATTAAAACTAGTATCAAGATCACCATTGTTGTGTAGTCGCGCGATCTTATTAATTGATATGCCGTTGAATGTGGTGAAGGAGCCAATAATCATAATTTTACCGGAGGATGGAACAGTAAAAATTTTATGAATATCTTGACCAGCACCTATTCCTGACCCGACGAAAGAAGTGTCAAACGTGCCGTTTTCATTAAGTCGAAATATTCCTCTTTTGGAATAGTTAACCCCATCGATACTAACAGAAGTGAAACTTCCTCCGACAAGTATTTTATTATCGATTTGTCCGACTATTGTGTTTACTATGCCTCCTTTACATTTTGCCGTAAAAGTTTGGTCGAGGGTGCCGTCCGAGTTGAGCCGAACGATATGGTCCGTCGTTACATTGTCGTAAAACGGTAAATGACCTCCGACAAGTATTTTATTGTTTGATAACGGAAGAATAGCACTAATTGCCGGGGCGGGGACAGGCCGACGCTGCGCAGGCCTAAATGGTCCTGAACCTGTATGTGAAAATGTAGGGTCAATTTCACCCGTGGTGCCGTTTATTCTAGATATGTAATTGCTTCCTGTAGTAGTGTTGTTGATGACTGACGGCACGGTGCTTTGGCTAAAGTCGTTCCCTCCCCACGCCACCACGGTGCCATCCGACTTCAAGGCCACGGTGTGACGCTCACCCCCCGCGATGGCCACCACGCCGCTCAGTCCGTCGGGCACGGTGGTTTGGCCAGCGTAGTTGGCTCCCCACGCCACCACGGTGCCATTCGATTTCAAGGCCACGGTGTGCTCCTCACCCGCCGCGATGGCCACCACGCCGCTCAGGCCGGCGGGCACGGTGGTTTGGCCAGAGCCCCACGCCACCACGGTGCCATCCAACTTCAAGGCCACGGTGTTATACAAACCCCCCGCGATGGCCACCACGTCGCTCAAAATCTGGCCGTTCAATGTGACCGGATTTGCCGTCGCGGTGTAAGGAGCGGCGGTTGTTGGTGTGCCGGTAGTTTGGCCAAAGTAGTTGTTTCCCCACGCCACCACGGTGCCATCCGACTTCAAGGCCACGGTGTGATTCTCACCCGCCGCGATGGCCACCACGCCGCTCAGGTTGAAGGGCACGGTGGTTTGGCCATAGTCGTTGCTTCCCCACGCCACCACGGTGCCATCCGACTTCAAGGCCACGGTGTGAGCCCAACCCGCCGCGATGGCCACCACGTTTCTCAAAACCTGGCCGCTCAATGTGACCGGATTTCCCGTCTCGATGTGAGGCGGGGCGGTTGTTGGTGTGCCGGTGGTTTGGCCCTCGTTGTTTAATCCCCACGCCGCTACGGTGTTATCTCGTTTTATAACCACGGTGTGATAAAAACCTGCTGTGATTTCTTTCACACCTCTAGTAAAATTTCCACTAATTAAAATCTTATTGTCAGCGGTAACCGCGACACAGCTCAAACCGTTACCGTCAGCTATAACAGACTCGACATTATTAAAAAACGTATTATCATCGTTATCGGTGCTACCGTCGCTAGAATTAAACCGACCCAAACGAGGATGTATACCTCTTGTAATTATTTTACTACCGGTTTTAATCAGGTCGCGCACGGTGCTACCGAAAAGTGAAGCGGTTAAAGATGTAAGTTCGCCGTCTTTAGAAAGTTTTACCAGTCGATTACGAAAGTTAGATTCAGCATTATAATATATGAATTCTCCACCAATAAATATCGAATCATCTGGCTGAACAAGAACGGCTCTCGCACTATGAAACACATTTGGAAAATGAAATAACCCCTTAACTATATTTGATCCGACAATAGTAGATTCGCACTTTCCGCTTGGCAATATACAATTTTTTGAATTGTAAACATATACACAACCATCTCGATAACAATTTGAACCACTAAATTCTTTATAAATTCTGTCGTATGGCGCACCAACCGCGACCGCCACATCTGTAGAAGAAGAACAGTAAATAGATACTGAATTGCCATATCCGTCAGGAAGAGCAATTACAGGATCGTGTTGTGGTACGGGTAAAATTTTTAGATTTTCGACGGTTTTATTAGATGTAAATTCTTGAATTAACTCCCATTTATCTGTGGTTAATACATATTCATATAAATAAGCTTTTGAATTATTATCGATAATACTTCCATTTCCTACTATCAACTTATTAAAGTTTTTGTCTAATTTCAAACAAGAACCAAACAAGTTTTGTCCGCTAGAAGTAATGTAACTATGATAGGTATATTCGTCCGAGTCACGTTTAAATATAAAAACCGACCCACTATTCTTTGTATAAGGACTTCCCACCACAAGAAAATCTTTATTGATAGATACTGACCATCCAAATGAATTTGATCCTGTATCTATAGATGTAAAATTTAAAAACGACGAATTGATAGGAGCAAATATAGTTTGAGTCTTTGATTTTTCTTTTGAAAGATCGTGAATTTCTATGCAACCTTCTTCGTTTCTAATTACTTCATCCATGTTTAAAAACGTATAAGTCATTCTAGTACAACCTATCGCACATAAATTTTCATATATATCTAAACTTCTACCAAAGTCAGATGATAATGTAAACATGTCTTCTGAGTTTGCTAATAAAAATTCATAGTTGTTAAATATGGCAACAGATCCAGAATTAGAACCTGAAGTGTTCGTTTCTGTCGATAACGAATAACTTCCCGATAGTGACGCAATAGAGTTTGAGCTTGTGGTATAATTTTCTGTATATAACGCATAATAATCTTCTTTCAAAGAAGATAATTTTATTGTTCTATCATATATAAAAGTTGAACTAGTATTAGAATTATATTTATACACATCCACCGAACCCTCTTCTAAAATTGGATTTGCAGATGAACTGTTAAAAGACTCAAAAGATGGATTTCCTATTAAAGCGTATACGTCGCTTATAGCTACCGAATAACCAAAATCTTTTTTATCTATGTAAATATTTTTATGCATATACATTATCACTTGTATTATTCTTTATATATTTAATAAAAAATTGTTCATCATTTATTATGGAATTCATATTAGATGACGTTGTATATAAAAATATTTCATTAAAATAAAATTTATCAAATTTAGAATTGGATAAATCAAGTTCATCTATAATTTCATATACGTTAATTTTTTCAAAATCTATTGCCCAATTGTTATGAACCAAGTTGTCTGTCGCCGAATCAATATATACAGTTAATTTATTCTGAGATTTATTATAATTTAAAAACTTTCCTGTCATAGTTACATTATAATTTCTAGAACCTGTTTGTCCCATTGAAATGTCACTTGTTAGTTGTGTAATATAAACGGGAACGTTTCTATAACCACCATAATGTAAATCCGCTAAATTCAAAGATCCTGTATTTAAATAAAATTCCTTGACACCCACTGACATAGAAATGTTATTTATATTTGGTATCTCATTTTCAAAATTAGATTGTGCTTTATTTGAAGCAATATATGAATATTTTTCTTTATTATTATATTTTTTAGTTAAAATTTCTAATCCTGAAAATAGTCGAGTTCCATGCGGTTCGTGCGTGGGTAGAATTTTAACGTCATAGTTGGTTAAATTATATTGTTTTGTAGTATTTAAATTTATAGTAAAATTGACGTCGGTAAAAAAATCAAAAGTTCCTTTCATCACTTTAGGCGAAGTATAATCATTATTATAAATAAATTTTTGATATCTTATATTTGGGTCTAAAAAAGTAAAATTTCTACCCAAACCAATACTTTTAAACATGTATTTTGTTACAAAAGGATGTTCACCCCAAGAAAATCCAAATTTAAATGCATGTCCAAATTCAGATTGCAACAGACTAACATCTGTATATTTTTTTATATAAACCGCACTTCTGTCGGCTTTAGCGTCAATCGAAACTCCATCAATTAAACCCTTTGTCGCGACCGACGTTGGCGGAGGAGGATTAGACCACGACGAATTAATATTTTGTCCAAACGGTATAAAAGATTGTGAATAATCATTTTTTCCCCACGCCACACACTCACCATTATTTTTTAAAATAATAGTATGATCATCTCCACATTGAACATCCGATATGTTGACATTTTCTAAATTTGGAATTTTTGATTGACTGTATGTATCGTTCGCCCCCCAAGAATACAAATTACCATCATTATCTAAAATCATTCCATGCGATTTTCCAAATGATATTTTTTTAACATTAGATTTTTGTGGAATTTTTGATGCGGTAAAAAATGAACTTGTTAAACTGTTGTGTCCAAATCCATAAATTGATCCGTTTTTATGAATAATCACACTTCCACTTGGACCTGCTTTTATATAAGAGTAATTATTATCGACAAAAGTTGGTATAGAACCAGTATACAACGAATTTCCCCAAACATAAACTTTACCGTTTTCATCTAAAGCAATCATATGATGATCTCCCGCCGATATATCAATAAGTAGGCCACCAAAAATTGGAACAGATTTAGACACCTCACTTTCTCCCCAAACAACTAACTGACCGTTTGTTTTTAAAATTGCGGCAAAATTATCTCCACACTCTATTTTTCTAAAATTACCCAAAAGTTCATCGTGAGGTATTTTAGTTAACGAAACCGACTGCGTAGTTTGAAGCCTTCCGTTGTTATTAAGCCGAGCAATATTATTGACACTCTGACCATCATATGTGGAAAACTTTCCGCCTATCATTATTCTACCATCTGACAGTGGTTTGATGGAATCAACAGCTTTAAGCAGCCCCTCGGCGAGCGGCAACCCGCTCCTAAAGGTAGTGTCGAGCTCACCATCAGAGTTTAGACGAAGGATACTATGTTGTTCTGGTGTGTTATCATATCTATTGAAAATGCCGCCGAGAAGTATTTTACCGTCCGACTGTAAAGCAACAGAAAATGATCTTGAAGGATAAGCTTCAGTGCCAGTCTGTGTCGGTGGAATGTTAAAGGTTTCATCACGGCTAACCGTTATGTTCGTCGTCGGCGGTTTAAGTCGTTGAATTCCGTGTGGATTAGAACCGAAACTGCCGGCAATAATTATTTTTTCATCTGGTAATAATACCATATCATTAATTCCACCCGCGTGGTTGTAATATCCGAAGTCGTTGTCAAACTCACCGTCTTTTTTGAGTCGTATAAGATACCGATCGCGGTTAACAGGCCCGCCCGATGATGTAAGAGCAATAAACTCTCCACCGATCAAAATTTTGTCTGTATTATTTCCCGTGGGATAGACAATTACCTTGTTCAGAATATTCAAGGCTGGAGTAGGTGGATTGGGTTGATTTGTCCAGTAGCCAGAAGATGTAAACGTGGTGTCGATTTCGCCATTTTTATTCAATCTAACTATTGAAGGAACGGTGTAACCATTGTAACTGGTGAAACTCCCAACCGCAATGATTTTTTCATCAGACTGTAATGCGATATCAGTCACTACGTTATTAAATCCAACACCTACACCGTTGAATGTCTCATCAAGCGTACCATTGGAGTTAATTCGAACAATTCCTTGCTTTCCGGAATAAATGAAATTGCCGCCGATAAGAATTTTGCCTGAATTATTACTGCTCGTCGGATAAATCAAAATAGATGTAACATAGTTATATACGTTACCTCTGAAGGAAAGATTAAGATTGTTGTTGAAGGGTCCATCCAAAGTACCGTCAATGTTTATTCGAGCGAGAATAGAGCTTGGTGTATTGTTGTAACTGGTGAATCTTCCGCCGATAAGCACTTTGTCATCGGTTTGTATAGCCATAGCCATAACCGAAGCACTATCAGAGTTTTCGCTGTGTTGTATTCCACCGCCAACGTCAAAACCAGCATCTCCAATATACATTAGATAAGACTCTACTTCTTTTGGTTTTATTTTATTTGTAGTATCATATCCATAAATGTAAAAATCGTGTGCGAAGTTTCTATCGACAAAAAGAATATTATTTTTGTAATATTGCCAATTTAATTCCGTCACAGAATCTTCGTTTAAAAAGAATTCGACCCCATCAAAATTTACACAAGAACAAGAATTAAAATGGTTTATATCTTTATTTTGATCCGATGTAATTACGCCGAATACTTTTTCTTTTACATGTAAATTGCCTTTGCCATCATCCACTACTGTGTAAGTTTGATCGCTAGAATTTTCTATTATTTCCACGCTATTTTCCATTATTTTATCACCAAAATAAGCTTGTGGGATAGTTACTACTTTAATTCTGTCATATATAACTCTTTTTTTTCCGTCCAAAATCACGTCTAAATTTTCTAATCCCAATAACTTAGTTGGATCTTTAGAATCGTTATAAAATAAATTTTTAGTCTGATCGTATATTATTCTTTTATATGTATCACTCAAATTTTGAACCTCGATGTCTGGATCGAATTTTATAAATTGTTCAGTCTTTATTCCATCTTCTATAGTTAAAAAATTATCTTCCGTTTGTTCTAAACAAAGATTACATATAGAATTTGTAAACGGCACATCCATAGCCAAATCAAATCTATACGAAGGTCCGTTGTATGGAGATTTGCTGTTACTTATATCTGCATATGATTCGAGTAACCAATAATCCGAAGATCCCTGCACATGCAAATCCACTTGACCACTACTTGTATCTTCCATTATTATTGAATATGTTGGTTCGGCGACCAAAGAAGAAGTGCAACCAAATTGCCAACCATCACCATAATCAAGATATTCTATAGCAAACGGCTTTGTTGAAAGCAAACCAACTGACTGAACCGTATTTTCAGCAACAAACTTATTTGTAAAAGATTTAGATTCTGATATAAATTTATGAGTTTTAGACTCTGAAACAAAATTGGCGTCAGTAAATAGATACTCGAAATCCACATCCCCCAATAAATTTATATTAGATTTGCTTGTGGCTCTCCATCTTTTTGATACAACAAATGGAACTGAATTTATGTCATCTTTATTTAGACTTTTAATCATTCTACCATAAATATCAATCGAATTGTAATTTTAGAAATCTAATCTCACTCTAATCAACAATTCCGTGGTAAAGTCTTTTTTCGTTGGTCTACTTAATTTAGCTACTGCAACCAATTCATTCAGGTCGTTATACAAACCCACCGTAGTCACAAAAGTCTTGGGCTCAGTTTGGAGACCATTAATTATATCTCCCTTTGTAGTATTTGCATCTGTCGTTTGATGAATAAAAGATGGATTATTTGAGAAATTATAGTCTTGATTTTTAACTCTAATAAAATAGTGTGTTGATGGGACCGCCTCAGTTTTTCTTACACGCATTACAGAATTAGTCGCGCCTTTTAATTTTTTGAATAGTTCTTGATGATTTATTATCGATGAGGCGGTCGTGTTATCAAAAACATGACCGGCGTATTGTGCTAATTTGTTTGCGTTTAAAACAATGATTCCGTTTTTAGGATAAAACAATCCCAAACCATGATATTCGCGGGAAGAAATTGTTCCATTCTGTCCTGTAGCTGCGTTATAACTTCCAGTAATAACTTGATATACCAACCGTTGTTCCTTTTGTTCCGTTGAAGATAGAATAGGATATTCATCAATTAAAGATAAACTACTAGAACCAAAAGAACCTGAAATAGTAAACGACCACTGACCTCTATCAATTTGATCCTTCATCAAATCCGAACTAAATGCAATTATAAACACTTCCGAACTCGTGATAAAAGTAGAAGAACCTATACTACCTGTTTTAAAACTAAATTTTCCATCTAAATCTGAAATTCCTAATAATATGTTTTTATATTGATTGTAAATTGCGGCCGAACTAGAAAATACCGAGTTGGCAGTACTTGTTCCTCCGCCACTTGTAGAACCATATGCAATCGAAAATAATAGTTGTGGATTACTTATACTGTTATTATATACATTAGTATAATACAATCCATTTAACACATCATAACTACCATTTGAACCTATTAATTTTGTCTGAGCACTTGAAGTTAGAAAAAAAGACTGTGAAATACTAATGTCACCTCCAGGAAAATAACCGCTAGAAACTCCTGTGGTTTTTCCTGAAATTATGTCAGTCGATTCAAATGGTTGATAAATTTTAAAATTTGCCATAAAGTTATTCGACGGTTATAGTTACAGGAATACTTACACCACCGCCACTTTCGTTTCCTATGATAGTTAGTGTGGTAGTGGTGGTCTGTGATAATTTTGCAGAAGGTGTAAATGCAAATTCTAATCCTACCAAAGCTTGTGAATTTTCCGAAGATTGATCACCAGCGAACGCCGTTACTGTACCTACGTTGGTGGTTATGGGAGCTTCAATCGTGACAATCAACGTTCCAACTTTAGAATTTCCCAATATCGCAGTATATCCTCCATTAGCATTATAATTTGATGGTGTGGTCGATGGCGATATTACGATACGACCGTTATATGTAGATACCACACTAATTGAAGATTGTGCGATTGTAACAGTAGGAATAAATGTAGTTCCCTGATCTAAGGTAACTAACTTATATTTCATCGTCTGTGTGTCATCGACCGTAGGTTCAAAAATAGGAGTGTTTATTAGAGCAATCTCCTTTAGGTCCTCGGATGCCGCGTTTTCGTTATAAAGTCCATAATTTATTTCGTCGTCGGCTAATGCAAACGATGTTATTTGTAAGCTTCCATTTTTGGCTAGAAGTTCTCTACCTTTTTTTGTTAAAACTGCATCAACTACGATGGATTTGTTGTCTAAGTATGCCATATTTTAATTAATAAATAGTTCAAAATTTTATTTTTTATTATTTTTTATTTACAATCCTCTCCCACCAAATAACACATTTGGTTGAAAATCTTCTGGAATTCTATATTTAGTATATTGTTTTATAGTCGTGGTGGAATTTTCATTTATTAATTGAGAGCCGTTTAAGATTATTTCTCCACTCGATATATACAATTTAGCCGTATTAAATCTATTTTTGGTTTCTATGTCTATTACAGATCCAAGGTATGGCGAAGCAAATCTCGGTAGTTTTCTTAGATTTCCAAACCAAGGTAGAAGTTGTAATCTAGATATTGAAGAGGTGATCGGAGTTCCTATCACCGCTTGGCTAGTATCAATTCTAATTATTGGTTCTCGGTTATCGTTTCCAGATTCATTAATTGTTGTAAATCTATTTTGTCTACCTTTACCGAAATAACTCGGAGGTAAATCTACGTCAGCAAGACTGCCTGTAACATAATACAGTTCTTTTCTAAGCGATAAATTTTTTCTACTTATATGTGGAAAATTTCGCAGATCAGAAAGTATATTATGTGCAGAAGATGTTGTAAACGAACTGCCGCTATTAATTAATTCTACAGAAATAAAATCTTTAGTAACATTTGAAGACGTAATATTATCCGAAGAATAAGTCACAGTTTTTTTATTAATTTTACTATATGCAAAATATTTTTTTCCATCTACGTCAGCCAATCCATTATGGTCGACAAATATATTATTCATATACAAATCAGGAACATCAGTTATAGATTTGTATCCTTCAAACGAATAATCACCAAACACAAAACTGTTTTTATATAATTTTAAGTCGACAATAGAATTTGTGAGATAACTAATAGTAGAACTATCTACGTCACCTAAGATATTAGATAATTGAATACTGGCAGTTAAAACGTGTAAATTGGTTATATTGACAGGTTTTTCTTCAATCCTATTTCTTTCTAAAATTGTAGGTTCTATTAACAGCCCGGTATAAACTTTATTTCTAGCGGGTAATAAGTTTTTAAGAGTATCAAAAATACTTCCGTCAACATACGTTTTATAAATTGTAAATAATTCGTTAAATAAAATTTTATTTATGTAATTTTCTCCATAATAATATTCTCTTAATTTCTCAAGCCCTAAATATTTTCTTCCAAAACGTTCTCTTGGATCTGAAATTGAAGAAACAATTTCATAATTTCCAAAAAAATCTAATATAGATTTATTTCGCTCATGAATGGGAGATAAAAACACCCCAATTTTATTAGTATCTACATAGTATTCATTCTTATTTTTATAAGTTTGAGATTTCAATGGAGAAAGAGTGCCATCGTATGTATATCTCACACTTTTATTTACTTTATCATTTTCGAATCTACTAGGACCTATTTCTGCTGTAAAATATTCGTTCCTAATATTAAATTCACGAGTCTGATGCGGAAATATAGAATATGATTCGCTTACACAACTTGACGTATTAAAACGATTGTAATAATTATTTCCCACTACATTATGAACGGCTGCATATATGTTATTATAACGTGGATTTACATTATTTACCTTATATCCGTCTTCTAAAAAAGAACCAGAAATAATATCTATCGGAACGCCTAAATTAAATCTAAACAAAATATCGTCGTAACTCGAAGACGGTTGGCCCTGATAATAAGAATTAAAATTTTTACATTTTGTATAAAAGTTCTCGTCTGAAATCGGGGTTTTTTGTATGGTAATTTTATCCAAACAACCATAAAACTTACTGAGTGAATATTGTTGCAACTCCGTAAATCTAAAGAAATCATTATAATCAAATTCTGTAACTAAATCGGTTATATCACCAACGTTACCAAAACTCTCAGAAATTACCCCTTGTAAAATGGCCTCTCTACTAACGATCGGTATGTTACTAAGTTCTGAAATTAAATCTATTTTTTCGTTTGGATTTCCAAAAGCCGTAATTGCACCTAAACTATTAAATTTTTCATTATATGATCCTGATAAATAAAAACTAAATTTTTTGTCAATTGGATCGACGCAAAATTCATTTTGATGTATGACTATATCATACTGAATAGGTAATATATTTTCATCTATAGGATGCTCAAATTTTTTTGAAGCCTCGTTTTTTCTTAATAAAATGTTCATTACTTCTCCGTTAAACATATAAAATGGAGAGGTTATATACACGACAGGCAAGAAATTTTCGTTTTTTATTATGAAGTATAAACTGCCTAACTTCTCGGTAAATTTTATGAACCCTAAAGAGTAAACCGGATCACCGAGATCGTTGAAAGTTCCGTGAATAGGAACAATCAGTCTGTTTAAATTTTTATATTTTTCTTTATCAATAAAAAGTTTAAAATCTATAGATTTATAGGGAGTTAAATTTTTAATTTCAACATACTCGTCGTCTCCACCAACAAACTCCAACAAATACTCTTTTTCATCTACCAAATATGAAGAACTTATTTCATTTTTTGTATAACCGCCGCCAAATTCTTTTACCAAAATCATATTATTTGGTATTCCATAAATTGAAAATATCTGTCTAAGACATTCTTCAGTTCCTTTAGTTTTGTAAATCGATGGTAAATTATTTAATATTCTTTTCCATATAATTTTAGTTTTTTTATCTAAAGATATAGAATTTTTTAAATCGGCCTTTTTAAATTTGTCCAAATAACATTCTTCAATCGATGCATTTTCTAATATCCCACTTACATTTGGAGGCGTATCAAACCCAAAGCTAGAAAGAATATGATTTATAAAATCGGATGAAATTCCCGTCGAATAATCTTCACCAACTTTTTTATAAATCCCTATGGATGATATGTATAAATAAATGTTATCAAAAGTATGTCCTATCATACTTAAAAACTTCAAGTATTCGTCATTATTTTCATTTAGGTAGACATATTCAGGAGTATTATTTATGAGTGAGTCTCTATTATTTTTATCATAATACGTTGAATCGTTTAATAATTGATCCACGAAATCGGAAGAAGATTTATTTGTTTTAGATTCCGTAAACTTTTTTAAAGTCGAATTATATATAAATTTATTTGTATTATAAAGATATGATTCGTATCCATCAAATCCAGAATATATTTCATCGATCTCTTTATTATTGTCTTCAATTTTTTTATGAACGTTAAATTTATCATTTACGGATGATCCACTGGAATCTAACGATTTCAATTTTTGATTTTCTTCATCCAACAAAGTTTCTTTTATTATTTTATTTTGAAATATTTTAATACGTAAATTTGCCGAAGAAAACACCACAAAATTGCTAAAATTTGTATAATCAACATTTATATTTTTAATTTTTTTATCCGCGTTAATTTTATTGTTATCAATTCTGTTTAATTTTAACTCGTTATTATTAAAATATTGAGAACCGATAGTTCTAGTTGACGGCTCATTTATGTCTATATTAAAATTTGGCCGAGTCAGTTTTATAGTTGATTTAATCGAATCAGTTTCAAAATTAATTATTTGAAAGAAGGGGGTATATGAATTATTTGAAATTTCACAAAAATCTCCTGCGTTATAGTTATCTGGAATAGGATCTTTTAATTTTACTAAAAACTCATCATTTTGAATTTTCGAATTCAAAATAAAAAATAATTCATTTTCTTTAAATTTTATTGTATTTTTTAGTGGCGATTTAAATTTTGATAAATATTGTAATTCGATTGAATTTATTACATATGTTAAGAATTCTGACATTACAGTTGACACATATCTAAAAGAATCAACATACTGTTGTTTGGATTGTTTTGATATGTTAACATTTGGATTAAAAAATAATAATCTTTTATTACAGGTAAAATTATTAATGTTAGAAAAAATTGTTCGTGTATAATCAAATGTATTGATAAATTCGTAATTAAATTTGAGATAATTTATTATATAGTCTTTAATACCTAATAATTTTTTTTGTTTTCTTAATGTAGCATCATAATAACTTTCTCCATAATAGATCGAACGTAGTATTCCCATTACACCATCATCGTCGACTAAGGAAAATAAAAATTTCAAAGAATTTATCTCAGTTTCATAGTTGTCTTTTGTTTTTGAAAAAATCTCTGATAAACTAAATGAATTCAAATAATATTCAAACTCGCTGCATAATTTTTTATTTATAAAACTTTTTTGTTCTAACGCTAAAAATTCGGTATTTAATTTAAAAATTTTACTATCAACTTCTCCTTCAAACTGTATAATGGCGTTATTATCTTTAAAATTTCTATTGTATACAAATAAAGTGTTGGGAATATCTTCCGTAGCGTCTAAAATAATTTGTTTTGTGGATTGTTTATATAATATATTTTTAACATAATCTGAACCACCACTAAAAAATTTTCCATCTTTAGTTTTACTAAATCTAACTATATTTATATCTTGATTAGTAAAATTTAAGTTATAAACGGTTCCTTTTTTTATTTTTATCTCTTGATTACCATTAAGCAATATTTGATTACCATTAAACGTAACAGATATATCATTTATCACACTTTCATCTGCGAAGTTTTTTATGAATTTTATTTCTTTTCTAGAATTACTTATTTCTTTGATGATTAATGGATTTTTTTGAGAAAAAAACGGAGACGTCGGCGTAATCGATAGATAAAAATTATTATTTGTAACAGACTGTGAATCTATAATATCTTCTATCGAAATCAATATATTTTTGTTTAAATCTTGAATTAAATTTGATTTGATGGGAAAATAATAATCCTTAAATATATTTCCATCGACGTCTTCATAATCATAATATACCTTTAAGTTAGATGACGATCCCGTTATTTCTCCTGAAGAAATCAACTGTTTTTGAGAATCAAAAATGCCCACCGAAATTAAATCCGTGTCTTGTTCTCCAAAGAAGTATTCCCTAGAAGAACTCAGAGATAACAATTCCGAATCTTTTAGAGATAAAAAACTTATCTGATTGATTTTATCGGATGACTGTGTAATAATACTCAACATATTAATAACTATTAAATATATTTAATATTTTTGGTATTATTCTGGAGTTTCTAAAGAAACATACGGAAAATCTTCGCTAAAATCCGTTGCACTTTTACCTTCGCCGTTTAAAATTCTTAATTCAATTATAACATCTTTTATAGCTAGTTTTTCTGCGTTTTTTGCATCTTTTTCCGCCGTCGATTGATTTGCAACTTCTAATTGGGTTTGTAAGTCCACAACCTGATTTTCCAAATCAGTAATTTTTTCATTTTGGGCAGCTAAAGTAGTGTTCGATGAATCTGTTTGTTCACGTGTGACAAATTCTTCAAATTCTATAGGAAAAAATTTCAATATTTTTTTGTTATCATATTCTAAATTTTTTATGTCCACTTTCAGAAACTGTTGGTTTAATTTTGAGGAGTTAGATTTAAAAAATAAATTATCCACAGAATTAAAACTATGCGTATAATTCAATAATCCGTTTCTAAACGTTTGAATATCGTTTCCAAATTTATTTATATCGGCCATATCATCTCACAATTTTAAAAATGTCTCCGTTATCGAATATCTGAATCGATCCGTCAGAAAGTTCAGTTTTTATTAATATTCTGTAATATCTTTCTTGCGGAAGTCCCGTGGTATCTAAGTAAAAATAATTTCCATTTTCGTCGCAACTTAACTTAGTATAAGTATCAAAATCAATAATTGATTCTTCGCTTTCATTATCTTTTATAGAATAGAAGCTAGATGTCGGTAAATATTTTGGTGTTAAATATGAAGTTTGAAAAGAAGTAAATTGTTTTTTTGGATTTTGTTCACGTGCAAAAACGGTAAATTTCACTTTTGATCCGCCTTTATATTCTTTTCTTAATCCTTTTATTGAAACCGAAATTCCCAAGCTAGATGTGATAGGAGATAAACTACCTGTGTCAAAAGTAAAATCCGACCATTGGACGTCTATGTATGGAGAGTATATCGTATTACTTTCTCTGCTAAAAAACTTTAAATTGCTAGTTGCTTTGGGGTTTAGCTCATCCGAAGTTAAAATTATAAGTCCCTCATTAGGTATACATCCACATATCCACGCTTGACATATTTTTGTTATATCCAATTGAATATCAGATTTTGAATATTCAAATGACTGTGTACAAATATAACTAGCTCCAGAAATATTTGCACAAAAACTTTGTGAATTATTAACTATGTCGGTGGGCGCAGAATAATACCATGTTCCACCACCTTTAGTAAATGGTGCGGTAGAAGCGGAGTTTAAATAATCTATTCCCGAAATATCCGACTCCATATCAATATTTGAATACCAAACACTTGAAGTGTCCGGATATTTTCTATATTTCCAATTGACTCCTGAATTTCCACCGCCTGCCGCAAAAGTGCCTATTCCCATATCCCAACTTTGACTTATAGGGAACGCATAGATTTTATAATCCAACGGAACCTCCGTAGATTCAATAGTTTTTAAATTTAAAATAAATCGAGGGTTAGATATATATCCTGAAGAAATAGAAGCACTTATAGAACTTAAATCAAATTTTAAAATAGACCTTTTTAAAAAAGATTTAAAACTTGTCAAATATCTGTTTACAACTTCATAATAAGTTCCTGAAATATATCCTGTAAGAATTCCTGAAAAATTTACTAAACTTCCAGTGTATCCACACGCAGAACCTGTAAAAGAACCTGATAAAGTTCCTGAAACACACGCACTTCCTGTCACGCCTGTAAAACTATCTACTGTAAAAGTTAATGCCATATTTATAAGTATAAAATTTAATCTATATTTTATTGAAAATAATAGAAGTCCTCAGGACCAGTAAGTATAATTATATTACCATTTTCATCGACAATAATATTTCCATTATCGTCAACCGAATTAACCGGCTCACAAATTCCGCCGGGTTGATTGATAGATACACAATTTATTATACCACTTACGGAACCAGACGCACAGTGAATACTTCCTGTAAAATTTCCAGTAAAATTGATTAAATTTTCTGAAATTAATTTATTTGAAAAAATTGATTGTAAATTAGACTTTTCATAATTAAAATCCAATTTGCTTACCGCTCCAATTTCCAAAAATTTATCCAATGAAAAGTTTTTATCAAACAAAACTTCATCGTTTAATATAAGCGTGTCTTTTTTACAAAAAATAAAATGGTGCATATATTTAACACGTATGAACATCCTCTATATACATCCCACTGCCAGATACACTTCCAGAAACAAATCCGGATCCTGTAATACATCCGTTAATGTATCCATAAAAATTTAAAACAGAAAGTCCTATTCGTTCTCGCGTAGAAGATATTTGTGCTGAAGAGGTATATACAAATGTTCTAATAGGTCTATGAACAGATTCAACTTCTAAAATCTCGTCTCGACCAAAATTTTTCAAGATATAATCCCCATCATTCCAAATAAAAAAGTCTGAAGAACAATGTATAAATTTATGCATTATAATGTCCTTCCCTTGATATCTATGTCTGGATTTTTAATCTCAAAAATAGCAGGATCAATAGGAGGATATATTATTTTATTTTTAGTGGCGGATTTCAAATCGTATTCACAAATTGAATAGCCGGAATCGATTATATTAACAATCTCTATATCTGCCACAGATTGAACTCCTTCTATTTTTGCAATTTCCAACTCCAACTGATTTATATTTATTGGTTGAGAAATTTGCCACAAATCAATATTAAAAAAATTCTTTATTGCATCGATACAGTTATTTAATACTTCTTTTTTATTATAATTAGAATATGTTAACAATGTAAAATTTACTCCTATATTAATAATAAACGCGTCGATAATATTAATTCTATCAGATAACATTCTATATCTAGATAGATAATTTCTAAGATTGTATGTCAGTGCTTCATTTGCTACTTCTAAGTTTTTATTTTCATTATATGTTAATACATATAAATTTATAGCATTCGGATTAACACCATCTAAATTAATTTTTCTAAAATCTTTATTTTTTTCGTCGACAATTATGTTATTATTTTTGTCTATTAATCCTGTAATAAAAGATGTATTATTAGTATATAAATCGTTTTCCGTTGTAACATATGCTTTAGCAATTTTTCCATACTCAGGCGACATACTAAAAACTCTAGCAATATAGTCTTCTTTAGTAACTATTCTATCTTGTGCAGCAAAATTAAAAATGGCATTATTTTTTATTTCTTCTATAGTTTCGGGTCCAGAACCTCCTATAGCAGAAATTGAATTTTCAACTTTTAAACTATTTTTTATAGTGCCTATTAATGCCGCTTCGGTCGGTAAATATTCATGTAAATCTATAAATTCTATTTTACTTACTTTTGTAATATCGCCGACGTTTACATTAGATTCTATTCCACCCCCAACAACATATGTTATTTCTAACGTAGTGTTAAACGGCGACAATCCGTATGCATTAGACTTCAAAAAAGAAGTAGGGTCTAGTGTCAAATTATATTTACTTATATTTGAAAAACCAACTCCTATGTTGTCGGAATTTGGCACCAAAAGTTCTTCTTCTATACTATCTGTAGATGGACCAAATTGTAAAAACGTTTTATTGTTTTCATCTACATTCACTGTAAATCTTCTATTGGTCCGTAAGAATCTTATAATATTAGGAACGGTAGATTTAAACTTTGAAAATTTTTCAAAATCGTATTGGTTATTTTCAACCGATAACGAAATTAAATCCTGAGCCAGATAATCTACTTGATACCACGTATTATTATCCGCATCTTTTACATTTAAAATTTTAATAATATTATTCTCAGTGAATTCAATTCTTAAATTTGGTTCGTCAGATCCCACTATAACAGATTTAGTTATTTTTTTACCACTATAAGCTTGAACAGACTTTTTTAATAAATAAAATTCAGGCTCACCGACATCATTTCTAGAAAATACTTCATCGGTTCTAGGAAAAAGTTCACTTTTTAAAGAAAAATTCACCTCGTCGGTTGTTAAAAATGAAACTCCTGTCGAAGAAACAACCTCCATTCCCTCCGAAATACTTACCATGTATCTTTCGTCGGGCGAAAACTTTCCGTCCAAATTTCTTTTGGCTGGAGCGATCATGTATAAATCTAAAGTAGTAATTGATGGTTTAGATGGTTTTGTAGTATATCCTAAATATTTTGCCAAATTTATTACATTCTTTCGTTCTTCTGAAAATTCTATAAGTCCTTCTTTGAACTGATAATCAATATAAAAAGAAAGAACGTCTCCGACATATGATGCCATGTCTATAAACATCATTCCAGGAGAAGCTTCACTAAAATCTTTATACGATTTAGGATAATATTGTTTTGCAAAATTTATTAAATTTTGTTTAATTTGATTAAAATCTCGACCGAGATATTTTACTTCTCTTGCCTGAGGTTTAAAATTTTTATCTAATATAGTTGCCATAATTAAATTCTATTAGATTGTAATTCCAACACTAAATTATCCGATTCATTAGTTTTATTTATAATAAAATCTAAAGAAATGTATATTTTATATCCGTCAGTATTTTCCCTATCAGATTTGTCAGAAATTATAATTTTCTCTATCGTGACCTCTGGTACCCAATATTTTATTTCTTCATTTATTATATTTTTTGTTATTTCGATTGTAGTTTCATCAATTTGTTCAAATGCTACATCATATAATTTAGTGCCGAATTGAGGAAACATTCGTCTTTCTCCTTTTTTAGTTTTTAAAAAATTTAAAAGATTTTGTTTTACTTGACTGTTAGTATCGAACGTTTGTTGAAAATAACCATTATTACCTCTTGTAAAAGGCACTTCTAATCCGATAGGAGAATATGAGGAAGTTATAGTCATTTATAATCTTTTTTCTTTGACTTTCTCATCTACAGCTTTTAACAAAGAAGAGTAATTTTTTGTAAAAACAGAAGACAACGTATCAGGCAAGTTTTCAGTATTATTTAAGACTGACGGCGTGGAATTTGTTATGGGAGATATTTCATTATCGTTAGGAATTTTGACAACCGTTTCATTCAAAATATCATTCAACACCGAATTATTTTTGATATACGTCTTTTTTTCTAAATTTGTCTTTGTTTCTTTTACACCTTTTGAAGCATCTAATATCTTTTTAAGACTTCCCTCGTTATTTTTAGGTAAAGATAGGTTTCTTGAAAAGAACTCATTTAGTATTTGCGGCAATACAACTTTTAATTCCTCATTTACAGTTTCTTTTATCATTTTCTTAAATGTCTCAGTATTCATATATTATAAATATAAACTTATTTAAATAAACTATTAAACAATTCTAGAGATGTTCGGAACCGAAGGCAAACTCGGAACCGAAGGCAAACTCGGAACCGAAGGCAAACTCGGAACCGAAGGCAAACTCGGAACCGAAGGCAAACTCGGAACCGAAGGCAAGCTCGGAAGCGAAGGCAAGCTCGGAAGCGAAGGCAAGCTAGAGTTTAATTTAAAATTGTTAATCATTTTAGGAATTTTAGATTTTAAATTTGAAGCTATCGTATTTTTCATTTTATTAAAGTTTGGCAAGTTGACTTTTGGTATCGGCGGTAAACTTGGTATCGGCGGTAAACTTGGTATCGGCGGTAAACTTGGTATCGATGGTAAACCTGGTATCGATGGTAAACCTGGTATCGATGGTAAACTTGGTATCGATGGTAAATTTGGTATTGAAGGTAGTTTGGGTATAGATAATTTCAAAACTGGTAACTTTGCCGATAATTTTGGCAACGTAAAAGATGGCAATCGTGGAATTGGAGATTTTATAGAAACACTAGGTAATGAATTTAAAAGTTTAGATACGTTGGGTATTTTTATTTTAGAAATATCAATTTTATCTGCTATAGATTTGAGATTGCCTGATATGTTAGGAACCTTAAATTCGGGTATCGATGGCAAACTTGGTATCGATGGTAAACTTGGTATCGATGGTAAACTTGGTATCGATGGCAAACTTGGTATCGATGGTAAACTTGGTATCGATGGTAAACTTGGTATCGATGGTAAACTTGGTATCGATGGTAAACTTGGTATCGATGGTAAACTTGGTATCGATGGTAAACTTGGCGTTGATGGTAAATTTGTATATGTAGGCATATTTTTTATTCTGCTAAAGATTGATCTATTACGTCAGACAATAAAACGGTCAATTCGGCAGGAGATAATGTCTCTCCAAATTCCTCTAATATATCGTTCATAGAAGACTCTATTTGAGATTCTGCTGCACTCACAGTTTCGTCATCAAATACAGCATCTAATCTTCTGCTACGACCTGTCCAACCGCCAGGAATTCCTGAAACCCCGATCTCACTGTCAATATTTTCTATTGAAACAGGATTTACTCCATCGGTTATAGACTTTCCATTTGCTCCTGTCGCATATCCACCTCCTGTTAAAAATACTCTTCGGCTTAAACAGGTATGTAATCGATCACGCAACGCACGGAGTTCTGTTAATTGAACAGGAACTTGAGTGTCTGATGGAGACGCTTCACCAGAATGAGAATGCGAATGTTCATAGTGATGAACGTGTTCTTCTAACCAACAACATAAATCATATAACCAATCCACCGTTGTTTGACCTAATAACGCTGGTTCATTGGTATTATTATATTCGCCTAAATAAATCGCGGGCGAATTTATCACAGTTTTTTGATTTGTAGTCAATACAATTTGATCGTGCGCGTCCACGGTGTATTCACTATCCGTGGTTATCATATATCTTTTCTTTGAAAAATGCATGGTTTCGTTAAACCTAGAAGCAAAAATTAATCTATCACTATGAATCACAATTTGATCTTTATTAAAGACCGGAGTTTTAAATTTTGTAGCTTCCGACGGAATAAACTTTAACTGTTCTTCTTGTTTATCTGTTGAAAAATATTTTTTATAACAAGTGGTTCTAAACTTTGAAACAGTAAGTCCGCTAGTTATATGAATTGATGAACCATCGTTATTAATATCTTCAATCATGTATCCGCCCACATTTTTTTCATTTAATGAAGAAGAAATATCCGATATGGTATTTAAAAGTGGATGCAACGTCTGTTTTTTATCTTGCGTTAATGGACGTTGACGATTTCGGATTAATATCATCGGATTTCCGCCACCATGTGTATCTTTACCACTTTTGTAATCAGTATAGTTTCCCTTGTCATTGCTTCTGTTATCATCATAAGATCCCATCCTGATGCTTTGTCCAAATCTACTTTCAAATACACTGTCACCCTCGAATCTTCTTAAATTTCTTATTCTTGAATTAAACCAAAAATAATTACCTAAAATTCCGTTAAAACTGTTCTGATTAGAATTTTTAGTAGAATCTAGCTTTGATTCTGGTCCGGTTAACGTCACTTCTTCGTAAGACGTATTTCTAGATCTTTTTCCGTAAGTTTGTTCATATCTAAAATCCGCAGATGTATTAGAAAAATTTCTAGTATTTACTTTATTAGTATAATAATAAGTGTCAAATATTTTTACGACGTGTACTATTTCATTTAGAAGTGGAAATGTAGAAAATGAATTGTCTAACGGACAGGCCCAAATTAATTCAGATTGATCTTTTTTTTGTTGAGAATAACACAATCTTACTAAAACGCTGCCAATAACAAAATAAGAGTTATCTGTAGTTTTTGCTTCTTCTCCATTATAATTAATAGGACGATCTTGTGGATCGTTCATTTTTCCCATTTTTTCATTTTTAAACTTGGGATGAGAATCGTTTAAAAGAACATCTAATACCAAACCCGGTTCAAACTGATAACTAAAAACATTTTCAACAAGATTTTTAGCATCTCTACGAGTATACAATAAGTTATAATCTTCGTTTGCCGTATTAACTACGTTATTATTTACAGTATAACTCATGATATATCCTTAATTTTTATAGAACTATTATGTCCGGCTTTAATATTTTCCACTTCTCGCATTAATTCTTCTCTTTCTGCATCAGTTATCATGGCTACTGATCCATCGCCACTTTCATTTTGCCTTAATAATATTCTTTGAATAACTGCCGCCAGTTTAACTAACTGTTCGTCATTTTTTACACCCACATCCATATAGTCCTTAATTAAAGGAACTATAATCATAGCATCATTAACCGTCTTAATTAAAGCCCGCAGTTCGCTAATTAATACGTCTAACTGGTCCTTTTTTTCGTTTTGATTAACCACAATCTCTTTACATAAAGAAGAAAATGACTTTCCTTTATATATTTCAATATCTTGTAAATCCATGATGTTTATAAATATATCACATTATCAAGTTTTTTTTCGATTTTTCCATAAGTTTTTACGGTGGGTTATAGTTTTAGCCTTTCCTTTTAATTTTTTACTTATTTTGGATCTTCGGTTTTTTTCAATATCTTCCAGTGGAATTCCTAACGTCCAGCCTTTTATAGAAAAACGTTTTCCTTTCAAAAATAAATGTAACCCGCCACTATCTATGTTATATTTTTTTCTAAAATCGTAAGGAGTTAAAGTCTCTAATATATCAAGATTTTTATTATAAAATGTATACTTTTTATGTATATATCTATAGTTATTCTTTCCCAAGTGAGCAATTTTATTTTTTAAAGTTTGATCCGCCGTTTTGGGTTTGCCATACATATAAGAGTTTGGTCCTTTATTCGCCAAACTTTGTTTTTTTCTAGTCTGTTCGCTTCTGAAAGATTTTCCTGACCAACTTTTGAAATAATTACATAAATTCTCTATTCCATAATATTCTATAAATGCAGATTCTAAGGCTAAAGCTTCTAACTCATTAACATTTTCGGTTAATTTTTCGTACAATATAGGAATGTTTTCGTCAATTAATTTTTTTATTTTATAATATAATTTATAATTTGTTTTATTGGGAATTTTTCCTAATCTAACATCCTTTTCATGTTTATACATTCGGTTCTTACAACCTTTACCAACATAAAAAGTCTTGCCGTCAGAAGAATCGACAAGTTGATAAGCGTAATACTTATTATCAAATTTTTCCATGTTCCATATATAACCTCGTTATTTTATCTTGATACTCTTTCATTTTATTAATTACTTTGGTTATCTGCTGCGTTTTGCAAGAAGAAATTTCTCTAATATAAAGATATAATGCTTTTTTATTGAAATAATCTATTCGATCACTATTTCTAAATAACTCCACAACGGCTTCCGCAATTTTCAAATCTCTTTTTTTAGAAAAAATATCATTTAAATTTTTTTCCCAATATTCTACCATCATCTTTATAAACTGTTGTGTCTCTACATTTTTATAGTGAGAATCTTCAGATTGTAATCTTACCGTGTTTTCTTCATTTTCTTCGCTAATATCTACATGTTGATTATATCGCTTGTAATTGGTATTATTATGAAAAATTAAATAGTTTTTTGCTATTATACTAAAATATGCAAAAGCTTTTCCTTTTCCAGATTCATACTTATGCAGATTTGCTACAAGATGAGATAAAGTTTCTTTTTGTACTTCTAACGGACCTACATCAAAATACGTAAATTTAAAAGTATTAAATATATTCTCTACCAATTTTTCCAAAGCAAATTTTATCTTAGTCTCAAAAATTTGATTTTTTATAAGATCGTCAACCTCGTTGTTGTAAGAAATAATTGCATCCTCAGTTTCTTTTGTAAAATACATTTTTCCTTTTCCTGAACGTTTTCTAACAACTTCGACCGGCTTAATATTGTTAGAACTAACTGAGTCGGTTATATTTATCACCTTAATTTTTTTTATTTTATTTTGTTTTTTAAAAAACTTTTTTGATTTTAAAAAAGACTTGGGTTTACTTATTTTACGCACTTTTCGCATTTTATTCTTCTTTAGTAGTTTCTTCTTCATAAATTTTAGTCCTTAAATCTTTGATAATTTTCAATATGTCAGAAAATACAAAACCAACTTCATCATCTTTTTCAAATATTTGTTTTTCATCTACAAATTTTAACGCCTGATACGTTTCTTCAATTTGATTTTTATATCCTAAAATCCAAGCTTCGTAAATATCCACTTTAGTTAAATTTATACGAAATAACTTAAATAATATAATATTTCCAATTAAAGAAATTATAAACAATATAAGTAAAATATGATCCATTTAAATTAGTATTTTTCATCGTCTGAATCGTCTTCGACATATTCTTCTAGATAGTCTATCGACTCCAAAACATACTCCCAATCTTTTGTTTTGATTGATTTCTTTAATAATCTTAAAACCTCAGTTATATTTTCATCACCCATAATATAAACTATATATTAAAATCTTTTTCCAAAATCAATTATTTCTAAACAATCTAGAAAAAATATCATGCTTTCTAACGTTTTTATATTTAGCATTAGACGCATTCAGATTTCTTCCTACAGTATTATGTAAACTTTTATTGTCAATAATTTTCTCTCCAACTATATTATTTTTTTTTTGTCTTCCAAAAATATAATGTTGTTATACGCCAATAACAAACAAATAGCCAACGGATCAAAAACTGATATTAATATAGAAATAAACCACTTTACTACTCTATCCATCGTTAAATTAAATTCATCTGCCACAAATTTAAAGGTAATTATATCACTTTGTTCTCTTCCCGATAATTTAAACTGATTAATAGTCTCATTTAACTTAAAAATTTCATCGTTGGCATCTTGAATTTTTTTGTTTTCTCCCTCAATACTTTTTTCGTTGCTAGAAATTAACTCCACCGTTTGAGACTGTATCTCCTGTAGCTGAATAGGATTTCTAGCTATAAATATATTCGTCATCGCCTCACTCAATCTACGTTCCTGTGAGATCCGCAAATCTTCAAGACTTTTTATTCTCGATTTCGATTGTGAAATTTTATCAACATATGAGGTTTTCTTAGATTCATATATTTGAATTTTTTCCTCGTTAGCCTTATCTGCCAACGAAGACCGTTGATACGATGCACTTAAATAACCAAAGATACCCAATGACGTTATAAACATTAATACAATAACACTCAGTGTTAAATAAAACTTTAAAAGCCGGCGTGTGTCTTGCCAATATCTAAATAAATAACTCGTCGCTACTAATTTACCTAACTCTAACGAAAATGCCATGATTATAGCCGATTGTTTAGAACCAGAAAATAACATCGCAATTCCAATTATAGAAAAATATGCCGCACACGCAGCAATAAATAATGAAGTAATTCCTACCAAATTTTTAAAATTAAACTTATTCATATTTTATAAATAGTGTAAAAATAAAAAAACCCTCGATTTGATCGAGGGTTAAAGGTCAAATATAACCTTTATTTTTAACTAATATTAACCTTTTTCTTGTTGGAAATATTAGTCGGTTTTAACTTTTTTAACACAATAGTTAATAACCCATTTTCAACTTTCGCATCAACTGTATCAGTATCAATATTTTCACTCAAACTAAAACTACGAACAAAACTACTATGCTTTAATTCACGATACGAATTACATATTACATCGTTTGTGTTATTTTTTGAAACTTTATTTCCTGTAATAGTTAACACTCCCGTTTCTATCTCCACATTAATATCAGCTTTAGTCAAACCAGGAATACCAGCCTCTATAATCACCAAATTTTCGTACTCGGTCACATTTATCTTAGGATATGCACCCTTTTCAAAAAAATCTACCCCAAATTCCTTGCCAAAATTCGGAGAAGTAGCTTTATAAAAATCATCAAAGATTTTATCAAAGGGTGTCAAAAATTCATCGCGAGATGTGTAACGAAATAACGGATTGTTTTTTATAATATTCATATTTTATCTTTCTATTTATGTACTCCACATGGATATACATCTGTGCCAACCCAACATAGGTGTTGACATATATACATATATACCAAAATAATATTATATCAAGAATTTTTAACAGAATTCCACGCGTCATATTCAACCCTACACGCCAAATAATCCGCATGGTGAATAATTCTAGGAAGATTGCTTTTTAAATCATGATCATTATTGTAATTCTTTAAATAAGAAGTGTTCGCCTCATTATATAAACCATCCGACAACTTTATAGCCAAAGTTTCTCTCCAACTACACTTAATTTGATATTGCTGCAAAATATATAACGCCCTATCCGCAACATCCATATATTGCAAATTTGAATTAAATTTAAATGCCTCACCACGATTTTTAATATACCAATCGTTATCCTGTGGCAAATAATACTCTCCCTGCTGCTTGTCACCCAACTTTCCTAAATCGTGATGCAACGCCGAAAACGCCAACTCCTCATCCGTAAAATCTATCGTAGCCCCCATCACTTCCCACAACTTCTTTACCCCCAAAGACGCCCGATATACATTATTAATATGATCCAAATAACCACCAATATATGCATTGTGAAAATGTAACTTTGAAGAAGCCGGCGCGGTAATCAAACGCAATCCAAACTGATCTTCATCGTATAAATATAACAACCTTTCAAGTCTCTCTCCCGAAAATAAAGACTTTATTAAAGATAAAAAATTTTCGTAGTTTGTTTGTAATTCAACCTCAGTATATTCTTTCATCCGCCCATATTAACTCAATTCAATAACTATTCAACTTATTTTAAATACAATAACTTTTTCTTTATAATATACGCCAACTCATTAATTTTAGCAAAATCAACGTCTCCATTCTTTGCCTTCTCAAATGAAATTTTTAAAATTTCTTCTAAAAGATCATCTATACTTTTATTGTTAGAATCCATACAAATTATTATCAAGACTTAATCAGGAAGAAGTAATACCCGTATTTCTAGAACATTCAAGAAGCTTGGATCCATCAGAAACGAAAACAAAAACAGAACGTCTGACTAAAGTTGACGTAGGAACGTAGTTACTGCCGGTAGCAAATTGACCTGCCGAAAATGTAATTGCTCCAGTATAACCAGGACTAGTATGGTTTAAAATTAAAGTAAAATTTGAGCCAGCCGAAGGAATCGCAGAAGAAGTTATCATTATAGCAAATGTGCCGCTTACAGTCATTTGTAACACACTATTAGTAGAAGCTGTAACTGAAGCGGTTGTTACGCTTGCATTGCCAAACGTACCAGGCAAGGTGAAAAATTTTCCTGCAATTTGACCATTAACATTGAGACTTCCACTATTGACATTGAGACTTCCACTATGAATATTAACATCACCCTTATGATTGATACGCATCTTTTCAGTAAATGTACTGTTAAATACGTTATAGTCCACGTCATTATGTGTGTAAAATGATAATGCGCTACCCCAACAATTGGTAGGTCCACCCGTCTGCCCGCAGGTTCTTAAACCATAAATACCTGCAGTACAAACATCGGAATTTTGAAATGTAATACCTCCACCTCTTCCTGCGTTTTGATTATGGGGATTTGACGAGATATAAATTCCCGCGTCAAATCCCAACTCCGCATCATGTTTAATTACGTGTAACACACTGCTGGATAAAACATTAAATACGGACGAGTCTCCTCTTATTGTGCACACGCCCATTGACGCTGTTGGAACTATTCCCACTCCAAATTTTCCATCATGTGTAATTACGACTCTTGCTTCTTTTGGAGAATTGTTATTGGATCCAGATTTTACCGTAAAAAATGCCAAATTTCCACCTCTGTCTCCACTAGCAGTAGATTCGGCAAATGCTCCTATAGATGCAATCAAGCTTTGTGATAATTTTTGATCAGCTTTATCAAATATGTGAAATCCTAATTCGCCGGTTGTCTGAAACACGTTTTTTGCACGTCTGGTTCCGCCAATTGCCAACGCCATATTTAATCCTCCAAGATTTTCAGAGCCAGTTGCTGCTATTACAACTGACGCATATGAGTAATCAAGTGCATTTATTTGATTATCATTAAGAAAATTTGGTTGATTTTTTCTATAAAGAAACTGAGCTATTTGGTTTGGATTTCCAATACGTGCTTCGTAGGCTTCGGTTGGAGATGTAATATTGTTCGCTGTAAGATTGTTCGATGTAAGGTTGGTGAAGTTGCCTATCGGCGACGTGATCGATGTGGTGCCATGCAACGTACTGCCACTGATTGCACTGATTGCAAGAATGTTGCTCGCCGTTAAATTGGTAAAATTACCATCTCCAGCAGAATTAACTATTAAATTTTTCCACACACCACCTTCAAACACTTGAAATGCCGATGTATCGGAATTATATATAATACTTCCGTTTTTGGTGGTGAACTGCAAAGCGTCTCTGTTTTGCGTTGTATAAGAACGTATGAGGAACGAATTAAAAGGAGTTCCGCCGACCTCTGCCACACTAGATAGTTCCGCTTTATCAGAAAAAGACGCGGTGTTTGCTGTTAAAGCACTGTCTGCTATAAATGCTCTTTCTGACACAGTAGAAATTTCAGCCGATTCCGCATTTAATGCGTGAACGGCTTCTTCGGGTATGACTTTTTTGGACAAATATCCAGAAAACTCATGTATGCTCATGTTTTTGGTCTCAGAGAAGCTTCTATCTACCACCACTAATAAGTCCTGAGGATCAAGACTTCCAGACGTCATTGGAGTCAATTCAGTAATTTTTTTATTAGACATATATCAGAAGATAAATAGTCTTTAACCCATCTTTTTCATTTTTTTAATTAAAAATTTAACCAGTTTAGACCTAACAATGTCATCCTCAGTAAATTCAAAAGTATATACTCCGTTTTCTCGACTATCTTCATCCGAAAACAATTCAATCATTTTTTTAAACCCACTCTTGTTTCCAATATCAGATTGATCCGGATCACCTAATATAAATAATTTGCTGAACTCTCCAACTCTGGTTACCAATGTCACCAATTCTTTAGTAGTCATGTTCTGCGACTCATCTGAAATAATAACTTTAGCATTCCAATTCAACCCACGCAAAAATCCTACCGGCACAGAATCAATATGTTCATTCTTTTGCAAAAAATCAATGTCGCTTCTATTTAAAAATTCCTCAAGCTTGTCAATCAATGGTTGCAAATATGGCGCCATTTTTTCGTGACTTTCTCCAGGTAAAAAACCCAACTTGCTATCACTACTCTCTACCGCACTTCTAATATAAAGCAAATCACTAACCTTACGATCATTTAATAACTTTAACGCACTCAATATCGCAAGATATGTTTTGCTCGTGCCAGCCGGACCAGAAACAAAAATTATCTTGCTTTCTTTATTTAACGCCAATTCCAAAAACAATTTCTGCTTGTCAGTTAAAATTTGCTGTTCTTTTATGTTTATTTTTAATGAAATCTTTTTATCCTGATGAACGTGTGAACTACGATCGATAAGTTTATGTTTTTTCATACTTGTTGTTTAACCTTACATTTATTTTTTTAATTTTATTGCATAACTCATAATGCTCATTTTCAATACAATAATCATATATCTCTTTAATATTGCATAAAAAATTCTTACGATCTAACGTAACAATAAAATCGCTATTCTCAAATTTGAAAACTTCAACGACAGATAAACTTTTATCAATCGAATGATTAATCGATTCAATTACGTTCTCCAATAAAACTAAACGATGATTTTTTATGTAGGCTTGAAGCTGCTCGTCATCCGATGGTAAAATCAACGGCGTATATTTAAATTTATTCATAAAATGAATACCAATAATAAATATCTAAAAAAAATACGTTAAATGAATTATTGCAAAAAAAAATCCGACCCAAATCAGGCCGGACTCAAAATAAATTTTACTTTGCTTACTTTTTTAAATTATGCCGATCAGAAATCGAAACCTTTGACGTAGGATCCCAATTCAAAGTCAGCCGATTCCAATAATCATACTCGGAAATCGCCAACTCTTTAGTATCATAATCTCGATCAGATACTCGATGACCATCCCTAATAACGCAATACTTCTTAATATTAACGTTGCTCTTATTACCCTGATTTTGTTTTTTATTAGTATTTTTTTTCGTATCACTCATACAACCTCACTCTAACATTAACTTTCTACTTGTCAAATACAATCTTCTCAATCGCCAATAATAACGCTTTTTTATCACCGTCCGATGCAATAATCAATTGCTTGATCTTCTCTAACTTAACCTCATTACCAATCGCATAATCAACGTCTTCCATGTAAATATTATCCATAATTAACCTTTCAATAAAATTTTATCCTTCACATCCCGCCCAAGAAATTCCACAATCTCTTTCTTCGCAGCCGCATTTATGATAAACATATCATTCCACGGATTTCCTGTTTTCAAAATCTGCCAACACCAACAAATACGATTAAACCAACTTAATCGATTACGACTAAATCCAGAATTCCAAACCGTTAAATAATGCTGGTTATACTCACGATCATATTCCAATTCCAATAAATGACCATAACACTCACATTTTATAAACTTATTCATACTTTTTTAATATTTATACCAGAATGAATGAGTATCCTATGAAAAGAAGAATACTTCACATTCTGTTTCATAGTATATGCATACTAAGAATATCCTGCCAACTTATTTTAAATAAAATAAATAAAAAAAATTATTGGCAAAAATTAAAATTCTTTGCCCACGGAATAATAAGATCGTTAAAGTAAAATCTAAACTAATACAGAATATTCTCGGCGTTACTCAAGCACAACCAACGTGAAGGTGATATTCTACTGTGCTCTGGAGATGTCGGGAGTTGAACCCGAGTCCAATAATTATACAAATTACCTGACTACACGCTTATAGTTTTTAATATTTTCGTAAAAACAATTCTAAAACTCAAAAGTTGTTTATCTTAAGATTTATATTTCAACATTAACTTAAATCACTTTTTAATGCCAATCACAATAATGTCATAATTAAAACTATTGTGCATCATCCTAATTATGGGTGACTTATAATTAAGCCACAACAAGAACTTCTTCCTCAACAGGAATGAAGTCATATGCGATTACGTTTTTAGCGTTTATCTTCTTGATAGATTCTTTACGAGGCCAACTATCATCCCCGACGTGCCAAATACTCTCTCTAACTATTGTCGAAACCATTACATCCCCATCAAATTCAAAGAACAGCCTAATCTAAATCTATTTTTTTCCATCTCTCAAAATTTGTGCAACAATCATATCAGATATAGCTTCACGATCCGCAGCGTCCAACGGAGCCGGTTCAATAGAATTTATATCCACCTTCACAACAACTTCGTAATTATAATTAGTTCCCTCTAACTCAACCGTACCTTTTCTTACTTCATCAGTATTCTCAGTTAAATATTCACGCACACATTCTCTTATAATAGACTTTAATTCAGATATTTTCATTTTCATATTAAATAAATATTTTAAAAAAAAATAAACCGTCGAAAAAATTCAACGGTTTATCTCATTATTTAACTTTCACTTGCTTTTTAGAAACTTACTTTAACACCAGTGGTAAAAGCCAAATTTCCATCAAACCTACGTGCAGCCAAAGCCGTATCAGACGTCACATACCCAATATCAATATATGGCTTCAAATACTTGACTCCGGTATAAGCTAACGTACCACCAGCAGTGTAACTTGTATGCTTGTCATACAAATATGCCTCAACTCTAGGAGTTAACTCAACCTGCCCCAAGGTAAAAGTACGATCAACTCCCAAGGTAGCACCAAACAATTGCGTGTCAAAATCACGCGCCACCCTCACATATGGAGTCGCCAATGTAGTCAATATCGGAAACTTGTTCAAACGAAATCCACCATACGCAGTAAAAGTATCGCTAAACGCACCACCTATCATACGCTTCTCAACACCACCTACCGCAGTAACTTCAATCGCACCGTTTCCAAGCTTACGTGAAACATTCGCATCAAAAACCGCCTGTTCAGCGTTCTCGCCACGAATAAAATACGTAACTCCCAACTGTGGCGTCAAAAAAGAGTTTTCTAACGCAATCGTGGAAGCCACAAACGCACTGTTCTTTTGAAATTGCAAACCAAGATGATTCGCACGCGTCGTATAACCAGAATCAAACGCAACTCTAGGAGTCACTACAAATTCTGGCTTTGCAACCGCACGAGCCGTTAATGGATCCGCAACCACATTACTAGTCGCATTTGCAGACGCAGCTGACAGTTCATTAAAACCTGTCAACATAATCAACATTATTACTATATTTTTTACTGTTTTTATCATATTTTTTTCCTTTTCATTTAATCGAAACTAAATTACACATTCAATTTCAATCGTGGATAACTATATCCTATATAACAAAAACATCAATTATAATAATATCACAAACTGTAACTCATTAATAACCAATAACTTATAAAAATATAAAATAATCAAAAATCTACCACCACACACCTACAATATATCCCAAATCTATAAAAAATATACCTTTTACACCACCTCTCACAAAAAAATATTTACTCCACCAACTGCCGCTTATTTTATCTCGTAAAATTATAAAATATCTCCAGATTTTATCACAAAATCAAAAATAAAACAAATATCTAACTTAAAATCTCCCCTATAAAAAATTTTCCCCCCGGTTTTTTTCAAAAAATTAACAAATAAACAAAAAACTATATAACAAAATACGCTTTTTATAAAAAAAAAGTCTTATAAAAAATACTCGGTGTGTGTCGGGTGACTCTGGCCCAAAGTTGGGGTTGGGGGACCCCCTATTCAGAAGTAGGGGGGTACCGTCATTTTAGGGGTATTCTTCGGGGCCAGGGGGTGGGGGAGCATATATGTTTGGTAGGCTCCTCGCGGTGGGTATTTGTTGGGTGGGGTGGTCTTAATAGCAATGTTTGGGGGCAAAGAGCGGTGGAGGGGATAATAAACAAGGGTGGTTAGTTATGGTAGGAGGGCATAGGTGTTTGAGTTTGTGGGAGGGTTTTTATATTTTATAATGTGGGGGGTAATAATAATTATCTCAATCAACTGAGTCTAAAGATATGATTAGGATTACCGCGAAGATTATTACGATAATAAAGATCGCTAAGATTTCTTTCACAATTTTTAAATTGATACAGAGTTAATCAATTATTTTATAAACCACTGAAGCTCGGCCACGAGCTGACTTGGATTTTACTCGATCGGCGATGACGATGCGACCAGTGGATACGAGTTTTTTAATTTCCATATAGGCGAGTGGTTGGGTCCATTGTGGATTGACCTTGAGCAATTGTTTCATGGTAAATCCGTCGTGTTGAGTGGGTAGGGATAGAGTGGGTCGAATTGTTTTGGGTCGGCCTTTGAATTTCTTGGGAGTTAGAACGACGGCTTTGAATTGTTCTTTAGGAATGACGGGTGTAGATTCTGATTTGACCAACTGATTGAGTTTATTGATTGCGGCGGATTTGTTTCCGAACGACCAGGCATAATGTCCCCATTGAGAAGTTCCGGGATATCGTTCTTCGTCTTCGGCGAGGGTTTGTTTGAAGATTTTGGTACCTGCTTTGAGGGTACGAATGACGATGGTTTCGTAGTCTTTTACTTTACCGTCACAGCAACGTTCATAGACTGCGAATTTTCCATTACGTTGAACTTGGGTATAGGTTAGAGGATTGGCAGAAAATCCACCTTCGCCGCTGACAAACTGTGTTTCGAGTGTTTTCATGTTTCAGACAGTATGGACTTATTTTATAGAAAGTCAACCAATTATTCTTTTAATTTGTTTGTGGAATTTTAACGAACGGTTGAGTAAGTGTGTTTACGATTCAACACCCACCGAATTGCACCAACGGTATGAGTATTCCACTTGTAGCAATGGGCATCCATTTCTAAATTCATGGAAGCTTCCATGGAGAGGCTGTCATAACCCATGGTGAAGTTTTCAACGGCGATCTTTTTAGCCTTGGGGAATTTGATGAGCGCTTTCGTGATTAGTTCGTTGTTCATTGTGAAAATAGAATAACAGTTTATTAAAATAAGTCAAGCCCTATCGTTATTGATCGTCGGAAAGATGTTCCAAATAAGGTTCTTGGTAGGTGTCACCGCTCACTTCCGCGTTCGGATAGGCTGCTTGAGCCTCTGACAGAGTGTCAAAGTCATCAAGCCAAACACGACGACGTTGACCCGACAGCACACTACTGCGGGGGTAGGTAGAGTGCTCGTAGACGGTATACTTGTTGTTGCGGTAGGTGGCACCGTTACCCATTTCGATGGTCAGATAGGATTTCATTGTGCAAACAGTTTATCTACTTTTTATAAAATGTCAAGCCCTTGGTGTCGAATTAAAGATTTTCTTAAAGTTTTCCTTTGTTTTAATCCGGCGAAAGATTTCCGTCTTGGGAATGAAACTGACGTTACGAGACTGATAGGCGTCACCGTAAGGAAGGTGGACGAGGAAGGATTGGGACGTTTTGACTTCCTTGGGAACATCCGCCACCATGTAAAGCGCATATCCATCACCGACGCCTTCACGATAGATTTTGCCGGTCATTTTGCCGGTGAAACCTTGTTTCAACAGATGTTCCTTGAGTTTATCAGTGTGGTTCTGTTCACGGGCCTGCTCCTTCTTGGAGTCCCAGTTCTTGTAATCAGGCTCTGGTGCGGGGAGGTCTTTGGGTAGGGAATAGACTTTCATAATGTATCAGGGGATATACCAAACCGGCTCGCCGTGGTCGGGGTTGTAGTCGAGGGTGCGGCTGTCGTCAATCACGCCCTTTTCTTCGAGGGCCTTGATCCACCGTTTGATTCGTTCCGGGTCAACACCTTCGGAGAAGTAAATCAACGAGGCGTATTTTGTTCGTTCATCTTTCATTGTGCAAACAGTTTATCTACTTTTTATAAACTGTCAAGCCTCTTGTTTGTTAGATGGTTCCGATGTTGTAAAAGTCGATGTATTTACCCTTTGGAGATTCGTCGACGAATTCTTCGGAAGAAGAATTATTTTTCTCCAAACCAATTTCGACACGAATTGCTTGGAGAAAGTTCATCTTTTCCTCATAGGTCATAACAGGCACTTCGACGGTGGTATTCGTGGTTTGGTCAACGGTTTGGTCAACGGTGGTATTCATGGTTTGGTCAACGGTTTGATTAGTAGTTTCAATATTCATTGTGGAAACAGTATAGAGGGTTTTTCTAAAGAGTCAAGTCCTTTTATTATTATTATTGCGAAAGTTGTAAACCACTTTAACGTAACGATTTACGTTATCACTGATCATTTCTTGAGTTAAAAACGTAATCAAAAACCTCGTCGGTATCTTCAATTTCAAGAGTTTTTATTGCAAGTTTGTAAAGATCATCTTGTTGGCTTTGCAACTCTTGAATTTTAAATTTTACGCTATCGAGATATTTTTTATTTTCTTTTGATAGATTTTCAGTCATATTACTCCCAAAGATTTTCGTAGTGTTTTCCAAATAATTCAAATCCTTCTTGAAGTCGTCTTTGATGGGCTTCAATTGGGGACCAGTCAATTTTTCTATCATCTGCTAGTCTAAATGCAGTTCCTTTTTCTGAAATGTCAACTACAATGTGACGACTATCATAATTCTCAGGATAAATTGGGTCAACATCATCATTTATATGTTCAAACGACCAAATGATTTTGTCCAATATCTCATTCCATTTTAGTGCGCCGAATTCTTGCGTTTTAGAGTCGTCTTTGCTAACATCTTTGTAAAAGGAAAAATATCTTTGATTTGAAAAATACCTTGAAGTCTCATCTGAATTGGATAGACGGCTTGGATAACTCAATGTATCTTCTCTTAATTTTTTTAATCTTGGCAAAACCCATTTGGCGCAATGACTTCTAAAATCCCAACTTTCTTCGAGCGGAAAGCCATAACGTATTCTTTGGTATTGTTTCTTGCACCAATAACTAAAATCTTCCCATAACCATTTGGGTTTTAGATAGCAAAACTCCCACCATTTTGGTGAGCTAATTCCAAAACATTCTACTTTATCTCCGATTTTGAGTTGTCTCATCATAAATTGTAGAGATAGAATATCAAGATTCTAAAATAAGTCAAACCTCAATTTTATTAATTTCAAAAGAGGGGATTTGATTTTCTTTAATTTTCAAACACTTCCGTTCCACCGTCAGAGGAAAGTTGAATTTGAGGGTGAACTTCACGAGCAATTTTCAACGTCTTGACTACCGCAGCGTCGTAGGGAAGTCGACGAGTCTTGCAAAACTCGAAGTCTATAGCCTTTTTGTGGAACACTAACGATTCACACGCACCATCTTTCTCGGTGCCGTTGAAAAAGATTTTGTTACGGTCAACAATCGGAACACCGTGAGAATCAGGTCCGGCGATGTCGTAGAAGGGGAGAACTTCTTTGTTGAACCGTTCCACCATCGTATTCCATTCAGCGTCGGTGAACGAAACTTTGTTTCTCCAGTAATGTGTATAACCCATAAGTATAACTTTAATTTTTCAGAAGAACCAACACCTTTGCGTCCTGTTTCTTGATTGAACCGCGACGAGAACTCCGTTGACTTTTCTTGGTGGTAGCGTCATACGTTCGACCATCCGTGGGACAACGGTAGAGACGATACACGCTCCAACCAAACTGTTCTTTGACAAACTTAGTCAGTTCCTTCGCAAGTTTCTGACCTTCAGAGTCATTCCGAAAGAATCCGATGGTGGAAACGATTGAACACTTTCGTTTGAGAAGTTGAGTGAGGGAACCGTCACCGTGGTCTTGATACACGGCGTTTCTTGATTCATGATAGATATTCATTGTGTAAATAGAATATCAGGATTTTGAAATAAGTCAAGCCCCAATTTCTTATTTGTTTTTGGTTAAACGTTCGATTTACAAAGAGATACCACCTTAGTTCCGTAGAAACTGAAGACTGTTGTTGCAACCCAACGAGCCAGACGTTTGTTGATGGTGGAAATGATGACTATCTTGTTAGTCTCAAGCTCACGAACCTTCCAATTACGAACTTTAGGAATGTGTTTCATTGTTAGAATAGTATAGATAAATTTTAAAAAAAGTCAAGCCTCAAACTCCCATGAGACTTTCTCGTGTTTCGTAATCGGTCTTGTCATCGTCTTGCCAATGAAGATCACGTTCAATGGTGAGTCCGAACGGACCACGAATAGACTCTATTTCTTCTCTATTTGAAAATGCACCAAATTCCACACAACCCATTCCAAGATCGCAATATCCAATTAAATTTCCGTCTTCTTCACCCGTCACCAACCACGTACAATTGGACCAGGGAGTGAACAGTTTGAAGATGGGACGACGATTTTCATATCCACACTTAACGAGTTTTTCGTTGATTTCTTTAGTGAATAGTTTCATTGTTAGAATAGTATATATGAATTTTAAAAAAAGTCAAGCCGTTACCATCTTCTCCAAGACGGCCGGATCGATCAACGACTTGATTTGCTGCCAGTAACGAGGCATCTTTCTGAACACTAACTTCATCTGTTTCTCAGAAAGCGAACCTCTTTTATTAAATTGATCAGCAAAAGAAGACAAAATCTCAGCGTCACAACCACTGAAACCGACGCCGTTGGCCTCGATAGTGTGTTGGCACGACTGTTCGGCGAGAGTTTGACGTTGGTGGATTCGAACGAGAGCTCGTGTGGCCCACGACTTATCAGTGGCCAACTTGTTCTTGAGGAAGTTCTTGATGGAGGCTTGAGTAACTTTCATTGTGCAAACAGTATATTTTATATTTAAAAAAACACAAGACTTATTTTACTTTATTTTCAGTAAAGTAATTTGCGCACCCCCTGGTCCCCTACTCTTGACGCCTTTCGGTCGGTCGCATCTCAACTGTGACTAGTTTATCTACTTTTTATAAAATGTCAAGCCGGCAACGGCTCACCATACACACGATGACGAAATTCCGCGAAGTCATCCACGCCCGACCCGTCACCAGAACATCACCACCACCACTATCAGTAAAACCATCACCATCAGCGCGAAGTCATCCTCATCTTGCGGGTCGAGCTTAGAGTTGTTGGGGTCGGTTGCGTTATTCATTGTGCAAACAGTTTATCTACTTTTTATAAAATGTCAAGCCCTTGATGTCGAATTAAAGATTTTCTTAAAGTTTTCCTTCGTCTTGATCTGGCGAAAGATTTTCGTCTTGGTAAGAAAAATCCTCGACAAGCTCTGCATATTCTGGCTCATGGCTTTTGTAACATCGTTCAGTAAAACCATCTCGCGCAGAAAAATTCGCCACGCCGCCGAAAGCCATTCCCGGTTCAAAATACTTAAGGTCTATCGTGAGCGCAGGAAACTTCTCCACCAAATTTTTTAAGGCTTCGATTGGTGGCCCCCAAGCGGTATCGAAATTCAAAGTCACAGAATCATCCGTATCAGAAAATTTCCAAGCATCTTGATTCCCAGCAAGAAATTCTTCCTTCTCCAAGTCCCACTTGGTTCCCCAATGTTCGAGCCGCCAAGTGTACCAGTTCTCTATAACTTTACCATCCGCAGCAAGCGGCGTGGGAACGATTCGTTCAAAAGAAAAATAATCTCCCATATGTTCATGGAATTTCTTAAACTCTTGTGGAGAGGTTGCGGTAATTTCAATTTGATTATTGCACCAGTTTGGCATAGTAGGTTTTATTGTTGAATACTATTTATTATTACTTTTAACAGATTGGGTTGGATTTGTCAAGCTCTACTGATAATTTTTTCACAATATCCCTCATAAGTGCTGGTCATGGAAGTGATTCGTCCTATCCACGTGTTCCCCCGAACATCTCTTAACCAATACGGCGTAGGAAGGACGACTTTGTTGCCCACACGAAGACGTGGTATGTTGGTTTCATAAGTGTATTTATTGTCAATAATTACTCTTTTCATAAATTTTTTGTCGCAATAGTGTGTATATCACAAATCCCCGCTTCGATCAGTAGCTCCCACGGATCGCACATTGCGGGGAATTTATCATATTTCTTAGAGTATTTTTCCGTTTCCTTTGGCAGAGCCTTACGCATTGCCGATACTAGACTTTCATTCGTGATCTTCGTCTTTCCATGGCAACGGTTTAGTTCCAAAAGCCATTGAAAATCCTTTGGAAATAATAGAAAACCTGGCGCTATCTTGTTAAGGCGAGAAATAACGTATTCTGTTACTGGTGATTTCTTATGTCCGCCGCTCATATCCAACAGTGGGTAAAGAGTGGTCCAGCCGCGACCAGGGGTGAACAAATACACAAATTCCTCGAAGTAGTCATTGTCTACCATAGACACAAATTCGTCAAAAGATGCCTTGCGAGCACAGCTAACAGAATGCATGGTAATGAGATTATTCGCCTTCGATTTGTTTCCGTAATCGCTCTCTAAAACGTCGATGGAGAAAGTTTTTCCAGTCGTCGTATAACGAACGGTCTTGTCTATGAGGTTTGAGACAGCAAGACAGCTGCCCACAGTAAGACGTTGTAGGTTGGTTTTATTTGTCATCTCCTCTTTAAGAGTATCTAGTTTTTCTTCATCAATGTCAATGCCAGAAGAATGAATACTAAAAGTCTTCTTTAAAACAGGCATAAAACAATAGAATAGTTCTAATACAGGATCGAATGATAGTATTTCCATTGTTGTGCCACACTTGCTTTTTATTTTAACACTTTTCATAGATTATTTTGCAATTTTCGCGGTGATTGTCGAACCATCCAACATGCGATAGAACACGCACTCCATTCTGTCGGAATCCCAGCAGGAGAACACAAACTTACGTCCGTCATAGACAAGCACCTTTTTAGTTAATTTCTTAACGTCATCCCAACCAGTGATCGAGAAGGAGATAAATTCACGTCCCACATCGGGGCGAACAGTGTGGTTCACAGCGATTTCGAGAGGAGCAATGGTTGCTTTCATTTTAGGTCCGATGTAATTTTCAATTTTCACTGTAAAAACAGTATAGAGGATTTTTATACAAAGTCGACTGTTTTTTTACCATCCAAACTTTTCAGCGTGACGAAGTTCTGACAGAGTGAAGAAAACCACGTCGCTCCCATTCGGCATGGTTCCTACATTTTTACGAAAAACGTAGGTGTTTCTGCCCGCCTTTCCCTCGAAAGTAAAGCCACAACCAACGATGTAATTGACACAATCTTTAATTGGTGTAATTTTCATGGTAAAAAAATGTTCCGTGTAAGCCCCACTACGGAACAAGAGTGGACAATGAATTCGGAGGCGATTAGGATGCCTCGATAGGCTAAAATTTAGTTATTAACTTTCATAGATGTAATCTAAATTCTCTTGTAGACGTTGGGTTAGTGCCACTCGCTGAAGAAGTGGGTGCCTCCGTCATCAGGAAAAGCGTTAGCGTAACTGGCAATTCTGAAGGAAGGGATGCCTTTGATGGAGTATTTCAACCTTTTGGTCATTTCCTCACCACAGAACGAATCCTTAACCGCCCGTACTTCGCCTGACATATTGGCGTAGTTGACTGTCTCGCCACGAATCTGACGAACCTTCACCGACTCACCCTTCACGGCGGTAATCTGATAAAAGTCGATGTTGGTCTGATCGTAACCCCATGAGGTCAGGAACACGTCACCGACCTTGGGAACTTGACGATTGCCAGGCGTCAGTTCGACTTCGTGTTCGGCAGCCAAGAAACCATAGTAATTACAGTAGAGATACAGTTTCCGATTACCATCACGATAAACCTTGCTCACTTGAGCAACGGTGCCGGCCGGGAGGATTCGTTTAACATCATTCTGGCTCGGGAGGTCAACAAGGGTCTTAACGACTGAGTGTTTTTTAATTTTCATTGTGAAAACAGTATAGAGGATTTTTATAAAACGTCAAGCCTCAATTTGAAAAAAAACGCTTTGTGTAAACTTCTACACCCAAAGAAGAATGACAGCAGACCAACATCGGCTAGGTGTTGGCTAGATACTTTCAACGATTCACTCATCGTATTCATACATCAATGTATGCTGCTGTCAAAAAGTTTTTAAAGAACGATTGGCACAACTTTTTCGATTGATAAGCTGCGCGAGTTAGCAAGGCGCACCGCCGTAGCAAGTCGGGTTTTGATTTGCGAGAATTTCGCAGACAGTATCATAGAGCTCTTGGTCTGCTTCAAATTCTTTTTGCGAAATTTTGTCGCCATAATGGTTGGATTTCCACATGGCGAAGTTGGCGAGTTGTAATCTATCGGCATGATCGAATTCGTAATCCGTACAGAGATAGTATTCGCGGCCTTGGTGACAAAAGTAATCTTCAAATGTATGATTGAGTTTCATATTTTCATTTCGTTTTTCATTGTGAGGAAAGTATAGAAGATTTTTATAAAAAGTCAAGCCTCAAAATTAAAAGAGCTCCAGAGGTAGGACTCGAACCTACAACATTTCGGTTAACAGCCGAACGCAATCTACCAATTGAGCTACTCTGGAATTATTTAAGATTTAACAAATTGTATAATATTTTCACTCTTGAATTATGAGTTTTTAGTCTTTGATAACCGTGTAAGTCACTGGCATGACAACGGCATCAAATCCCGGCTTGTTCGTTACAAGCCAATCAATGAACTCGGAATCGGAATCGGGTTCCTCAACATCTTTCCGCCATTCCGCCCAAAGTTCTTTCAGCAAGGCATCGGGTTCATCGGCCCGAAGCAACGTGTTTTCGACCGCAACTTGCCCGATGCAATACTGCGGTTCGCCTTCTTGTTGAACGAACACTAGGACGATGGTTTTCATTCGGAAATGAGTTTTGGTTTAGTGGTTTTCATCTTCATAGAATTTATCTATTTGATTGAAGAACCGTCATTACTTTAGCAAATTTTTTACGAATAGAACCACGTCGAGAACGACTTGTCGAAAAAGGAGCAGTCTTGTCATAAGTTCTACCGTCATTAGGGCATCGGTAAAGACAATAGATATTTTCCTTATTAACAAGAGTTTTTCGGAAGTTTTTATATGCTAAACGTCCAAGATCGTCGTTTTTAAACGTCGCGATGGTTTTCCTTATTGTGACGTTTCGTTTTTGTTTAACCGTTAAACTTCCGTCACCGTTATCGAAGTAAATGGCAGCCGAGGTTTCGTGGTAGATTGGTTGATTCATTGTGAAAAAATAATATCAGTAATTTAAAATAAGTCAACCTCAAAAGGTTAGTTTACGTCAAAAATATTTCAGTGTTATCATTGACAAGATTTTCGACTTGTTTAGCATATTCGTTCATTACATGACTGTTAAAATTACCTGTTTGTCGATCAATTTTAATCGCGGATTGTTTCCACGCAGGCAGTTTATTAAAAATTGAATGACTCGCCAATTCGTAACGATTTCTTAAGTTTGTCCTAAAACCGGGTTTTTGTTTTTTAGAAGGCATAAAAAATAAAACCAACTTAAAAAGTTAATTTTCAGAACGACGGTCCAAACATTTGTTACTCGTTTGTAATGCGGATTCAAGCTTTTCGATGTGAGATTGAATCAAATCTTTTACGTGATCTAACTGTTCAAAATTTGAGATTGCAATTAAAGCACCTTTGGCATTTGCCATTGCGTGACGAATTTCACAAATTTCTTCAACGGTAATTTCGTATTTGGCCATGCAGTTTTGAGAATTCATAATAGAATCCTACCAAAGTTTTTCTATTTGTCAAGACTTGTATAATCGTTGCAACAGATAGTTGCTCGTGTTCTCGTAAGCTAGTCCTTGCCGGTCTTAGCGTAAACCGGTTCCGCCGAGAAGCGGTCCTGCATCGCCAGACCTTCCGCCATCAGCTCTTTGAAGAGCGGATCTTCGGAGAGCAACTTTCTCTGGACATCACAAACCTCGGCTTCGGTAAAATTGGAATCAAAATCTTTGCCAACGACCTCGTTTATATCAGAAACGTTGCTGCTCATGTAGGAAAGCGCAACCCGAATAATCTCAAGCTCACGTTTAGTCAACTCGGTCATCATAATAAGATCCTATCAAAGTTTTTTTATTTGTCAAGGCTATCATTCCTTGTGGTAATCATTTTTTCTTTTTGATTTTGTATTTGATAATTCCTGGGGCAATATAATATAATTCTATTTCTTTCATAGCTTTATCCAAGTGCGCCGAAGTTTCCTTTGGGTTGTGCAGACGAGCCTCGCGGGCGGACCAGAGGGAACGCAGGAAGGCGCGTTCGACTTCAGCGTTTCTAAGCGCCTGATCACGCAGTTCAATCTCGTCGGGTGACAAGTCTCTTTCGCCGCTGACGATCTCGTTGACGACCCACTTCGAAAAGGCTTCATCGGCAAACAGTTTGTGCAGGTGCCAAATTTGCAGGCTGTCGTATTTGGTTTGGTATTTCATGCGAAGGCCGCGCTGTTCATCATAATAGAATCCTATCAAAGTTTTTTTATTTGTCAAGACTCACATCACCAAAACTGGATGAATTGCAGCATATTTAGGCAAATCAATAAAAGAAATAAAAATCTCATACAATTCTTCCTCATCCAAGAACCATATTCCTTCTTTATTATTTCCAATAACTTTCATATACTTGCCTTGAATAAACATATTATTTAATAATATTATTTAATTATATTATTTTAATCACCCCATTCACAAATTTTATTTCCCAAAGAGTATAGTAAATTTCCGAGATTAGAAACCATCTGAGAAATCCAAATGATAAAATCACCAACCAAATAGAATACCAAAGATAATACAGTCATAATTATTATTAAATAAGATTTATAGGAAGTTTTTCAATCAGTTTATTTTAGAATTTTCAACTGTCAAAATAGAATACCGATAAAAGTTCAAAATGTCAATCTTCATTTTTTATAAAATAACGGTTGACTTTTTATAAATTTTTAGTAGACTGTACGCATAATAAAGATGCGACCGACCGAAAGGCGTCAAGAGTAGGGGACCAATTCCTACCTACATTGCGTTATCGTTAAATTAAATACCATCGATTTGAAATTTATCGTTTGACTTTTTAGCAAATGTTATTAATTTTAGTTGTGCGATTTAATCGACTTGTAATGAAATTTTAGAATTTCCACTATCATGTCGGACCATAGACCATTCGGAACTATGTACGGTTTTCTTTTCTAGGTCATAGACTACATCATCACCGTAGTCATTTCCATCACCTGCACCGCTATACGAATAAACATTCCATGCCCATTCTTCAATTTTAGTTGTTAGATTATTTTCCTTATTAGCTGTGCCGAACGGATAAACGACTACGTCAAGATAACCCTCATCGCTACCTCCTGAAAAGTTCAGTTCAATTTTTTGAACTCCAAGTTTAAGGGCGAGGTTATAGATTTCTTTATTTAGAGGATGTATTTTCATATTTTTTAATATATCAAGTTTTTTTTAATAAACAAGCTTTATTTTAATTTACTATCAAATTTTGAGTGACGGTTTTTTTACCTACTTTAAGCATCCACTTTTCGGGATTATTTGACAATACTTTGAGATAATCTTTAGGTGTAGGAATCCAACCACAATCTTCTTCAACGTGTTGTTCGGCAATAACTTTTACAGGAATACTTTGACCTTTACTATTTACGACTACGTGGCCAAAATGTTCGATTGCCCACTGAATACCCGCGCTATGGTGTCTTAACGCACGATGTGTCCAGTCGCCAGTAAATGATTTTGTTTCATCAAACCAATCATGGATTTTGATATAATCAAGTGGGGTACCCCCCCAACGATGGGCGGTTGTTTCAGCGTGTTTCCAAGGTGTCATAAATATAAAAATAGAATACTCTAATTTTATAAAAAGTCAAGCCTCTACTTAAACAAAACCCATATTGCGATGCCCACAAGAAGTGTGATTAGAGTAATTCTACCAATATCGATTAAAAGTGTGAATGGTGAATTAGTAGTGGTTTTTGTTTTCTTAACTCGACTACGTGTTTTATTTATTTTAACTTGTTTTTTCATAACGAACTGAGGTTTTAAGAATAAAAAATATATTTTATTCTCTGGTTAACCTCCAACCAGCCAACTTTTTTCTGGTCGTCTGCGCAACAGACAAATAAAATTGGAAACCAAATTTATATAAATAATCTTTAACGTCAAAAGTCTATCAAATTTTTAAAAGTTTGTCAATAAAGAAATTTCAACTCAATCGAACTTAGTTTTTTCTTGTTCTACAAGCGTCACCACTTTGCGGGCAAATTCATTCATTATTTGACTGTCGAAATTGCCATTAATTCGATCTTCTTTTATTGCTTCACGTTTCCAACTAGGTAGACTATTCAAGACCATTTCGCTCGCCTGCTTATATTTAGCGGAGTCTTTCATAAATCAGTCTGCTCGAATTATTTTCCTACGCCAGGATCTCGGACAGCGGTCCTTGCGTGGCGCTCTTGTCGAGTGCCAGATCGACGTTGTTGAACTGCTCGCGGTTGTCGCCCACCGTGTGGAGCAGGCCTTGATACAACGTCCCGATGGTTCGATGTCCTTTGACACCGTAGCGAGGATATTCCAGGAATCGTCCATTGGTCTTTAGCTTGCCGCCCAAGTTGCCAATGAGCACCACCGGCCACTGCAGGTAGGACGGATGGTGACGGTCGCCGAAGTCGCTCATGTAAACGATCAGCGTGTTGTCGAGCACCGTGCCGTTGCCTTCCTTGACGGCGTCCAGTTTCTTCGCCAAGGCGGCGATCCGCTCGGCATGGAACGCTCGAATAATTCTCAGCAGTTCATCGGATGTCTTGCCATTTTCCCCGCCACCGTGACCGATGGCGTTGGTGCGAAGCGTCATGCCGAGACTGTTCCACTGCATGTAGCTGTTCCCCGTACAGGCAGAGATCGTGACCACATTCGTCAGGCCCGACAGCAACGAACTGGCGGCCATGTCGCACTGCGCTTCGAGACGGTCGGTCTCTTTCGTGCTCTTGAACTTGTCGGTATTAGGCATGTTCGCCTTCAATGCGTCCTTCATGCCGATGATGCCGTGGTGACGATCGAGCATCGTTTCGTACGCTTCGAGGTATCGGTCGAGGCTCTCTCGCTCCGGTCCGGCCAACTGCGATTGGACTCGCTTAATATCCCCGCTCATGTAATCCATCAGCTTCTGTCGCAGGAAGGGAGTCTTGGCGGCCTCTCCCCCGGCGGCACTGCCGAACAGCGACTGGAAGGCGAGTTCCGGCTTGCAAAGCAACGGAAGCGGCTTTCCTTTGGACGTGACCGAACAGGAGTAACTGACGATCGACTCGGCGCTGGGAGTCAGAGCCAAACCCAGATGCGGTACAACACTCGGCAATTTGGCCGCCAGCGCCGCGTCGATGGTCTGCTCGATCGGTCCCGCCGCGCCGCTGTAGCAACCCAGAGATCCAAACTCCGGCGAGTGACCGCGCCCCGATGCGATCTTGTGAGAAAGCCCCTGGATGATCGTCATGCGGTTCTGGAAGGGAGCCAGCGCCGCGATCGGATCGGGCAGTTTGTATTTCGCCAGGGACTCGTCGATAAGTTTGTCGCTCCCGTTATTTGCACCCTCCGGGCGATCCAGTCCCACCGGCTGGATGTGCGCGGGGGGCATGCCGTTGCCTTCGAGGAAAAAGACAATCCTCCGTGGGGCGGCTTTGCCGTTGGCCTCGGCGTGCAGTTGCTGCAGCACCGGTTGCAGCACTACCGCTCCTGCTCCGAGGGTGACGCCCTTGAGAAACGTTCGACGATGCGAGTTCATGTTCATTGATTGATTCGTGTTCAGTGTTAGTTCTTTATTGATTTTCTAGTTTAAACTTTACCAACCGTTCACGATATGATTTGCCTATAATATTATTTATAAATAGTAATAATTTGTTGCATTGTGATATTTTTAAATTGGTGGGCCCAGCCGGACTTGAACCGACAACCCAAGAATTATGAGTTCTTTGCTCTAACCAATTGAGCTATGGGCCCGAAAACCATTTAATTTTATAAAACCGTTAAACAAAGTCAACCACTTTTATTTTTTTGTTATCAATAATAAGATACTGATTTAAATTACAATCAATGCAGATATTTCGCCAGTCATTAGGATTGCTTGACTTTTCCGAATAATCTGGTCGAATTATTTTTTCAAAAGTGTGGCCCATTATCTGTTTCAATCCGTTTATCGGTTCAAACTCATAATTAAAATCAAGCCAAACAATTCCGCCCTTTTCGAGTTTGCCACGACGAGCTTTACCTGCTCCATAGAACCAATGCGAGTCGTTTGTTTCCAATTTAATTGTTGCAGTTTCTGATTCTTGATCTAACCATTCAGAAATTTTTTCCAGATTAAGATTAGGATAAAAATGAAATGAACTAAGTCCTGCGTGAGTGCAAATAAAATCATCTATTTGAATATACCATTTAAATTTTTTTGACAAATAATTTTTAATCGGATATAATAATGTGTTAATACTGGTTTGTCTAATGGAAGAATATCCTGAGCAGATCGTGTGTCGACTGGGGTGAAAATAATGAAGGTCATGGTTTCCCCATAAAACAAACATTTTTTCGGTTTGAAAACATTCTAATAAAAAATTACAAGTTTTTTCAGTGTCACTCTCAGAGTTTTTCTGAAAAGAATCAAAAAAATCTCCTAAAATCACAACTTCATCAGCATCTTCCTTTTTGATTATTTTGTTCGCTTTGTCAGATTCTTGATGAATGTCGGAAATGACTAAGATTCTTTTATTTGAACTGTCAAGTTTCACGATATTTCTGTAACATTTATTGCCTCTAGTCCATACAACTGAATATCTACCATTTCTCCTGTATCATCTTTGAGAGAAAATCCACCGGGAAACAAAACGGCATCGTTTATTGATTCCCAAGTAAATGCAAATTCGTAAATCATTCCCTCATAATCGGTGTAAGAAAACGCCAACGCGAAATCTGACTCGTCCGCGCCAATATCCCAAGAGTGAATCAAATAATCAGACCCGCCCCACCGATCTCCTATGCCAAGAATCTGAGTTTTTTCAAGAGCAGCGATGATGTTGTCTTTTTTATTTTTCATATTTTTAATCGTATCTGAGTTTTTTTTATTTGTCAAGTCTGGTGCATCCGCCGCGACTTGAACGCGGAACCAATAGCTTAAAAGGCTACTGCTCTAACCAGTTGAGCTACGGATGCATTTGTAAAATCTTAAATTACCAATTTCGAATGTTTAATTGAGGAAAAACGTGTCGTTTTTGATTATGAAAATACAATACTAATAAATGTTCAAAATGTCAATCTTCATTTTTTATAAAATAACGGTTGACTTTTTATAAATTTAGTCTAAACTGTCCTTGTAAGTGAAAGTGGTGTCCGACACTTAAAGGACGATCCGGCCAGACCTTCCAAGGCGCCGAGGATAGGGTACCGGAGGGTGCGCAAATCACTTTACTGAAAATAAAGTAAATTAAGTCTATAGTGATTGCAGAAAGAACCAATATATCAGCTTGACTTTTTATAAATTTAATAGATTATTTTCACTATGAAACGTCAACCTATTCTTGGAATCGACACTAACGCTAAAACCGTCAAAGGTTCTAAATTCGGTTACATCACTGGCATTTCGTATTTGGCTCCCGCTGACGAATCGGGTTATAATACGTGCAAGAACGCTTCTGTTGGTTGCAAATCTGCGTGTCTATTTACTGCTGGTCGTGGCGTTATGTCTAACGTGAGGGAAGCACGAGTGGCTAAAACATTGGCATTTTTCAAGAACAAAGGTATTTGGATGAGTCAGCTTTCCTCTGAAATCACAAAACTTCTGAAAAAGGCCGATAAACAAGGTAAAATACCATGCATCCGGCTCAATGGAACCAGTGATTTGCCATGGGAAAATATCAATCTTAATGGTAAAAACATTATGGAACACTTTCCAGTTGTTCAATTTTACGATTATACCAAGTCTTTTGAACGGATGAATAAATTTATTACGGGTACTCTTCCTAAGAATTATCATCTAACTTTTAGCCGTAGTGAGACAAACGACAATCAAGTTGACTTGGTTTTGAAGTCAGGTGGAAATGTTGCGGTAGTTTTTCGTAATTCGTTACCGACAAATTACAAAGGCTACAAAGTTGTTGACGGAGATTTGACGGACCTTCGTTTTACTGATGAGAAAAATGTCGTGGTAGGTTTAATCGAAAAAGGTAGAGCTAAAAAAGATGAAAGTGGATTTGTGGTAGAACCTGAAATTTAATCTGGCGGTACCCCCCCAACGGGTAGGTTAATAAACAAACTGTTTTGATTGACGATCGATTAAGTCTCATTCATAATCAAACTAAATAAATTTTAAAAATTGTGTTGAATCGAGATGAGAATTATATTTACAAAGGCTACGTGTGTACAAGTAATTGACATTTATGGAGATACATTTTATAAAAATTATAAATCAAACGACGTGGTTCAAATTTATAAAATTGAAAAAGTATCCGACAACTACAGTACGATTTTTTTATGCAACGGAGAAATTTTTGTTGACGTAACAAATTCTTCGTTTAAAGTTTAAATTATGAATTCATCAAATTTTCAAAATCAAATAGACGCAGCTTCAATGTCATCGGCTAAAACTCAAGTATCACTTCGAGATACTCAACAGGTTGAATGTGACGAATGCAAAAACACTACCTTTCAACAAGTAGTGATGATGCGACGAGTATCTCGTATTTTGACGGGAGCACCAAAAGATTCTTATATGCCTATTCCTACGTTTCAATGTGCATCTTGTGGTCATGTCAACGAAGAATTTCTGCCGGCAGAACTAAAGCCGGAACCATCAAAATTGAAGACTTGATTTAAGATAGGGATTGACTTTTTATAAAAATAGTTTAAGCTGTCCTCACAGTATGAAAATCTATTTTAAGAGCAACAAATTTGCGAAACTACTTAACGCCAATTCGATTGAGGCATCTTTTATTCCTTCAAGAACAAGAACAAGCGAATTTCCTATAAAAGACGGGGAAGATTCAGCGGTTGTTTTATTTATGGAGCAGACGCATCTTCCATCATTTGTAATTTATTTTAATTTTTCTATGCCTGATGGTGGTCGTAGTCGTCTTCGTGCAGACCAAGTTTATAGAAGATACGAAGATGAGGGTATGTATAAAACTTATTTTGGTCAAGGTTCAACTATTCCTATGGATAAAATTCCAGAAATGTATTCTACTATTAAGAAAATTGAAAAGTTAATTATGAATCATTTTGGCGTTCACTCTGGGGGGTTAAGCTGGTGAATCGCTTCTTGACACACATTAAAAATTCGCTATACTTTATTTATGACGAGTGAAACGGCTAAATTAAAAATTCAACAGATTATACGTGATATAGATTCTATTGCTGACGTTACTCGTTCATTTGCAACAGAAGATGCTAAACAAGAGCTAATTGAACAGATCGAGACTGCGATAGTTGCTTTGGATTCAGTTGAGGATATTATTGACGGAGACACTGCGCTCGAAAATTACTTAAAAAACAATTCTATTGTTTAAAAATTTCAAATGGCTAAGTAGACCAACGGCAGAGTCAATTCACTTAAAATGAATGTAGTATGGGTTCGAATCCCATCTTAGCCACCATTTAATTTCTCTGGTGGTACCGCCTCTCTACGTGGTAGAGAAAAAAATATATTTGGTTGACTAACTGATGGAGTTTAATATATATGTATGGTTGGAATCTCAACTATTTCTTAACAAATGGTGGTTCCACCCGGACTCGAACCGAGATAGCGCTCCAATCTAGAGCATATACAGATTATAAGTCTGTCATGTTACCATTACATCATGGAACCTAATTAAACCTTATAAGTGGAGAAGTTATTTCTTTAACATAAACCACTTTTATGTCTTTAGGTGTTATCTTAACCAGCGTTGACCACTTTTTAAAAGCTTTTTTATTTGCGTTCGTCAAATTTTTTGCTTTAAGGTATCCCACTCTAATTTTTTTTAAATAAATTGCATAATTTTTCATGTTTGATCTTTGTTTTAAATTTAAATATTAGCATCCGGAATGGGAGTCGAACCCACATCTTGCTCGCTGAAAACGAACTGTTTTAAACCAATTAAACTATCCGGACTTAAAATAAATTTGTATTAATATATGATTTATCTAATTATAGTCAATCGTATTTAAACAAATTAAACATGAATTATTTCCATAACTTATTTGAATTTAATTAATAAACCCTGCCTTGTATTTAAAACCTCTCGCGTTTGAGAAGGTCTCACATTTTGTGGTACTGTCGGCAGGATTCGAACCTGCAACGTTTGATATTATCTCATTCAGGGTAGAAACCTGAGCCGTTCATCCAATTCCGGTCACGACAGCATTATTCCAAACACCATTAATATATATGACAAAATCCTAATTGTCAACTAACTGAATCAATCCCGAATTGATTCCATAAACTTGATTCCGGACTTGACTACCGACTTGATCCCAGACTTGATCCCAGACTTGCCTACCAACTTGACTACCGACTTGATCCCAGATTTGACTACCGACTTGACTACCGACCTGATCCCAGACTTGATCATCGACTTCCCAATAAATTTTATCAGTTAAGCTTTTCATCGACTTGATCCCAGATTTGTCTACCGACTTGACTACCGATTTGATCCCAGATTTGTCTACTAACTTGACTACCGGCTTGATCCCAGATTTGTCTACCAACTTGATTACCGACTTGATCCCAGACTTGATCATCGACTTGCTCATAGACTTCCCAATAAATTTTATCAGTTAAGCTTTTCATCGACTTTATTCCAGACTTGATTCCAGACTTGCCTACCGACGTGATTCCAGATTTGACTACCGACTTGATCCCAGATTTGTCTACCAACTTGATTACCGACTTGATCCCAGACTTGATCATCGACTTGATCATCGACTTGCTCATAGACTTCCCAATAAATTTTATCAGTTAAGCTTTTCATCGACTTGACCCATAGACTTGTTCATGGGTTTAATGTCAATCCGTTACACGAGATAGTCTCTCTGGGGTATATTCAACTTGACCAACCACACGATAATTTCCCTCGGGCAACACGATAGTATCATGTTCTTGATGAGTGAGAGAAGCTCCTGCTGGTTTATTCACCTCGACATACTTGGCCAAAGAATTCTCATTATCAGCATAACCCACCGCGTTACCATCTAAAATACTGTGATGATGGCCGGTAACTTCACCAAGGGCCAAAGTAACTCGTTTGGTTCGCTTCAATGAATTTGGAATAGATGTAATTGGAATAAGAAGAACATCTCCCTGTCTGAATAGTTTATTTTTCATTTTTTTAATTCTTTATACTAATTTATCAAATTTTTTTCAAATGTCAATCTATTAATTTATCCACACTTACTTTAACAGTATCAATTAGGTCTGAACCTGTAATTGATCACAGTATTGTTCGGGTGTCTCAAACATCATACTGCCATCTTCATTGCGCCAGGTTGAAGCAACGGCTGCGCGAGCGGTTTTAAGACCACCGTAAGCGTTAGGATCAACGCGGATGAAGTAATCCTTAAAGGTGCCATCCGACTCCATCGTAGAATTGACGACCTTGACCATCATCAGCGGTTCATCGCCAAAAAGTTCCTTCCGATAAAGAACACCAAAGTCATCCGAATTCACAACGATTGCACCACTGTCGTTAAGGTAACGGCTTTGACTATACTGATCAATTTTGACTCGTCTCACTTCAATATTTATTTCGTTTTCAATGTCATTGACGGTGATCTTTTCAGGATTTTCAACCACGTATCGTTCAACAATTACCCCTCGAATGGCATAGACATTGCTCTCATCATCCTTACCAAAGTCAATTGCGGGTCCATCCATTCGATGTAGAAGTGAAATTGTTCCAGCGCGAATATCTTCGTGGTTTTGTTCAAAATAAACTTTAGGCTTCTTGCAAACAATGCACGCGGTATCGAAAAACAACGTCCAACCCAGTTCCATACCATCCACGAAAAACTGATTGGGCGTGATATTCTGGAGTTTAACTTCTTTTCGGAAGAATTCATATAATGATACGCCGCCAACGTTGTGATTCATCCAACCGAAGTTAATTTCTGATCTAAGTGCACCCATCTCTTTGGCCAACCTGATTGCCTTGGCGGGAGAATCGACAATGTAGATTTTAGGAGTCTTCTCACCTGCGTTTTTATAAAATGCATCAATAATTTGATGAACACGTTTCTTAGAGGGAAACTTAGAACAGATTCCTTTTTGAATCCATTCGTTCGCATACACCTTTAATTTTTCCATTTGTTTAGAAGTAAGACTTTCGATCATAGATGTTTTTATTTAACGGTTGATTACTTTATCAAATGTCAAACTATTTTTTTAATTGACTTGATTCCAGATTTGACTCTGGACTTTCAAATTCTATTTTTTTATCAAAAATCAAATTTTTGGCATCATCCAATTCAAATAAAGTTGCGGAGTTTTTGTTTTCTGACCAACCTAAAATCGAAAGATATGTTCGATCTTTACCATCTTTAATGACTACAAATTTTTTTTTCATAATTAAAATTGAGTGGTTAATTTAGAAGAATAAGCTAAATTGCTGCCTTTGTTCTTACGATAAGATACTTTTTGATAATTTTGAAATCCTCGTTTAGAAGTAATAACTATTGAACCTGCCGTCTTATGTCCATAATGAATGTATCCATAGGGTGATTTGTTTCGGGCAATTTCTTCTCCACAAGATAAACATATCTTGTATCCTAAAATAGATCGTTCCTCTGAAATTTTGTTTCCACAACCACAGATGTTCATTTTTAAAAGTATATCTTAAATTTAAAAAAAGTCAAACAATTTTTAAATTTAAATTTTTTTGTTTGAAAATAAGTTTTCTAAAGGATGATAATTAATCAATTTTTTACAATAACTGGTCGAAGAATCCTTCTCAACTAACCACAACTCATTTTTATAATAAATCAAAACGTAATGATAGTTTTCATCAAACAACCAACGTTGAATAAATACCTTAATCTCCGAATCAGAAATTTCAATAGGATCATGTTCACATGTTTTATGATCATCCATAAGCGGCGACTTAATACGATCGATGTATGAACGATATTTAATTGGTAGGATCTTTGTCATGACCTTAATTAAACTAAATGAATACCACTCTTCAAATCTCCATCGTTTAACGCGGATAAATTATTGAGCCGAGTCTGAACTCTCTCACACGCATGTTCTTCAATAGTATTGCTGCTAAAGATAATCTTTTGCAAACACTTTGTCAATCCGCCTTGACGAGCAATTCGCCCTAACGCTTGTAACAAATTTATTGCACTAAAACTTGGAATCAATATTGACGCACGAGGATACTTTCCATTCAAATCATGTAAGCTTACTCCCGCATTGCCTGCCATCATATTCACTAACATAATTCTCTTACGATCTAAATTAAACTCATCGATGTCAGCCTGACGTCGTTTATCACTCTGACCACCTACAATCTTACCTATTGAATTAACTAACTTGGTATTCTTCAATAACCGATTTTCTAATGCTTCAATACTATCCGTAAAATTCAAAAACACCACCGGACTAATACCTTCTTCATACCAATCCTCAACCTGTTCAACCAAACTCGGAACCTTTAATAACTCGGTTCTACGCCGCGCCTCCATCATAATCGCAAATACATGCGCACTATAATTGGACGCCCGTTGATTAAGACGATCTAACTCCACCTGCATTTGATCATAAATCGTGTTTATCTTTACAGTATTGTCTCCCATGTCATATGCCTCTGCCAATATATGATTTTCAGGAAAAATCCCAGTAAACATATCGGTTGTCATCCGACTCGCACTTTTTTGTGTAACAAATAAATCTTCATGAATTTCTAACATTCCACGTATCGATTTAGTTGTCGACATATCAATCGAAATTCCACCAAACTTATTGAATTCCGCACCTTTAGACTGACAAAACTTGGTGAAATTAACTCCGTTATGTAATTGAGTCACGTAACCCAATGCCTTTAACTCTAAAACCGTGGTTGCAAATGTCGCACTTAACATCAAAATTTTAAACCGATAATTCGCACACGCAATTAATAAATCCGAGTTAATACTGTTAAACCCACGACACTTATGCACCTCATCGAAAATTACTAAACTGTTTTTAGGAAAATTTAAAGTTATTCCTGAAGATTCCCAATTCTTACGTTTAAAATACTTCTTTTTATCAAACTTTACCCACGACGTATTTCCTCGAATCAGTTTCTCATAGTTAATTACTAATGAACCAACCACCCCAAATTGTTTCAATACCTTATGCCAAACAGGTATCACCACTTTCGGACAAATCACCACCACCGGCGAATTCATTTGATTGGCAATCGCACACGCCACATACGTCTTACCAGTGCCAGTCTCACTCTTATCCACCGCATAACCATTCAAATAAAGACTATCAATTAATGTCTTCGCATGTAGCTTTTGCGGTTCCAATAAAGTAGAAATAGAATTCATGTTCAATAAAGATACACCAAATTCCTCAAAATACAAGACTTTTAGTTATTCCTTACAATAATCGTTTCTAAACTTCTCTTTCCGAGTGTATCCCTTCTTGGAAGGAACCACGCGAGTGACAGGATTTAACTCCCCCCACGTTTTTCGGACCAACTTATATGCTTTAGTGACTTTCATATTGTGAGGACAGCTTACACTGTTTTTATAAAAAGTCGACCGTTATTTAATCGTTGTAAACGACGCACTTATAACCGTTTAAACGAGGATTCTTCCGAACTGCCTCCTCAATCGGAACGAAGAAGTGACAAACCAACTCACCCACATCGTCACGTTCCTCACCGCTATAAACCATTGTCACAGAGACACCCGTAGAAGGGTTAACGAGATCAAACCCCACATCGCACGCATCATCGTAGAGAGGATGAAAAAGATCATGGCCAGTCAATTCACTGAGTTCAGAAACAAAAGTCTTCGACTCTTTAATGTGAGTGAACTTGACGAGTGAGATAGGATTCAGTTTCAATTTCATTATGAAACCAGTTTACCACGACTTTATAAAAAGTCAATGGCTTATTTTGCGTTACTATTTTTTAAAATCTTTCCAATCAACAAATAAAATTAAAGCTCGTCAGATTCGTTATTCAACTCTGAATCATTTAGTGATTGTTGACTACACGGTTTATTAAATAAATTATCCAATAACAATTCAGATTCAATATATGACATCGTAGCGTCAGAAATCGCTTGAGTTTTACCATAAATTTTTACAAGCCTATTAGAAAACACGTGCACACGAACTCCATTTACATAAATAACTTTCATTTGTCAAAAAAGTTATTGAAATTATTTTCAACTATTTTACACGCCAAATCTTTTATTTCTTCTAACTCTTTTCCACTAACTGAACGAGTGAAAAGATCCCACTCGTTTGATCTAACTCGTTTTGGATACAAAGAAAACCTAGAATTTAACAGACTCGTTAAATCCGATTGAATTTGTTCACGACAAGATAACAAATCATTTGTGTTCATATGTTGTTTAAAGTTCAGTGTATGCTACGCTCACCGCTGGTGAAGTGTCATTCACCCACACGTTTGCCATCTTTGACCAGACTGATTCATCATCCCGAAAGCACGCTTTATGCTTCTTCCACGCTTTCTTTTCTGCTTGAATATGATTTGCAGCTTTAATATACCCAACCTCAACGCCATTCAGATACACGATGTAAGTTTTCATTGTGTAACATCATAGAGGGTTTTTTGAAACTTGTCAAGTGCCAACACCACAAAATAAACGAATTGATTGATATAACCGCCACAAATCTTATCCCACATCAAATATTAGGAATCATTGTCTTTATCAATTAATTCTATAATCCCTGCTGCGTGCCGCCCCGCTTCGTCTTGTAAATCAGGTCTGCGTATTTGTGAAATTATAGAATTTAATGTCAAAGCGCATTTCCTAGCTAATTCACTTTTTCCCGCAGGAAGGTTTTCATTAATGAATGATTCATTTATGCATTCTCTGATCAATTGTTTTAATTCTGATTTTTTCATATGGATTATATAGAGGGTTTTTTGAAACTTGTCAAGTGCGTCCGTAAATGCTTGTAAATTTATCAAATTCACCTACTCTACGACCGCCCATGGTGACTGTTCCCCCCTGTTTCTCTACACTTGCAAGTATCGCGTTGCCTAGCTTGTTTAGTTCATCTTTGTCGTCTGCTATATTTCCTTCTAAGCCAGCAAACGTTCCTTTAGCCTCCGCTACGTAGAGGTAGGTAAATTCTGATTTTGCTATACCTAAAGTTAATATTTTGGCGAGACTTGAAACCTTACAGTTGATTTTTATCATATCTTCACCATTGCGACTTGTAAGCGTGAGAAGCTCGAATGTCTCCAAGGGCTTTCCATTGTTGGCTTTTAAAATATTCAATAGTTTTTCGGCCTTCCTTTTTGTCAGACGAAATTCGTCTGGTAAGGATCCTTTTATTCCAGTAAGAGGGTTTTTATGTCGTTTTTCATATTTTTCAACAGCAGCATTCCAATTTTCCAGATAGTCTTCGTATTTCACGGTCGTGCTCGCATAAGGTGAAAAGAAGGTAGTCAAATCCCCTGGTCTTACAGAAGTCTTAAAGTATCCTTTATCCAATATTTGTCTAAATAAAGGAATCTCTCTAAGATATTCATAAGATCGTTGATTGTCTGATTTTTTTCCTATCTTCTTTACATCATTGAACATTTTATCATAAGCATCTTTGATATCCTCATCTTCCACATTTATATCAGAATACTCACTGAGGGTTTCGTGAGATGGATTGGATTCTTTTTCAATTTTGCTGTCTTCAATTTTGCTGTCAAAAAATGGATTGGATTCTTCTTCAATTTTACCGTCAAAAAATGGATTTGAATTTTCTATTATGACTTCCTTGTAGCATTCTCTAATCAATTGTTTTAATTCTGATTTTTTCATGTGGATTATATAAAGTTGTGATAATAAATATATATGAAAAAATAAAAACGTATTTTATTTATATTATTTCGACTCCATCCGAAGTCGTGAATGGTTGTCATATCGTTAGAGTTAAAAAATCAAAAATGCGGGTTTATTGATTAAACTTTAGGAGTCTTTGCCGCCGCATTGTCAGCAGTTCCTTAGATACGCTCTTTCGGTTTCCCGCCGTGGCAATCTACACGGTTAATTATGTTAAGAGTATACAGGTTTTTTGAAACTTGTCAAGAGCCAACATCATTTGAATATTTTCTCAAATCGTTTCGCTTGCTTATCAATCTGAAGTGCTTGCCCAACCTCCCCGCCATGTCGTGCGTCGTAAGCAATATTACGGAGGACTCGTGCGTGATCTTGCATCTCGCCGCGCACGGCATTGATAAACTCAGGCACAACAGTCCATTCGCCGCCGTTATGTGGCACGCTGTCGCGCAGTGCGTCAGCCTGCTCTTGTGTAAGCCCATAATCCTCGATGAGGTCGGGCGAGTCCGCGAGGGCGGCGAGCTTGTGCAGCACCTCCCCAGCGTCGTTTTTAGTGAGGTTCATTGTGGTAACACTATAGAGGGTTCTTTGAAACTTGTCAAGAGCCAACAACTACCAACTCGCAGAATAAGCAAACTCATGGTCTTTCAACTTGTCCGATTCCAGAATCTTCGTGAGAGTTTCTGCCGTATATTCTATACTTGACCAATACCATTCATCATATTCTGTGTCACCGAAAAAGAATCCTGATTGAGTTGGTAAATTTTTCTCAGCCATATTCCGCTGCTTTTCAGGAGACTTTTGATTGGTGATTTCAACGCACAAATCACGCAACGTCTCTAGCTTTTCACGAGAAACGCGGGAGCGTCGGCAATCGTCATTTCCATCCTGACACTCACGAACAAACCACGCATGAATGGCGTTCGCTTTTCGCCAGTAAGCGATATTGCAAGAGACTTCGATGCTTGGAAAATCTTGGTCGAACAGATTTAGCGGCACATCTATCGCCTTACGAATTTTTTCAAAAGAATCAGGCTTTGGGCGATGGCCCAAAAGCCGTTCAGTTGCGTCGGAGCTTACATACTTTACAGAATGAAGATAAGAGTCGAGTCCCATAATTTTTTATTGGTTAATGTTAAGACCAGTATAAACTATTTTTAAACTAATCAAACTATTCTTTTGACGAGGAATTTTTATTCTCGTCGTAGATTCTACGATGCGTCTCATCTAGTGAGGAGTAAGGACACACCCAGCCTTGCGCTTGAGTTTGCCAAGAGCGGGTGAAAGCGGTATTTGAGCGACTAACATCATCAACTCCTCTAATCGGATGAAGTTTAATCGGATTAAGTTTTAATTGTTTTGACTGCGGCTTAGAAGCAACGCACCCAACACTCATAATCAAACAAACCAAACACAATATATTTTTCATTTTATTTATATTATTTAATGACGTAAGTATTATTTATTAAGTAGCCGCATCCCAATCACGATCTCTTCCATTCAAAAACTCTGGAATATCAGTGTCCGCCCATTTATTTGAATCTTCTTGAGTTATCACATCAATATGAGAGAATAGTTCATTATATTTAACACTATTCATAATATCCTCGTAGAGAGCATTCTTAGCTTCCTCTACCATATCCGCATTGTCCAAATCCACAATATAGTGGTGAGAAATACAAACTTTTGCTAAATTCATAATAAAATCCTATCAGAGTTTTTCTATTTGTCAAGCCAAACGCTAGTCAGCGTGTATCCATCCGTCCACCGTGCTCCACAGGACAGGCACAACACAGGCTGATACACGACGCCCACGCCATAGTTTGCGTAGGATTCGCCTTCGAGCGAATCACTACGGCAGACAGGGCAATAACTCCCGCCGTGTTTAACATAATCCTTGAGTTGCTTAGCGGTGAGGGGATTGGGAATGTCGGTGTTTTTAGTCATTAGAATCCTGGAGCGACGGGCTGACCGGCGACGTGTCGTTGGTGCACGGCACGTTATCAAGGCTATCAAGGTCAAGTTTATTAAAATTATCAACCACAATTTGACACGCCAAATCCTTTACTTTATCGTCGTGGTAAATCCGACGAACGGCGGAATGGTGAAGTCGTTGTGGATGACCACGTAGCGTGCCGACATATTTGACTTCACCAAATTGCGAATCCAACAGACAAATTAAATCTTCTTGAATCTGTTCACGAACAGAGAGAACTTCGTTTTTAGTCATAACATAATCCTACATCGGTTTTATAAAAAGTCAAGCCTCCAACTTTTAAAAATTAGCATTTGACTTTTTTTAAAATTAAGATAAACTGTACCTACAGTAAAGATGCGACCGACCGAAAGGCGTCAAGAGTAGGGGACCAAATCCTGCAATAATACCTTTATCGTTATCTAACTTTAATATAAAAATTCTCACCGGCTTTTGACCGGTGAGAATTCTCCCCCATTTCCTTGGCGATTTTACGCCTCGACCATAGTTTTGTTTGTCATTTTAGTTAATTTTGTAAAGTTATTCAAATCAACCCGTTTAATTTGATGCGTATATTGATTCAAACCTGAAATATACTTCTTACCAACACCATGAACAGACTCGTTATAGGTTTCATTTATAGGAATAAACACTACCGTTCGATTAGAACAACTCGTTTTACCGGGTCGACCACGCCCTACTGGTTTGCCATTCAATAAAACTACTCGTTTAAGTGTCATTTTGGTCTTAGGCCGGCCAGGACCACGTTTAATAACTGTTTTAGAATCTTTTACCACTTCAAGTGTAACATTATTTCCATCAATCATATTTATTTTTGTTAATTATTTTTTTTTAGAGAACAACTTTCCAGCTTCAGTTAAAGAATATAGTGGTTCGCCATTTTTGTCATACTCACTAATTTCTACCAAACCTTCTTCAACTAAATCATTAAGAGTTTTAGATATTTCTTCAAGTTTAATTTGATTTAAGATCTCCATCGCCTGTTGTTTTTCACAGTTCAATTCACTTTTAATTATTTCAATTGCGGTTTTATCATCCAAAAAAACGTCTTCAGTATGATTAACCACTACATTTTCAACTTGAGTAGGATCAATTTTGTCAACGTGATTCAATAATTGATCTATCGTACCAGTAAAAGGTACGAATATCTTATTTATATTTGATTTATTCTTCGGAGTTTTCATATTTTTTATTAGCGGTTTTCGAAAGAAGATTATCTTTAGAAAAAGACATTGACGAACAGTCGCCACAAATCATTTTACCATCACTTAGAAAATCCCAACCAGCCATCCAGGCTTGTTTATGATCTTCAAACACTTCTTCCTTACCACACTTGTAACATTTACACTTTATCATACTTTTATTTACTAGATGCAAACACTTTGTCTTCTCCACCAAAAACTTTTTCTAAAAGAAAACGTTTTACCTGATTATTATTCTTTAAATCAAATCCAGTTATGTGCCGATCGTCACGAGAAATAACTAGAATTTTACGCCATTGATTCTCAAAATATTTGTCCGGATATAAAAACTCAACCACTTGTTGAAAGTTATCAATCTTATCAGCATTGACCGGAAGTAAAGTTCCACTCTCATCTCCTCGTGTATAGGTAAGAGTCACCATCTCATCCAAAACTCGGATGGTATAATTGTATTCTTCTTCTTCGGCAGACGTCGGAACAAGATAGATTCCGCCAACACCAGTCTTAAAATGACCCACTAATTGAGCCGCTAAACAACCAACTCCATTAGCAGTTTTTGCCGCCACGTTGGTTTCAATTCCGTTGGTTATCTTGAAATCTTTCAAAAATTTAACAAGTTCGACACCGTGTCCTTCTAAATAACCATCCATTTGTCGATACATGGTTAGAATCACATTGTTTGATTCATCTAAAACCCGCGTAATACTTCGTGTTCCCATATAAATATATGTTAAATTAGTCTTGAGAATTATCTAATGACTTACGCCAGTCGAACTTTTCATTTTCTTCACGTTCGTGTCGTTTTCCATTATTCTTTTTATTACTACCATTCTTCTTATACTTCTCGTATTTACTATTAGCTTTATAACTTTTTCCCATATATTTTTGTTTTGGAGCGAGCCGAAGGATTTAAACCTTCCCCTTCGATCTGGACGACCGATGTGCTCCCCATGTATCACCAGGCTCGCATTATGTTTTGTTTATACTACATTGGATCACAGTCGTTATAACCATCAATATATCCATCTCGATAGTCACTATCCGTCAACAATTCATCAATACAATCTAATCCCAACTGTGCGTCTTTTTCACCCGCAGAATAACCACGGTCATATTCTTCCGATTTAAGGGATGAGTCATCAGTCGAGAACTCTGCATTATTAGATGTTGCCTGAACACGATTTTTATCTTCAGGAGTCATAGTATCACTTAACGCACTTCTGTCAACCTGTTCGGCCACCACTTCATACTTACACGTCCTAAGTTTCTGACACGAACAATCGGTAGGCACACTAACCACATCGGCCGGGTCAATCTTAACAATCATTAAACGCCCATCCGAAGTCGCCCAATCATTAGCATACTTCAAACTACCCGCGTGAATGCCCTCTCCACAACCAACCGAAGCATCATCACAAACATTGTTACGTTCAACTTCAATCACTTCACCCACCGCGTTGTTAAGCCGACCAGAACTATCAACTTTTCCACGAATCACTCTCGTCGAAAGATTCGCGTGCTTAGACCAATAATCCGTTTGCACACCCTTGTATGCCAAAAAATAACCATCAGGAGTCAACGGCATATTCTTATGCTCCAAAAACGTGTAAAGCTCAGAAACCGCTCGCCGACTCGGATTCTTCATCAATCTATTCAAAAAATTCACAATAGGTTCAACCGGCAACTTCTCATCCATAAATTGAAGAATTTTCTTAGTCACATAATTATCCACTGGAACATCATTGTAAGATACCAAACCATGTTTAACCAAAATCTTACCTTCACAATAACGATTAACCGTCGAAGTAATATCAAATAATTCAACCAGCTTGTCAACTTCAACAGAATCCGACACCAACATCGCCTTAATAGCCTCATATTCCTTATGAGTCTTATCCGTCACATAAGTTTTACCGTTAATCACCGCAGTAATAGACGTAGAAGTAATAATATACGGAATTTTCATTTGTTGTTTAATGTTTAATGTTTAATCTACTTTTTACTTTATCAAAAATTTACTCGTTGTCAACCTTATTTTTAACGGCGGAGAGAAAGATGGTTCTCTCTCCGCCGTTATACTATGATATTAACTCACTACTAACTTTTCGTTACCATCCACGAAATTCACATATTCTACCAAATTTTTACTGTATGATTCATCTTTATTTTTTCCAATAAAACGGTCATCAATCATACACAAAACCGGATAACGCTTGTTAAACTGTTTCAATAAAGATGTCACCATAGACTTATAATCGTCAATCTCTTTTTCACAATTTTTAATGTTAGATACAAAATTTAACAAAACCTCACGATAAGTTTTAAGCTCTCTACTGTCTGAAGAATTAAAAATAATCTCTCTCAGTTTAGAGAAAATACTCTCCGAATCCATAATCTCACTCGTCTGAATGTTTTTGAATAAAAGCCGAAACTTATGGGAATTCATATAACCCGCTATGTCACCCGAATTATAACCATAATTACTACCTATCTCAATGTAATTGACACAGGCAGCTTTTAACATCGATACAATTTTCTCACGATTAGGACTCACACTAAATAACTCTTTCAAATACACATTCAATTTCACAAATTGACTTTTTAACTTGCTGACCGCCGATGACCTAACCGCGATAATTTTAGGAAGTTTTATATTAAAGGTGGTTTCCAAATAAGTAAGAAAATCCAAAAAACTCGCCGGCGAATAATCACGCCCATTAAAGTTAATCTGCCACTGATTTATCTCTACATAAATCACCCGTTTATCGTTCTTATCAACCAACGTCGGAACGTAATAATCAGAATAACTATGCCTCGCCAAAGAAGCACGTTTACGGTCTAACAAAAACATCTTCTTGCCAGACTTGGGATTGTAACTATAAGACTGAGACGATGTAGGATACAATTCTGAAGTCTTTACAATCGGTAACGTATCAAACTTAATTAACGGAATATCAAAACCCACCTTACGCACCCATGCATTAAATTTAACTTTGTCCAATACCTTAAAAACATAAACCCACTTTACAGGCGTTGTCGTCGGAGCACGTTCAATCAATGCCGCCACACGATTCAAAATCTGTTTATCAGTGTCGTTCACACTAATATATTTAATGGAATCCTGACATTCAATAGTTGAAAATTGCCCACAAGCACGAACTCGACGATGCCCACGCCGCGTCTTTTTATACCGCGTAACCGCAAGACCAATGCTCTCAGAATCATAACTCGCAAATGGCCCCGTCGATGACAAATTCAAATCATAAGTGCTACCACCCAGTTTCTTAATAAGATTATCCGTAACAAACCTCAAATGATAATACTTAGAATGATAATCACTAAAACGATTGACCAATTTCTTCTTTTCAAAATTAGTCTTGCACTCATCAATTTCCTTTTGAATCAAATTAGTCAACTGTTGCAAAATCTGAGGCATAACTTTTGCAAAATATGCCTTCGTCTTAGCCGTATATTGTAATCCCTCACGACTCGCGGCCACATCCACATCACCAATCTCCGCCTTCAAAACAATGCCCGACGAGTAAATAGAATTATTATAATTTGCAAAAGTTGTGCAATCCTCTTTGTTGATAAGCTGTTCCGAATCAACCTCATAACAAATGTTGCCCATCAAAAGTTTAGTCTTGGACTGAGATAACAATTTCTCACTCATATACCAAGTCTCACCTTCAAATAAAGACTTGTCCTTTTCAATAACAACCGTGTTACCCTCAAAAATAGGAGTCACTTTCCAATAACTAAAAAACGTCTTAGCCTTGTCAACCCACAACGAAACGTCACCCTTCGACACCGGAATCTGAATCTCCAAACCATCTTCCTCAACAGTAGGCTCACAACTCACTCGCACCAAATCACCCTCCGCACTACCAGCGACGTGACACATAAAAATACTCTTAACCCCACGATGATAATTCACAATCGTAAAATTATCAGTGTACGCAAACGCACTCTTTGAACCAATCCCTAACATACCAGTCTGTTCATTAGAACTACGCTTGGTTGACTCACCATAATTAGCAAATACCTCCCAAATTCGCTGCTCACTCATTCCAACTCCATAATCTCTTACCACAAACGTAGAAACTATCAAATTAGGTAACTTTACCAAAATCGGACGAGTCGGCTTGCCCGCCTCAACATGAGCATCCATAGCATTCGTCGAATATTCACGTATAGGTGCCAAAATCTTGTCAGAATACAAACTGTCCCGCAAAATCGTGGACAAATGCGCCCAACCACTCGCCTTAATCCCCAACTTACGAGATTCGTTCCCAAGATTGTTCGTAACCAAACCAGTAGTGTCTTTAGCTGTAATAATCATAGTGAATAAATAATATCCGACTTTTTATATTTGTCAACTGTATGTTTTAACCAACCACAATCTCACACCCAATCACTGACGGAAAATACTCACGAATACTATCATTCACATTCTTAACCACTACCCTGCCAGAACTAGATGGCTTGTGAGGAGCCCTCCAATCAATCACCTCAACCTCCTCACCCCGAAAGGTTGTCACTTGCTGACCACGCACAACCTCAAACCCAGCCTTGTTAATCAATTTGTTATTCATAGTGTTTAATTTGTTATTCATAGTTCAAATATCTTATTCCAACTTTATAAAATGTCAACCACTTTCATAAATTCCTAAAACTCAAACGGTTACATAAATAAATAATCACCCATTCATCCGCCACCACAATATCACCCTCCACATAACCATAAATATCTACCCCACATTCAATTTCCATTCTCTTTTTAATGTTGACTTTTTATAAAATCTATGTAAAATGTACACATAATAAAGATGCGACCGACCGCAAGGCGTCAAGAGTAGGGGACCAATCCCTACCCATATACCTTTATCGTTATCTGACTTCACCATAACGTCCACAACCAATACCTTAAACACATACCTTAAATTATTTTTATAAAAAATTCTCTTTACTTTTTATAAAATCAGTATAAACTGTACCCGTAAGTAAAACCAGATAGACAAGTGGCGGCGACACTAATAGCCAGACAGGTCGACCCGAAAGGGCACCAAGGGTAGAGGACCAAAACCTGCGCAAATACCTTTATCGTTATCGCCATTAGTTCATAAATTATCACTATTAAAAAAACTTAACTATGTTAATTTGACTACCTTAATAGTCTCACGCTAACCTAATAATGTTAGACCAACCTAATAATGTTAGGCTAGACTAATAATACGAGGTTGAACTGAAAATGTTAGGCTAACCTAATAATGTTAGGCTAGACTAATAATACGAGGTTGAACTGAAAATGTTAGGCTAGACTAACAAAGTAAGTCGACCTTGACTTTTAATAAGCAAAAACCCCCACGGTGAACAAACTTTAATAAACGAAAACTCCAACGGTAAAAATAAATAATATATCAATACTCATATCCATATTCGTTATATCAACTATCATAATAATATCTAACATCTTTTCTCCAACTTAATCATTTCTAATACCACAAGACCATATCAGTTTCTCAAATATATAATAAGTGGGGTTGAAAATACGATGAAAAAAATAATATCACTCATCACACAACCTCACACAGTTCATATCACACATCACATCACATCACATCACAAAATATAATAACAAAAATATAACACGAAATATAATAACAAAAATATACAAAAAAATCTGGAGAAAAATACAAAAATGGGTGTGGAAAACGTCAATATTTATTTATTTTATCAACCTCATCCGTATCTCTTAGCTTTGATAATGCTTCTATAGATCTATTATATTCTTATATAATAAAACAAAGATGACTACGTTCACACGGTTCATATATAATTTATACACTATAGTTAAAACGTATACGTGAAATCACACGTGAACATTACAATTATATAAAAAAGAGGGGGTGGTACCCCCCCTCGAGGCGGTTCATTCGTTATCTTTTACATAATTGTCAACACAACATATGGATAAACATGAATAATATTGTTTTGAGAATATTGACGTATGAGGGGGGTGGTACCCCCCCCTCGAGGCGGAATAACATAACAAGACACAAACAGATGTTAACAGAACATATAAATAATTGACTTAGATCGTGGAAGTGGTAGATATAGGATATAGTTGGTTAGAAGTTAGTTAGAGATATTAGTTAGGAAAAGGCAGAGAAGAATTAGATAAGGTAGGGAGGCAGATAGTGAATAATTTTATCAACAGTATCGTAGAAATTTTGGTTATTATTAAAGGGTTATTATTAAAGGGTTATTATTAAATTTGTGGGTAGTAATTTAATATTTATATATAAAAGAAAAACAAATGAAAGATTTGGGACAATTTATTAGAGCTACGTTAAGAGAGTATTTGAATGAGAATGAAAAGCCACCTAAAAGTGGCGAATCTTCTGGTAAACCAGCAGTGTTTAAACAAAATTCAAAACCAATCAAAACTAATTTGATGAATATAAGTCAGATAGTTGATAATATTGATGGAATACCATATTATAAAGAAGTTTTGGATGATGTTAAAAACAATGGCTATTCTTGGGGTGTAACTAAAAAGGTGAAAGAATATGCGGATTATATGATTAAAAACCCAACCTCGTTGAAAAATTTACCACCAATAATTGTAGTTGATGGCAAATTACAAGATGGTGCACACAGAATTTCGTCTATTTTTCTTATAAAAAACTTATTAGATAAAGATAATGATTTTTGGGGTAAATTTAAAATGAATGTCCAATTTTGGGATAGTAACGATTTAGATACGGTGATATCTGTTTATTAAGCAAATAGGTAGAACCATATGATTAGTTGGCGGTAAGATTGATTATAACCAATTTGTTAATTGGGCAAAAGGTGAAGCAGATAAAATAACAAATATAAAGTTATGGGTTATAATAAAAAATATAATAAATATTTTGAGGTAGCATCGAGTGGTGATGAATTGAAATCTAAAGATTCAGAATATTAATTATATTTTGAAGAAGAAAATGATAATTTTTTAGTTATAAGAAACGGTAAATTATTATATGAAAACGATGATTTAACTAAGATTGTTAAATAGATAGTGAATATGTTGTATATGTGACGGTAATGATTTATATTTTTATTATTTAATGGGTATAACGGGCGTAGATTTGAGTTATATGGGGGATAGGTGGAGGTAGGGGGTGTCATTTCATTTTTCAGCAGAGGCCGGTCAGATTCAAAGCCTCACGCCATGATCTCCGCCAGCGGTCCGACTTGCGCGGCGGCAGGCATCTTCGAGTC